ACTAACAAAGAGTTATGTCTTAAGGTAGAAAATGTAATTGCTTTCATGAAGAGTTTTATGCAAGATAAGCACAAGATGAAATGCATATCTATCTATCAGCATTATGAAATTTATTACATTAACAAAGACTTTTCTATGCATGTTCATGAGAACAATCAAGAGATGTATCTTGTTAGTACTAATGAACTTGAGATACAGAAAGATCAATACATGTTCTGTCTAGAGAATACACATGAAAGAGTTAGTGCACCACCAACTTTTTACAATGATGATTACTATACTGATTTTATCTACATCAATCATAAGAGGGCAGATGAAGTAGATATTGAGGTTGATGGTGAAGGTCAGACAGTTAGTACATTACAACACAACCTACTCAATGAAGATGAAGAATTCCAATTCAGTACTGTGTATAGCGATACTATTTTAAATGTAGTACAATTTGTACAGTACTTTAAAGAATACGATACATCTTTTAGGGTGTGGTTCAGTCCTAAGATAGAAGAATTATATGAGGTATTAGATGAAAAATACGGAATCAGAAACTACCATCTTAGCTAGGAAGTTAGCAAAATTAGTGAAGTACTTTCTAGCTGATCCTAGTACTTACATGGATCATTATGGATACAGACATAGTTCAGAATTGTTTGATGATGCACATGATGAGTACGATACACCTGATGGTCTTAATGTATCATGTCATATGCAAGATCATGCATTTGTTATTTGTGCAGGTGATTATTGGAATACTTGTTCACAAGAGAGATGGATGACTGAAAAGACAGATATTATTTGTTTCTCTCCTACTGGTGGAAAAGATGAGTACATTACAAGTATATCAGGTTTTACAGATGAAACGAAATTTACAATTAAAGATCCTAGCATTTATACTGAGGACGTATTATTCCAGCAGAGTTTAGTACTACCAAATCATGCATATGATACATTAGAATTATATTTGGAGTTGATGAAGGTATGTACTACGCCATTTAAAGTCAATTTAGAATATATTAATATTGATGAAGGATTAGCTTTATATGAAACTAATTGAGTTAGAGACATTTGAAGAAGTAAAGCAATATGCACAAGATATAATTGAATTGATGGATTTAGTTTACAGTACTAGAACATATTCGTGCTGGGGTAAGCCTATTGGTTTAACAAATGGTTTTGAGTTACGGAATTTAGTACATGGCGTTGAGGGTAATGCATGGCGTTTAAGTAAAGACCAGTACGAAATTTGTACTATTGGTTTTTACAATTTAGATCCTACTGATGGCAGTTGGGTTGACAATGGAGAAGGTGGATATCGTTTTTACAATTTCCATCAGAAGTGCAATACAACATTTGACATAGGTATAATGCACAGAGAGTTATCATGTTATCAGTATCTTAAAAGTACAGAGATAACCCAAGAGATGTATGATCAATTAGAATTTGTACACACTAAAGATGTAGTGAATTGTATTATTCTCATGAGTATTTTGGATAGTCAAGAGAGGCAGTTGGTGTATTATGAGAATTTAGTACACAGTCCAAGAGAGTTAATTACGTTGTTCCAGGAGGTGCTATGTACACATTTGAGTACACAACAAATTACACAAATAAAATCCTAAAGTGCTTTGAATGGTTAGAGAAGTACAAAGCATTTATTGTAAATTACGATGGTAAGGGTACATATTTTAGTTCATGTGGTACAATAAAAATCGAGATGAGTTTACATTTAGATGGTGACCTTGAGCACATGTTGTATTATAACAAAAAGAATCTTTTGAATACATACACATTGATTAGTACAACAGACGATACGAATTTTGCTAATTACAGAGATGTACAGAATTGTACGTATTGTAGTGTAAACATTGAAAACACGATGGATTTTTTGTACGAAAGTTCTTGCAATACCTTTTCAGTTCATGATATCCTTAGTACAGAAGAGATGGATGAGGCTATGTATGAGCAGTTGCAATTCGTAGCGAAACCAGAGGTTGTACATTGTCAGTACGTTGTATCCGCTATGCATAATGCTGGGATATTGGGAACCTTCCATCAGAATTTATGGTTTGATGTAGATGTATTTCTTGCTGATTTGGAGAAGATTTATGATCGAGAGACACGAGTACGGACAGGCGATGGAAGCCTTAAAGACATTATATGATACGTACACATTATTTGTAATTAAGAATTGCGAAGCTATGCGTAATGATATTAAGATGCAAGTACCAAAATGTTTTACAATAAGCAGAGGTGCATTAGAATATTTCAATCATCCCACCGATGAAGAGAGTAGAGTCCTTGCAAAGTCCTTGTGTAATAGTGTTTCATTCATTATGGGAGAACCTCACAGGGCGAAAGGAGTAGCTTTACGTTTTTCGTTTGATACAGGTGATACAATACGTATACATCATGCATTCCATGAGCGTAAGAATTTGACCGAGGAATGGCTATTCCAGCAGAGTTTAGTACAAAGCACAGAACAAGAAATTGATGTAGGATTTTGGTTGTATCTTAAAGAGAATGAGTTCAAGCACAATTTCACATTACGTTTTAATGCATATTCATTACAGGGTTTATTAGAGATTTTAGAATATGTACAGAACAGTACAGCAGAATTCATAGGGGAAGTTGATGCAAGATTGGCACATAGAGTACGCACAGAAAATATGCAAGATTGATTCCTTATTGGAGCAGTTGTACACATACACATGTGATACACCAATATGCAGAAGTCCTTTGATGGTATCAGCTTTTCATGATAGGGGTGATTGCGTGTGGTATCAGGGTAGTGACCCTGTTATCGATCACAAGATCGCTTGGGGGGATATGTGGGATTACAATTACATTTCGGATAAGAAAATTATCAAGGGTAATCAGCACAATGTAATAATTTACAATCCAAATAGTACAGCATTCGTGCGGGATATCGATGATGAAGATGGTACGAAATATGAATTAGATTTCAACGATAAGGAATCATTTTTATTTCAGCAGAGTTTAATACATGATAAGTTGTACGATGAGTTTTGTATTATGTACGCATTACATGAATTAAAGATGCCTAGGTTTGCTTTTGTACACGTGTGGTCCTTAAATGTATTAGATCGTGTAATAGAGAGCATGGAGAGTACCATAGAATATTACCAGAATAAACGCTTCAATGAATTATACGTACAGCTTGGGGAGCCAAAGTTATGAACATATTAACAGTACAAGAGGTGCGTCAATGCATTGATTACCTAGAGGAAGCGATGGCATTAATTGGTATCACGAATGAGTACCTGAAGAATAAAGACATACAACAAAAAGTATTCAATGTACAGTCATGGAATTTTGAGAATGATGTTGTTGTAGGTTTTGAAAGGGATGGTGGTTTTTTCAATTATAATTATAAAGATAAAAAGCAGTTTTTTCATATAGCGTGTGTTAATAAAACGGTTTTAAAGTACAATTGGGATTATACCACAAACATAGAGTTAAACGTAGTATTATTAAATGATACAGTAACGAGTCATATATCATTAAACAAAGATAGTGATAGAATTATATTCCGTAAAAGTATCATTAGTGATATATATTTTGAGTACGAAATGATGGACATGACAGATCCAGATACGGAGATGTTTTTGTTCCAAGAGAGTTTAGTACAGAAGGTTGAAGTTATTAATGCTTTGATGTTTGCGTTCGAGTGGCGTAGACGGAAGTTACCTAACATTCAAATGTGGTTAGGTGCAGATCCGTTGAACCATTGTGAGGGCGTATTGAACATTATCAAATTGATGAGAGAACAGTATGGATTCAATGGATACAATGGATACACAGGCTTTGAACAGTATTAAATTACAAAGGTTAGTACAGATAATGGAGGCAATGCCACGTTGTATTGATCGTAAAGTAGTAGGTTCAGTACCGCAAGGTTTTCGTATACGAGTACCGAAGAAGTATTACCACCCTGATCACACAAATGATGTATGGGTTGCTTCATTACAGATTGAAGTACCGACAATGAGTGGTATGTTATTTGTACCCATTGCTGAGTTCAGAGCGTGTCATTATAGTAAATTCGAGAATGCAGTACCGATTATCAGTACAGATGGTCATTGGTTATCGTGGCAGAGTTCCTATAAATCGCTTCAGGATATCGCTATGGTGTCAGCAGGGGCCGTAGTACAGAAGGGTAGGCCAAGGGTATTCAGTTTAGAGAATCCCTTTGAGGATGGTTACGATGCGTTAGAATGCGAGTTATTCCAGCACAATGTGAGTTGCGAGCCTGATATGGCATTAGATGCTGATAAGGTGTTGAGTGATTTTTCGATGGGTATTGATCAAATCAAGCGTACCTTTGAGAAGGGCGATGATTTAGTTAATACGTGTGATATCCTTACGGGAGTATTGACAATCGCGGTGGATAATGTTATAGTGATTCCTTACGATGAAATTATTGAGGCATTAGAAGAATATGTCATTAAAATTAAAAGTGAGTAAAGAGGGTAAGAAGTTCCGTGATCAGTACATAATCGGTAATGAATATTTACCGCACATTGCTGCTGGGTTGTGGTTGATTCGTGAGCACAGAGCACGTGGAGTGACCTACAATGAAGTACAGGCATTGTTTGAAGAAGAGAAGTATTTTTTTAGTGCAGGAACGGGAAAATCAGACGAAATAGATTTATCTGTTGGTAAAGGTAATTCAATGTACGTTAGTTTAAATCGTAACATGCCCATTATCCCATTGAAGCCAATTCCAACACATTCAGTTATTAAAAGTACAGAAGATAGTAATTACATTCAGTACGTAATGCGTAATACCCCTTTGTTTGCACAAGTTAAGTACGAGAACAGTGCAGTACAATTGCCTGATGGTTTAGATATTATGGAGCTACCAGATGAGACATTATTCCAGACACAGATGTGTATTGATAGTCGTTTGACGGATGGTGCTGCTACGTGGATGGGTTTACGTGATGCGGAGTACAAGTTAGGTGAAATGATTTATTACGGACAGAGTTTGTTACAGATTAAACGTTTAGATACAGCTATTATGAATGTGAACAAGAAATTAGCCGAAATGATGGAAATTACAAAGCATAAATAAATGTTACCCCCCGGAGGATATGCGTGCCGGGGCGTAAAAAAATTTTCGCTTCACAAAGTGCAAATAAAGTGTAATCGGGGGGCGACCGGGCGACGGTGCTATGAGATTGCGTTTAAGTTGGAGATTAAGATGAATTTAGCAGATTGTAGTTATTTGGAGTGGTTAGCAGTACAAGAAGTTTGTTTATTGATTCGTGACATAGCTGATTACATGGTATTAGATGATGTAACCCAGATGGATGCAGTACTATATGAGAGTTCAAAGTACAAAATCCTGAAGATACAAAATAGTATTGCATTGCAGTTGAATTCTGAAGATGTGAACTATTATAATTCATTTATTGTAGCAGCTAATACTGATCCTATGGATGACAACAGACCATACAGTACTCGCTATCAGTCAGACAAGAAGCGTATGTGCATTCGAGAAGGTAGTGGTGAAATCTTAGTAGTGAATGATCGTAATTGGTTCTGGCGGGATATACAAGGTGATGAGGTATATCTTCCTACTCTAATACATGTTAATAATGAAGAAGAGTTACGGGGTGAATTATTCCAGAAGGGTCTAGTATATAGTACTGATGAAATCAATGCTATGGTATTGAACTTCATGTTGAAAGATACTCTCTGTGAAGAAAACCACACTAAGGTTTATATTTGTTTTGCTAATTCAGTACAGAAAATCTATGATGCTCATTCTGAACTTCAGGAGATGAAAAAGAAATGTTTGCCAAATTCGATCTAATAAAGAAACTTATTGATTGCATCATGGATATACATGACAATAAACGGCACATGTGCAGAAATATTACTGATTTAGCAAAGATGACTGTTTTTGTTGGGACTGATGTTATTAATCGCGAACATCATAGTTCAGTACTTAAAAGTACAATAGATGATTGGTTCTTAGTTGCGTGTCATACTTATTTGGACAGAAGTTCTGAAGGTACTATGCATATACAAAAAACCAATCTAGGTGATATACTTCTAACTATGCATAGTTTAGAGACTTGCTTAGAGCGTAAGATTATCAATTTTGATAACAATCCAGAGTGTGCTGAAATTGAAATAATTGTCAATGGTACTGATGATGAACTATTCCAGCGTATGGTTGTAGATAATGAAATAGAACTATTTGCTTCATACATTGAGTACTGTTATCATAACACAATGAATAACGATTATTATTTTGCACTAAATGCGACTCGCTTGTTATCCTTCAGTACTGAAGCGGTTCAAGCTATGATTGATATTTTTGAAGCAGAAGCGGCATGTTGATGTTGACACAGGCGGTGTATCGTGATACACTGCCTTTTCTTTTATGGGGGTCTTATGAACACACTTGACACGATATATAGAGAGCTTATTAAGTTCAGTTCAATGCTTGACATAGAATGGGAAAGACTAATCCATCGCAAAGATCTTATTGACTTGGGTGAGTTTGCTTTAAGGGTTGATACTGAAGATTTAGGTAATAATAAGTCAGTAAAGAAACTTGTACTTGAGAAGAAGAATGTAGCTTCACTAAACAATGACGTGATAACATTCTATGCATCCGAAGGGTTAATAACAAGCCATACTCACGTGAACTATTATATGTACACTGATAGTGTTATATTAACTTCACTCAGTGATCAGTGCTTGACTATGCGTAGTGGTTACTTAGATAGTGGAGATGTACTAGAAGAATATATTCCGTATGATCAAACGTGTGATGCGGCTGAACGCAAAGTAGCAGTGGACTTCACAGTGGACAACAAATTTATGCGTGATATGATGTACAACGTCATTGACTTTCAAGCATTGCGGCTGAAGAACATCGATTTTGTGGTATATAATTTCCACAGAGGGGTTGACTTGGAGAATGATTATCTGTATAATTATTTTACAAGTAGGCCATTATTCAGAAGATACAGGATACTATAATGAATCACAATAGCATGTTAAAGCACTACCGTATGATTAAGTACATTCAACAAGCGACTGTACTTTTAGATCAATCTGACAGTACTGAAATCAAGCACAGAATGATGTGGGATTTGGGTGATGTTAATGATACACATTCCTTGCGTTTATTCTATACACGTGGGAGTAATGAGTTCATTGTTATGATTATGAACAATGAGACACATAATGGTAATACTATTCTCAAAACGCATCTAGCTGAAAATAACGGTTACTACAGTCCTGAAAATTACTTAACTGGTAAATCTTTAGTACTATCAGGTAAAAAGACTACATTACGTTTCACTGAAAAGAATGCACACGAAGCTATTGAGCTTGAGTCGCTTCCAGTAGAAGCTGGTGGTTCTTTGATTGTACGTGATGAGATGGAAGAGTTGGAATTCCAACACAGTACTGTTACTGCCTTTGATGGTCATTCATTTGGGTTGTACTGTATCTTCAGTTTACTTAATATCGTTGATAACATGTTTGACGGTTACGTAGCGAAGAATGAAAAGAAATATGATCAGTACATAAACCTTCCTACTGTTGTTGATGATTCAATCATTGATGAAGTAGAAAGTAAGATTGTTACTTTTGTACAGAATTTAAAAGAGGATATCTAATGTATCAGAAACATTATAAAGTACTAAAACTCTTGGAAGAACTATTACCTCTTTATGCATTTGAGGGGAAGAACTTCTGTAAAACACTGTATGATAATGTTGGTATTACTTTCCACAATGATGATATGGGTATTAGTCTTTATACTGTTTTGAACATTACAACTCTTTATCACATTTCAACAAGGGAGTCTAAAGTGGCTCCTATATGTTATGGTTCTGAACACCAAGCGAGTTCTATTCGTCTTAGTGAATGTAAACACATGGATTATATTGGTGGTAAGGATAGTGTTTCTATCAATTTATTCCCGGTTAACATTGAAACTGGTGAGGGTGAAGGTGAGATCTTCCAGTTGAGTACAATTTATGATAACACCGCAATTGATGAGATTGCGATTATGTCTCATTATAAGTACAACAACCCGAATGGAATTAGTGTTCTTTCGTACTCTAATCATACATTCTGTGTTGATACTATTATTGAAGAACTTACTAAATTGAGAGATACATTCCATGACTGATATTTTAAACTTCTGTAAAAAAGTTGACGCATTACAACCTTACTCTTGTATTGGTAACCGTATTACTAAAGGTAAATTCGAGTTCAATACGAATTATAGTACTGCTGGTTCTGGATTTCAAATCCTGAATAATGATTACAATCTTCCAGTATTTGGAATTGGAACTTTCAATCATCCGAATCCAGTACTAGAAAATAGAATGGATACGACTGTAAATGGTATTCTTATGTTCTGGCGTAGGTGTCAAGGTAATGAATTGCTAGTTGATAATAAGACAGTATTAGTTCCAGAATGGGATGGTAATAACGAGGAAGAACTTTTCTTCCTATCGGATTTGATTGTACCGGATGCACGTGCGTTAACTATTCTAGCAGTACTAAAGAATTTAAACCCAGATATTAATACTATTATGGTCAACCGCATGAGTGATGAAAACTTTGAGATTATTGATTCAATTCTAGATGAGGGCATGGCATGGATTTCAAAGATTACACAAACTTATTAAAAGCAGTAATACATTTCAATAATAATGTACCTTCTTTCTATGTAGACTTAATGATGAGCTATGATGGTTGTATGGGATTGTTGAAGATGTGTTTATACAAAGATGAGTATGAAACTACATTTGATGTTAAACACCGTGATAATATATCAATCTTTAGAATTAAAATATTCAATGTCTCTCCTTCACCAAATATGCTTATGCCAAAAGAATCTAGGTTGATGTTTAGTGGTTTTGGTGATACGATTTCAAAACGTATGAATATGTATATGAATTCTTCCAGTACTGATATTGTGATTGGAAATAGTACAGTAGAACTATCTCAAGTACCAATTGATATTACTGAAGAGGAAATATTTCAGTTGAGTACTTTGGCTTCGGTTCCTGATTATTCGGATTATGTAATGATGAGGGAACATTATCATCACTTTAGTGAGTTCTGTCCACCTGATTATGCCATTTCAATTGCCGAGAATAAAGAGGAACTTAACGACATTAAACTCAAAGATTATTGTACTCAAAAGGTATGGGGGTTATTAAATTTAGCATGAAGACTTCATACGAAAAGATGAAAAAGCTATCTGGGTACATTTTAGATATTATGTACATGTTTAAACTCTACAATGATAATTACCCAGATTTAGCAAAGTACAGAAGTGGTATTGGTGGTCAGCATTATATCCCTCACGAGAAAGGTGAAAAGATTCGGTCATACCGTTTTAGCTTTGGATGGCCTGAAGTAAATTTACACAATGCTATTACATACGATGAAGGTTATGATAGATTAATTACTATTACAAGTAGTAAGAATCATATTAAGAACTTCACTTCCCCTAACAATTCAAAGTACAGATTTGTACTATCCCATATGGATTGTATTGATAATTTATATCGCAACTTTGACAATGATTTTGCGATAGTGTATAATATGATTCTTGAGGGGATAGACAATGATTCGATGCGTGAAGCAGAGTTTCAGGCTTTACTGGTAGGGGATCAAAAAAGAATTGATGGTGCATATCTAGTACACTTCGTACATGATCATTTAAAAATGTTCAAGGATGATATCAGTACTGAATCAATTCTTGCATTAGGTACAACAGACGTGTTGCGTTTTGTTCCAGCACGTAAAGCACTTATTGAATTAATGGCAGAAAGGTGTGGTAATGATTGGAGATCAAAAATTAAAAACCGTTATGGATATGATGTTAAATGATAAAGTGTACTTCTCTTTATTTGCTTTAATTCAGCGTTACCATAACTTTCAGAAGACGTGTGATGGTATTAATCTCAATATTCATGCACAGCAAAAAGGTCCAGTAACAGCAGACTTCTGGCCTGACTATATGAGTATTTCTTATCAAGAAAATAAGTACTCCTACCGTAATGGTATTCTTTCTCTAGGACAATGTTTTACCAGACACCCAACTAACAGATTATCCGTGAACATGATAGAGATTTATTCTAATGCTACTTGTTGTGATACATGTCCAGTACGGGTATATGGTCTAGAAGAGAAAGAATACGAGATTGGTTGGTACTGTCGTGACAGCCAATTGGATGCTGAAGCAGAGAGTGAGTTATTCATGCACAGTACTATCATGGACACTTACACTGCTGAAGAATTAAATGAGATCATGAATCGTATGAGAAATCTTCCTCTTTATGATAATGATAGCTTGACAATCGAACCCCAGATGTGTTACTATCCGTCATATAAATGCTTAGACGAATTACTATGGGGATATTAAAATGATTTTGTATCACGCAAGTACAGTTAAAATTAAAGATTTTTACGTTCCATATGGTGGGATTCATATGGGAGGTATTCACAGTGCTCTTGAGGCGGCCTTACGCAAGGTTCGCAACTACTGTGGTAGTGGTGAGCTAGAGATCTATGTGCACCGCTTAGAAGTAGATCTAGGTCGTGTAGTGGCTATGGATGACATGGGTGACTGTCAAGCATGGCGTGATACAATCAATTCCTGTACTCGTGACGGATATAATTCAGTTGAGTACAAAAATCTTTTCGAACCAGATACATGTAATTCTTATATGATCTGGGAACCTGAACGTATCGAAATACTTTCAGTAGAACCAATGAACCAAGATGAGGCAGAGGATATTGTCAATGACTTTTATGATGCGTTCAACCTTTAAAGACAAAGTAGATGAAGATATCTATCGTTACAAACTTATGCTAGAATTGGGTGCTTTGCTTAATAAGAATAAACCAAAAGTATTCTCTTATGAAAAGTACATGCCACAATACTTATGCAGGGTGTATGGGTTTAAGTACGCAGACGAACATGCATTAGTTCGTGTATCATTTGATATGGATGATCACGAAGAACGTTACGAGATTTGCGAAATTGGAAATCATGAGCACTTGTATATTATCAATCTCCGTACACATCGTGGATGGGGCCGTAACTTCATGGAAGGTGATGAACGTAATGAAGAGTATACATTCTTTGATAGTGGGAATGATCACGAAGATGAGTACTTGGATTCTAAGCTAGATGGTGGTGTAATTAATATCAGCGAGGAAGAGTACTTTCAACAATCACTTATTCGTGATGATATGGTATTGAAGTACGAAGACCTTCCACGTTATATGGAAGCACTAACTATGGATTGTACTGAAATGAAAGGTATGTGTTTCTATATGGATCTTTGTCCAGAAGTTAGTACTGAACTTCTTAACACTATCTATGATGACATTTGTTTGTACTTTGAGGAATTTTAACCAATGAACTATGAAGAACTTAAAGAGCATTTCGAGTTATGTAGAGATCTAGCTATTCGTTGTTTGAATTTCAGGAAACAAAAAGTAGCTTATAGTTATCAACAAAACACTCGCATGGACGATGGTAATGAACTAGAATTTGTATGGACTGATAAAGATAAAATATATATAAGAACATACATTGATGGTTACGGTTCCGAACATGTATTCCATTTATCCAAAGATACTGGCATTTCATTATTTTGTAATACAGGTTGCAGTGTTGCCTACAACAAAGATGATGAATTTTTTGGTTATTCTTTTGTTAATTCTGAAAATTCAGATTTATTGGATACTGATGATTATGTTGACACATTCTTTAAGGAAGGGTTATGTACTGAAGATGAGCATTTTCAGTTATCGTTGATCCACCCAGAACTACCAGAGTACAATATAATTAAAAGAGCCTATGAAGAGATTCTTACAGCACCTTGCCCGGAATTAGAGGGTTATCATCTTTATATCCCGTTTTCATTTAAGACTCAGTATGTTCGTAAAATTCGTCGTACATTGATACATAAGGTTGGGATTTAAAGGAGAAGATATGCGTAAAGTAGATATACTTGACAACTTGGATACAATCAATTATATTGTACAGGATTGCCTGTCAATGAGTGCGGGTAAAGAATTTACCCCCAGAAATGGTTTTGTTATCGGTGATGGATACGCGATGGATGTTCGTTGTGCTGGTCATAAGAATCACATTAACTTACATATTCGCACTGAGTACTTGCAAGATTTATGCAGGATTATGATTAGTCCAAAGAAATTAGTAATACGTTACAGTACTGAATTCTTGATGGTATACAATCCAAAGACCGAATTATATCAGACTAATTTGTTTGATGAAGCGTTCACACTTGACGAGATGGAGGGTGTTTTCTTCACTCAAAATTGTGTGGGTGGTTGGGGGTTGCAAGTCAAGTTCGACTATGATACAATGATTAAAACGTTATCCATGTGCAGAGGAATTTATGATTCATTTATTTTCGCTAACCAAAAATAAGACTCGGACGACTACGCTTGATGAACTGATTCAAGTTATGTATCACCACAAAGACCTTCTATACACAGAGGGCTATACTAATATTGGTGGTATCAACTTCTATCATTTCCAGAATGATCGCGGTGATGCTGAGTTCAGTTATGGTTCTAATAGCATCAGGATTGAAAAACTTGCTAAATCCTTGGGTCGTTTTATTGTGTATTTGAACCCAGAAGAACGTGATACATTTTCTATGCGTTTTGATGCAGAAGATGTTTACATGGCAGACAAACAAGGTAAAGCCCAACCAGTACCGTATGGTGGAATTAATGAAATTGATTTCTTCCAGTACACCCTTCTAAACCTATCGTACACTTGCAGTGATGATAGTATTGTTAAACTAGTAGAACTACTAAAGGATTACGAATAATGAATAAACTTGAAGATGCATTTGCACGGCTATCTAAATCTTTCAGTACTAAAGACCGTCTAAATAATAAAGTTTCTGTTTCTGGGGATATTACTACCCTTAATACAGATGACCTAACTGTTATTATTGGTGCTGGAACTTTACGTTTAGTTTATAGTGATAATGCAAAGAATGCTAGTATTGCTATCAACCCTGCTATCGTGTCTGTAGGCTCGTATGAGCGTGGTTTGGATTTGACCCTAACAGTACTCGAAAGTGGGTTTAAAACCTCGTACAATCGCTTGTATGTCGATGGTGGTGAACTATTTCAGTACAGCACTGTGCATGATTTCGACTTTGGAATCATCCCAGAATTAATGACTAAATACCTAGAGCTTCTAAAAGAAATGAAGACCTCCCCGCGTTTAGTTAGTAAAGAATTTATCGATCAAGCTATCGAGAATGTATCTGAAGCGGTTGAGGCGTATAAGCTAGAAGCTAAATGATATATTGAGAGTACATGGATTGTACTCGTGAATAGGTTCAAGGAGTGAACTATGATCGGAATAAAAGAGAGTGGTCCCGTACAAGATATTATCACTCAAGATGCCTTTGAGATTCACGATATTATGTTTAATTTTCGTGATGTGATACAATGCTTGTTTTGTGTAGTAAGTCTATGCATGATTGCTTCCACTCGGATAAGTGCAATCTTTTATTGTAACAATTAGTACAGAATCGTCTTGGGTAATGGGAATGCCAATGTATACCCATCAGGAATATAACGAACGTGTTTGTAGAAATACGGAAGAAGATACTGCTCAACGAAATGTAGAAAATCGTCGCAATACTTACTTGACAAAAGATGATAATAAGTATATGCTATTCCTCACTAAAGGATTTATCCTTGATAATTTCATTGTGAAGGACAGCTACCACGACTTTAAGGTAGCAGAAGACAAACCGCATGTGATGATCTATGCATCAGATATTGAGAGTCTTTCAGTTAAAAACCCTGACTTGGAGTAAACATGTCAAAGAAAAAGAAGAACCCTGTTGTAAACAATCCAGTTGCGAAGCACATGGAAACTTTCAACAAACCTAAGACTTTTGTTGATCAAAAAAAAGAAGCCAAGAATGGCAAAGTTAAACATAAAGGACGTGATTTCACGTCCTTTTAACATTTGTGGGGTACTATGAAAAACAATATTTTTGATTTTAAGCGGTACTCAGTGAAAGAGTACAATGAATTTTTAAATCAGTTTTGGTTCGATGGGCGTACTTTCGATGCCAGTATTTTTACATCTAAAGTACTGGAAACTAAACGCAGCCCTCAAGTACTTACCATTATCTTTGAAAAGAATACATGGCTGAAGATAGATAAACGTGGCTGGTGGTGCAAGTACTACGATGATAATATACAAGATGTAATCACGTCATCTAATTTCTACAACAAAGAAAAGCATTCTGAAAGTTGTGGTTTTGATGATATTGGTTATGTGCACAGACCATCAAAAGGTGTTTGCTATAAGAATTTTATCATTAAAGGTTTGGATATTTCCCGCAGAGGTGAAAAAGTGCTTAGTGCAATAGTACCACATGTGTTTACTTACAGAGTAGAAAAATTCAAGAAATACCAAGAGCATAATTTTAGTACTCATAGTGGGTTATCCTTTTATGAAAAGGTTAACAATCAAGGTAAAGTACTACGTACTACTATTCGGACAACCGGAAATAATCGTGAAACATACTCAATGAGTATCCATCACGAGAAGAAGAATAAGATCAAAGTTAATTTCCACAAAAATTTTGAAAGATTAGATTATGTGCAGTACTTTGATTATAAAGATGCAAGTATTGATTTTGTTTATAACAAGTATGTTACATTCAATTTTGATATGATTGCAGATCCAGTTCTATTTGAAATTATGGAAGGGATCAGAGTGTTCTTTAAAAAGAACATTGAAGATACATATTCGGTACTAAAAGAACAGGATAAGCATTCTTCATTTATAAAGCAGTTATTAAATTCTATTGAGGTTATGGAAGATGATAGAACTCAAATTCAAGAACGGACCTAAGATTCCAAATTTAGGTCACAGAATGAAACCGAAGAATGCGGAAGAGATTATTCACCCTGACGGTACTGTGTTGTATCTTTTGAATACACCAACCGAAAAGAGTGCTATTGATTCTTTAATTCTTTCTTCGCGTTTTAATAAAACAAAAAGTGATGTAAAGTACTTAACATATTTGTACTCGGAGCATATTTTGGACTTCGATGAACCATGTGAAAAGACATTTTACATGATCCTAGATGACTTCGGGCAGTGGTGGAAACACATTGAAGAAAAACTTGGGACAGACGACCAATAATGTGATATAATAAATCATCATAAAAATTCGTAAGGAGGCGACATTATGAAGACTAATCATTCTCAAATCTTAAAGACTGTTGGTGGCGTAGTGCTAATTAACCATGAAGGTAGTGAAAAACTATGTTGTCTTGAAGATATGCAGCACACCAAATATTTTACCATAGGCCAGCTATTCAATGCTATTCGTGTTTATCACGGTAAAGACGTTCAAGAGTACGGTGACCTCTGGCCTTCCTATCGCAATCGCAAAACTGGAGAAGTTTCTGCTGATTGGGAAACACTTAAAGCAGTACTAGATAATTGTGATTCTGACTACGACTTCATGGTAGAAGCGTGTGCTCAGTTGAATGAAGAAGTTCCAGAGATCGTTGAGCGTAAGACTGTACTAGAACGTCTAGACATGTACCGCAACGGTTCACTAATTATCGAATAATAACATATTACTTAAAGGGAATTAAAAAATGGAAAATGGAAATAACAAATTTGATATGTTCGCAACTCTAGAAGAACGCGATTTCAATGATATTGAAAATGAAGAAGTTGAAGTAGTAAGTGTTACTGCTAAAGCTGATTCTAAGAAAAAATACAGTACAGTAACAGCACGTTCTCAAGAAGAATACGAAACGTTTATTGATAGTGTTCATTTCGAAACACTAACCCATCCAACAACTGGAGAAGAGTATCAAGTTAAAGTAACAGTACTTAAACCTGAAGTCAATCCACTAGAAAACATGCGTCCTGTATTCGCTTACAGCACTAATCACTAAGCCAAAAAGCAGGGGGAAACTCCTGCTCTTTTTTTAATTTAATTTTGGAGAACTTATGTACAGTCTTAAAGAAATTCGCCAATACCAAGTAAATCAATTCCTTTTCATTCAAGATGAAGCTAAAAAGATTCACACCAAACTACTTCGCCCCCTTTCTATGCGTGAAATTCTTGATGATAATTTCCAAGCGGATCTATATCAAGAACAGTACAATGAACGTATTCTTCCTTTAGTTAAAGAGTACAATAAAACGATGTGGAATATGGTTGACTCACATCTAATTGACTTCTTGGAAGGTTGGGTGAATGTTCATCCAGACGGTCATTTCGCAACTAATCTCAGTACTGGTGAGTATTGTTTAACCGTCCCAAAAGATATTCTCAACAAAGATGAACTATTATTTGATGTAGAGATTTCGGACTATGTGCAAACAGTGGGTGAGATTTTGAGCGAATACAAAATCCAACAGTTTTGGGCTATTACTCATTGTATTACTTATGAGGGAGTTCGTGATTACATTTACGGTACTAACAAAGCGAGTGATTATATAAAAAATGCTCGTAAGAAATTCAGTTCTGTTAAACGTACATGTGAGCAATTATTAGATATTGCTCAAGTAGTAAATGATTTACCGAATGTCAATCTACCACCAGTTAGTAGTGACATTGCTAATTTCATTCACAATAGTGATTTGAAGAAAGTTGTTCGTCACCATGAAGTACTACACCATTTCTTTGAGATGGTTGGAAAAGATGCTGATGGTAGTTTTAGTACACAAAGAAACGAAGACGGAAGCATTAAAGGCTTCTATAAATTTTAGGAGATATACTATGATTGTAGCATTACACATTACATCTGAAAGTGGTGATCACTATCTAAACCTATACAAAGACAAATCTGTACAAGAGATTCATGATGAACTAATGCAAGCATCAGAGTGTTATTACGGTTGTAATATTGACTTTGAAGTGCTTGATGCTAGTATTGGTGAAGCGGCTGAACTAGCACAAATGCTAAGTGACTTCGAAGAAGAATCTTGGAACTTCGATTAATATGAAATTACAGTTAATAATTGATTTCAACACATTACGAGATGATTGTGATGAGGAAGATTGTATAGCAGAACCATATGGTTATGTAAGTGACCGTGCAAGTTTTGCTATGCATCCACATGAGCTTATGACATTTACAGAAACAGCTTCACATAAAATATCCAAGTACTGTCGTCATTTAGATCGTAATGAGTACAAAGTACTAATTGATGTTCCAGATGAAGCAATGTTTCAGTACATGTTAGATGGTGTTTACGATTACGATTACATAGCGTACAACATGGAAAGCGGTAAGATGTGCATTGCTAAAGGTGCATATGAAGCGTGTCGATATGGTGATAATCGTTATGGTTATGGTAAGGCTTGTGGTGAAGATGAAGAAGGTCGGTTCTTCCAGTTCGGTATAAGTTCTGAGAGTCAGCATGACGGCTTGACGAACGCACGGCCTGATTACAGTATTGTTCCTGATGGTGAGCATTACAAGAACATTCACGATGCTGTTTATCCGTTCGTGGTTTGGGAGTACGTGAAGTACTTCAAGATGGGTTCAGACTGCATTAACCGCACTCAGCAGTTCGCAGGGCAACGTAAGCGGAACTATAATGATGACGATGCTGTGTATGAAGAATACAGTACTAGTGAGCACTTGTTCGCTGGGAAGCGTGTATTTGATGATGATGAGCATGGCTGTACTGAAACGTGGCATATGCGTGTTGATTTTTTCATGAAGTGTATGCAGTTCTGGATGGATGATCACTCATTATTTTTGAGTGCTAGGAAGTTCATTTCAGACTATGAGATTGAAAACTATAAACGTTTTCATAACAAAATTATGGCTCAGATTTCTGAGACAAAGTGACAAAAATGTGATATAATATAGGGGTAAAGGCGTGTGTCCTTTACCCCTTTTCAATTCTGAATGGCCCCGTTCTGGGGAATTTAAATAACCTGATTCACTCGAAAATGTAGAGGACAGTTGAGTAGTTCATTCAGTACGATAGCAGATGAGACCCGTTAGGAGATGGCATAGTTAGTACCACCCACGGCAATGCGGCTATTAAAACCAAGTCGATTAATACAAGAGGACTTGGCGTGTTCACGGCACGATAGACATATAGGATTCGCACCTACCATAATGTATAAGGGATTCACCTTATTCAAGTGCGACGTAATTTAGGGCTAGCCCTTATTCCGTCCAGAATTTGAGTGATAAGTACAATAACAGTTCATGTTGTTATTGTATTAGTGTAGTAAGACTACGACCGTTGCATAGAACCGCGATAGGAAGAAACCGGGCAACCCGCTTCCGTTCTTATATGAAATTCGTGACATGAAATGATGACACCACCAGCGTCAAATATATTTTTCTTCCCTCCCTGTGGGGGGATGAAATTGAATCAACAAACCTCGTCAATAATTAAAGTACAATCCAATGAAAAGAATATTAAAATACGAACGCTAGTGAGTATTTGAATTATTCTTTCTCTGAATCATAGAACGAAGTGAAATGATTCGTTGATTGTACATAACAAAAAGAGAAGCACAGACAATGAATGAAGTAACATATAAACAGAAAGATGGTACAGTTATCAAGCCCAATGACAACGAAGTACCGAATTACTTTACTGGATATAAAATTACAAAGGACTTCAATAAACTCAGTAATATTATTGAGTTCAACGAAGGAAAGCAAGTAGGAAAGATTAGTTTTAGACCTACACAACAACCTGTCATTTTTTCTGTGAAATATGGTGGTTATAGCGAGGAACGCTATAACAATGGGAATATCAATACTGTATATTATACTGACCATAACAACAGAGTTCAAGGTGAGTACAGGAAATATACAATAAGTGGTGAGTTAAAAACGGTTTTATACTACAGTAACAGTACTGATGTAACTGAAGATATTAAGTCCTTCATTGGATTTAAAGGAGATAACGAATCATTTAACACATACAAGTTTGCTGAAGATGAAGTTTTTAACATCTTTATGTTGTATGGAAGCCACTTTAAACTTCACGACGAATACAGAATCAATAGTGCCGAATTTGATGACATTATGAGGTTCTGTCTAAAATAGGATTTTTATGAGTAGCAAAGGAAATGCAAAGAGAGATATGAGTATACATTACTCTTCTGAATCTCAAACATGGAATACTCCAAGAGAGTTATTTCGCGACATAGATGCACATTGGAAGTTTACACTAGATGCAGCGTGTTTACCCAATAGTGCATTATGTAAAAAGTACTACACTCCTGGAGACAATAGTCTAATACAGGATTGGGGTACTGAAATCGTTTGGCTTAACCCACCTTACGATGATCTTAAGACATGGCTTACCAAAGCAGTTGATGCATATCAAAGGGGAGCCACAGTTGTTATACTAGTTCCTTCTAGAACTGATACTAAAGCATTCCAACTTTATGCAGCCAAAGAATGTTCTTGTATATGCTTTATTAAGGGAAGATTGAAGTTCTTTGACCCTGATAGAGATGTAACTAAAAAGGAGAACCCTGCACCTTTCCCTAGTTGTATTATTGTACTTGATAGGAATTTAACAGATGCAAAGGTTCAGTACTTAAAAACTTTAGGTTTGGTAATGAAAAATGTCTAAAACTTGTGTGTTTATGTACGGGAGAATGAATCCCGTACACTTAGGTCACGGTAAAGTATTCGAACAAGCATTATCTTTGCAGAATGCTTCTACCGATGTTAAACTCTTCTTGAGTTCAACAATAGATACAGAAAGAAATCCACTTCCAAGAGAACTTCGTCAGTTCTATATTTCAAAGTTCTTCCCAGAAATTGCTAACACAATCCAAGATGAAAATGTCAAAAAACTTGTTTGATATCATGGATGGCCTAAACGGTGAGTACGAAGAAATTGTATTTGTGGGTGGAAGTGATAGAACTGATTCATTTCAAAAAACACTTGACAAATATAACGGAGTGAACTATAATTTTAACTCCATCAAGACAGTACTCGCAGGTTCAGACAGAACTGGATGCATATACAGTAGTACCTTAATGCGTCAGTCAGTACTGAACAATGACTTCGGTACATTCAAGATATGTTTACCCGGAGATGATGAGTACTTAAAATATGATATGTTCTGTGGCGTTCAATCGCATATGAGGAAATGATATGGAACTTGAATTACGACCAGCACCAGCAGTACATTGGGCTGACAACGAATTGACGGGTTACCGTCATGTTGGTATTTTTAATGGTGCAGTGAAAATCTTTGCTTGCGTTTCCCACAAATGTATGGGAGAATGGAAGTCTAGTTTGATTCCAATGGGTTATTCTTACACTCGCGAGGAAGCTCATGAATTAGCTCAATTGTTTTCAACCATCGATTCTCTAATGAACTACATTGAGAGTGATGAAGAAATGAGTCACGACGATATAACCAGTTATTTGGGGATGACCAATGATAACAATTAATGGAAATATCATCCCAGAGAGGTGCACTGCACTAGAAGGTTTAACATACATTCATGTATATCTTCAGAACATGAGTAGCAGTACTAAAAATCTAATTGAATCACTACAAGATGAAACCGTATCTTTCTGTTATTTTGAAGCAGACGATATGGTATATGAATATCCTAAAGCGACTTTGTTGTACTTGGGAAACAATACAATCTATGTATGCAGTAGTATGAACTAAGGAGCAACAGTGTTTACAACCAATACATTTATGCGTTATCATCGTATGGGTTTCTCCCCACGTCCAATTCGTGGTAAGGGTGAAGACCAAGATTTTGCAGTAGCATATTACTTTGATAATGTGCAGTACGTCTTCAATGACTACGGGGCTTTCGAAGAAGAAGGTTCAATTGAAGATATGAACATGACAGTACTTAACTTGGATTACATCATTAATAGTGATCGTCATGAAAAAGTTAAAGCAGTACTAGAACACATCCAGAGTCAAATGCGTGTTCCTCTATGGGCTGAAGTAGCATTAGATAGTCAACTTGGTATTACTTACGGTTGCTCCGAAGGTATTATTGCTCAGATGATTATGGACTTCCCAACACCAGAGAAATTCCAAGAGTACAAAGAGGCTCTACTAAACCAACTAAAATCCCTTGGTGCTGACATTGATCTTGATAAACTACCACCAATTGAAGATGTTACAGACTTCATTCTAATTCCTTCTGAAGAAAAGTACGATGTAATATTCAAAGACATGAAGGTAGACGGGGTTGTTGTTGAAATTATTGATGACGATGATATGTATATCGAAATTGATATGGACGGCGATGACGATGATGATGACGACGAGGACTAATTATGCCTAAAACCGATTATGATAAACTACGCACTAAAGTACTTGGCATCATCGAGGGGTTGGCTCTAGCTGATCCCGGCTATAACGATCTTCGCAAACTACTAATCTTCTGCGAGAACATTCATGTGTATACTCGCAAAGATGGCTCACGTGAGTTCAGTCATCAGCTAGAGATGATTGCATTCGCTCTCACGTTCCACCAGCAGCTTTCTAAACCACTTGATGTGTATAAGGCAATCTTGGTCCATGACGTGATTGAAGACTACCCAGAGAAGCGTCAGGAGCTTCTAGAGCTATTTCCTAATGTACTCCAGTACAGTGATCGTCTTGCTAAGTTTAAATCAGGTGAGTGTGGATACCAGAAGTATTTCAATGTATTGAGTACATGTGAAGTATGTAGTATTGTGAAACTTATTGACCGTGTTCATAATCTCAGTACTGCACCGGGTGTGTTCAGTGCAGAAAAACTTTCTGAGTACTGTAAAGAGACTGAGGATTATTACTTTGATATGATTCGCCTTTGCAAAGAGAACTTCTCAAATCGTTCTGTTTATGAGAACTTGAAGTTCATCCTTCGTACTCAAGTGAATACAATTCAGGCACTAAGCCTATGAGTATATCAGATAGACTTCGCATAGCTATTAGAAGAATTGCAATCTGTGTTATTTGTTTGATTATGTTCTTCTACCTTGTAGTACTTTCTATTATTCCAGTTAGTTCTTTTTATATCTTGTACGCCATTAGTTGTATCATTGTGGTATTCGGTGGTTGCTTCTTCTGGCATCTACTTGAAGAATCAATAACGAGGATTAAAGATGGAAGATGATTGCGAAATGAAACACTGTCCGTACTGTCACGTTGAAGTACTAGCATATACGATATGTACGTATGGTGTAGGACAAGATGGTGGAATTGTTATTGCAAAGACTATCTGTAGTGTTTGTGATGAAACAATTCACGAAAGACTTGTTGACAAAGATATCTAAACCCACTAACATGTGGGTTTTCTTTTAAGCTAAAATTGGAGACTTTATGACACAAGAAGAAGCAACCCTTTTGAATTCAACTAATATTATCAATTCTATGGACTTTATGCTAGAGATGAGTGCTAAAGGTATCCATATGATGGATCTAGGGTTTAAAAACGCAAATTATAATATCATAGAAGACCAGATGGTAATGGAAGATTCAGCGAAATTAGGCAGAACTTATATGTACGCAACCGAACCCAGCATCTACGTCAATTTACAAAACCAAAAGATAGTATGTACAACCCATCTGTGTGTTATATGACTACTGCATATAAAGATAGTCGCTTTGAACTTGATAATTATATTATCTATAATGAATGTAGTCGGGATTTGTATATCATTATCGAAGAAGAGTCACCACATTATGTTCTCAAGCATATCTCAACTGCTAATAATATATTAACATCTACTGTCAATATTAATGATGAAGCAGAAGTTTTTCAGTACTCAGTAGTCGGTGGTGTGCCGTTGTATCTTTTAGATATTGCAAAGAATATGAGAAAGTTATTGCATAAATCTCACAATGTGAATAAACTTACCCTGAAGTGTAATTTTTTAAAATTCGATTTAGGTATCCGTAATTTGAGGGATGAATATGACGCAAGAACAAGCAGCTAGACTTAACTTTGGAAGAATGATAAAAAACATTGAGTACATGATGGAGATTAGTCGCATGAAAGCTGATGAACTTCCTGAACTACCATTCAACCACATAAACTATCCATTAGCATTGATGAATTCCAGAGATGCTAAAACGCATAAAACCTTCCATCGTATTGATGGTGAAATTGCTTCGGAAACATTTTACGTACAAAGTACTACGCCGCGTATTGGTACTTATATGCATGGTAATACTGAACATCTAGCAAGTCTAGAGACATTCCATTTGGGTATGGTCCGTTCTCCAAGAATTAATTTAATATCCCTTGGATATTTTAGTCCCAACGAATGGACTATTAAAATAGAAAATATAAGTACTGAATTTATTATCAAAGATAGTAAAGGTCGTACTAATACTATAGATTTAGCTGATGAAGCATCAATGTTTCAGCACAGTATGATAGATACCGAAACTCCAGAATTCTTATACGTCATTGCGATGAATGCATTACATCTTTTACTACTAAGTGAACATGTCGATAAAGTACTGATGAAGAGTTCGGGATGTATTGTGGATTTAGAGATAGAAGATTTAAGACAAAAATATGGAATTAAGGAGTAGTAAAGCAGATTTAATCACAAGGAATGTGAACGATGTTAGATCGAATTAAATTTGCACAAGAACTCGCAAACGAGTTAAACATGGCTAGTTTCCAAGCACTAAACCCAATCATGGCAGAATACGCAACTGCGGCGGCTTCGTCAGGGGTACAGTGTGGACAAGCTAACCTATTGGCTGATGTGTTTAGTGAAGTACAGGGTATGCAGTACTCAGTAAAGTCATATAAAGACAAGTTTGTGGGTATGTATATGAATGGCGAAGTAGAAGAAGAAAGGAGATTCACTGATTTCATTATCGAAAGACGTGTATCAGGGGTATCCAATCCTAATGCTGAACCAGATCTTGTTTTAAAAGAAGTACTACAAGATATTATGGAAAACGAACAGAAGAGTAAAGAGAAGTACAATGTGACTAGTACTGAAACTGTTCTTCTAGGTTACTCTGAAGATGAGAAATACTTTTACTTCAGACTAACAGAAGTTCCATACATATACGATTTCCCTGATAGTGTTGCTGAAAAGACTTTTACTGAACGTAGTAAGAACTTCCACAAGCACGAAGGGAACAGAAGAAGTATTGATGGGTATAATGAGGATGGTGTTCAGGTGTACGAATGGGTACATCCAAATAACAGTACTTATACTCGTTGTTTGAAAAAGCGTTATGATTTACAAGATGCTGATTCATTCTACTTCAAAATAGAAAAACAAAAATATCAAAGACCTGATGAAAGTATTCTTCTCGGAATGGTTTCATTAATGTAGTCATTATGTACACGACACATGTCGTGTACTCTTTTTAATAGAAGGTGAATATGAGTTATAATATCAGAGCAGTTCCAAATGATGTGTGGTTTCAACTAGAAGCTATTAATATTGATCACAACACTTCTGTGTACAAAAAACCAGAAGGTAAAGAATATACTTTATTAGACCATGTTACCATTGGTGACAGTACTGTAGAATGTACTCAAGATACTGTATTCTTGTATTCTGGAAATCACAGATATGAAAGTATTTCCAGTTCAACTGTGTTTTGGGTAAAAGCAACTCTAAGTGAGATCTATGATATCGCTGAAGAGATTGAATCTATGGGAAGTGATTGGAACAAGTGAGGTTCTATGTATTATCTTGAAAATATCCGTACTTTAATTAAACTATTCAAAGAGTTAGAAGAAGAAGTTTCCGATTTTGATATTGCGTACAAGTACAACCATATGTTGTGGAAATGGGAAAGGAATAGTCGTCAATTAGAAGTGTATAACGATGGCTACTCTATGAAGATGAATCGTTCATTTAATCATTATATGGAACGTAACTATATTGCCATTACGTCCAAAAGAGCGTACATTACTAACAACAATACAGACTTCCGCACTACCTTGTATGTTACTGGTGGAACCAACATGACAGTTAGTACTGAAGATTTGCTCACTGAGGAAGGATATTTTCAGTACAGTTTACTTGCTGAATTGAGTACTGATATTGAAGAAATTCAACAAGTATATCAAGCTATGACTGAATGTATTGAAAACGGTATTTCATTTAATGGATCTTATCGTGGTAAGTTGTTAAACCCTATTCCGTTAGTTCGTAAGATTGTAAATGAGGGTGGTGACTTTGAGTACTGGAGTAATTTATATGCGGGATTATAAAACTTTACAGCGTAGTGTACTTAATGCTTTTGATTCTTTGTACAATCTAAGAGACAAAAAGGTAAAGCAACGTAGACAGTATGAAGACTTTGGAATGACTCATTCTCATGTCGCAGAGAGTACATATGATGTACGTGGTAACCGTACTGAAGAGTATGAGTACTCTGGTTGGTCAGCCAGTGATAAAACGTTAGATTATGGATTTGAGATATCGAATTTCAAAAACGACTCAAAAGAAAGATCGGAAATTTACATTGGCTTGGGTGGTATGATCAAATATCACTTGAATCCAAAGTTTTTAGATGATATACTTGTTCGTATAAAGATGAGGGCTGGTGAAGAATGTGAGGAATATTCCTTCCATGAAGTATGTGAAGAAGGTAACCACTTCATGTTGAGTACCGCCATTAGCTCTCTTCCAGAGCTTGATGAGCTTATGGCGTTTTACGAATTTGCACAAAAGATTCGCCCAATGATGATGCAACACAAATGTTTCGTTTCTGGGAATCTACCTCAACGTATCATGCCTAACTTGTCCTATGAGTTTTTGGAGATGACCAAATGAATATAGTTGAAGTAGTGTTTAACTTAATACAACTTTATGATCGTAATAAAAATGAATCCAATTTCTTTGATAACCAAATTGGTCCATACCGAGCGTATGTTACGCATTATAAAGTTGGTATTCACAATTTAGAAACTTGTAGAGAGATTATTACTATCTATGATTGTTCTCGCAGTTCACCAAAAGCACCGAACAGTAGAATACGATTAGATGAAACATACTATCCTAAACTTACTGTGTATGGTAAATTAGGTGAAATGGTGGACATTACACATTTAGTAGATGTTGGGTCGTACTTTGATGAGATGCCAATTGAAACTCGTAAGATGGATTCTTTTGATGAAGAGTATGTATTCCAAATGAATACTATCTATAATTTCGGTACTCAAGAGATGTACGATGCTATTGCTAAGTACTGTCCATCTTTAGCTAAAATATGCTACATGTCCAACACAATGATTGATATTGGCATGGAAGAGAATTTTGATAACCTAGATATTCCAGAAGGATTAATATGAAAAATATACAATCTATGTTGTTCTTTTTTGAATTAGTCAATCAATGGCGGTTCCATACTGCTGTTGATGTATTTGAACTAAAAGAATCTAAAAAGTACAAAAACATGTTCTCTGAATGTTTTGTAGGATTATCTCATCCATTAAGTCGCTATGAAATGTACTTGACTTCAAAGAAAGGTACTAATGGAATTGGATTGATGTTAGAAGACAGAGAAACCAACCAACCTTCATTATTCGGTAATCTACAAAACTATGGTGGTAGAACTATTTTATATCCTTCGTGGATGTATCTACCTATGCACAGTACTAAAATTGTGTACATGGACGAATCACTAGAAGTGGATCGTAATATTGCAGAAGATGAGCATTTCCAAATGACTATGTTGTACAATCTTCCAGATCACCAGTACATCAAACCTGCGTGTGAAGTGTATGACTATTTGGAAAAGATTGCTAGAAAGCACAGTATTGGTTTTGATTTGGATTACCAGCACTTGGATTTGGATTTGTCTGAGTTCATTCCAGCAGAACTATCATTAAACATTATCGATTCTATGTATGAAAATGCATTAGAACTACTATTTGAGGCAGAAAATCATGGCAACCCCTTCAATCATTACGTTGTACAATGAGTTACTACAGTTATGTGAAAAGAACGAAGCATTCTTTTTCCGTGACACACAATCAATTGCTGGTGGCTTGTATCGTACCTTTGCGTACCGTCTTGCTTCCTATTCGGATTTCTTAGAGCCATCGGCATTAGAGTGTCGTGGTACAATGTTCGAGATTCGCCCGGACGGTTCTTTAATCCGTGTCGCGTGTCGTACACCACAGAAATTCTTTAACGCTTATGAGAATCCATTAGTGATGTTCCCGAAGGATGTTCTATCTTCGGAAATTACAATTGCTATGGATAAGCGTGATGGTTCGATTATCAGTACTTTCACTGATAATGACGGAGTGATCCGTACCAAGTCTCATACATCTATGCACAGCGACCATGCAATCAATTCTACGGCGTTAATTCACGCAGATGATGATTTCCATCAGGCAATCATTGAAGCTGACCTAGCGATGTACACGGTGAATTTGGAGTACACTTCCCCTGAGTTCAGGATTGTGTTACCATATCAGAAAGATGAGTTGACTGTACTAAACTTGCGTCACCGCAGCACTGGTGAGCTACTAACAGGTGAAGCGTTGAAAAAACGTTTCCCGGTACTATATAATAAATCAGTATTTTCTAACAGCGGGGATATTGACAAAACCTTCCCAATGTGTCATACTTTAAAAGATTCGATTGAGTCTGTTTATAAAATGACGGGTATCGAAGGTTTTGTCGTTCAATTAAAAGATGGTACAATGTTTAAAATTAAGACCGAGTGGTACTGTGCATTGCACTTCACTAAGGATAGTATTAACGTTGATTCCCGTCTATACGAAGCAGTACTAACAGGTGGATCGGATGATTTACGTCAGATGTTTAGTACTGATCAGTACTGCTTAGATAAGATTGAGCGTATGGAAAAATTAGTATTTTCAACCTATAATAACTTACAACAGACTGTGCAGGATTTTGTAAGTGCTTATAAAGATCTTGATCGTAAAGAGTTCGCTTTAGTAGTACAGCGTAACTTGCCAAAGGATTTGAATCATCAAGGTATTGCTTTTGCGTTATACAACAATAAACCTGTGGATTACAAAGAAGTGATGTTGAAGTACATGAAAGATGTGTTAGAAGACTTCTAATACATATAAGCCAAGACATGGAGAAGTTATGGCTAACACAAAATATAAACTAAAAAAGGGAGAAACCCGTACTCCAGAAGAACATAGAAAAATACTTCAAGAGATTGACGCTTTGCAGTCAAAACGCTCCTTTGCGGGAGTGAAGAAGAGTAAGAAGCGGATTGCCAACACGTTTGGTATTAGTAGTACTATGTACAAGAAGGAGCACAAGCCCAAAAAACCGAAGACCGAACGAATCTATGATCAAAATAGGTTCATTCAAAATATGGGGAGAACAGATTACCGTGACTAATCGTAGGGTTGACGTTCTAACGATTATGCATTATAATGAGAAATGGTACTGCATTGATAAAGGTGCAGGAGTCTCAGAAAAAGATCGAGAGGACATATATAATCATTGCAAAGGTATCGGAAATCAGATATACTGTATTGATAATTGTTTGTACTTTGATTCAGATGCATATTTCAACATTGATTTGATGTTCAATAATTATGACTTTATAGACGCTTAGGAGAAGAGAAATGAAAGTAGAAGTTACCCACAGTGTAGTACAGGATATGTCAGTGGTTAAATTTTTCTCATTAGGTGATTATCGTCGTTGTATAGCTTTTCTACACAAAGCTAAATTAGAGTGGATACCATTAAAATACAGTGGTGCAAAAGATACTGCGAGTATTCGCGTAGGTGAACACGTTTTGAATATCATTACAGACAAATTTGGAGTAAACAAAGATGCCAACACTAACACTAACGGTGGGACTTCCGGGGTGCGGTAAAAGTACTTGGGCTAACGAGCAGGTACGTACTGCAAAGTCCAAAACGGTAAACGTCAACCTTGATGACGTGCGTGAGACAATGGCTGGTACACACCAGAACTACAAGTTCCGTAAAGACAACGAACAGTACGTACAATCTGTACAGTGCAGTGCAGCGGAACATGCAGCAGCTAACAAGTGGAACATCATCGTTTCTGACACGAACCTTAACCCAACAGTTCGTGAGAAGTGGAAAGCATTTGCTAAGGCACATGGATACACTTACAAAGAACAGAACTTCTTCACTGAGTTACAAAAAGGGTAAAGACTTTGTTCACGAGTTCTTTGCAGTAAAAGAATTCGTAAAACACTGTAAGGCTCGTAACATCAACCGCGTTAAAGCAGTTCCTGAATCAGTAATCGATGATATGGCAGTGAAGTACTTGTACAGTTCTTTTGTACACGTAGTTAATTCTGAGTTCTTCGCAGAAGATGCTCAAGAATATATCATCGTGGATGTGGATGGTACTGTTGCACATATGTGGAACCGTGGACCTTATGACGAGACTAAAGTACTTGACGATAAACCCGATCCTGAAGTAATCCTTTCTGTACTAGCAGAAAAGAACTTCCTCGGTCGTAAAGTAATCGTCATGAGTGGTCGTCATGAAACCTGTATGGCTGATACCCTTGCATGGTTTGAAAAACACAATGTTCCAGTTGATCACATCTTCATGCGTGAAGAACATGACAACCGTAGCGATGATATCGTGAAATATGAGTTGTACATGAAGCACGTTCATGGTAAGATGAAAGTCGTCAAAGTATTCGATGATCGCGAACAAGTCGTGAAAATGTGGAGGAACCTAATCGGCCTAAAGGTCTTTGCCGTGGCTGAAGGTAATTTCTAAAATACGGGCGGTGCTTGCACTGCCCTTTTAAGGATTCTATATGGAAGATTATACTTTTCTTATTGGTAGACGTGGTGAGAGTGGTTTTGAAGATTTAGTGAAAATGCTTCGCTTTGATAATCCATTACAGCTTTTCATTTTAGTAGTAGAAATGAGTGAAGATAAAACTTTCTTTACTAAGCCTGATGAAATTGTTGATCGTACAGTACAATATCACTTCGTCCGTAAAGTACATATTCCCAGAAATCATGCTGTTATAGATGTTTATTACAGTGATGATACGGAAATGTATTATCTCAATCTTGCTCAAGCAGCTAAATCTATGGGTGAAAGTACTGAAAGATTCATGCAGGATAATATTGATGGTAAATTCGGACCGTATTGTATTCAGTACTGTAACGGTGCAACACGTCTAGTAAGGATTATTGAATGATTACAGTTGAGTACTGCGACTTAAGACGTAAGTATGAATCACTTATTACTAGTGCTAAAAGTTTAGAAAAATCAATAAGGTATCAGATTTGCAATAAAATTTTAGTACTTGATGGATATGAATATCTAGTACTGGATTTTGATGATTCGGGTATTGAACAGTTACGTTTCAATCTTCTTAAAAAACAGAAAGGTTCTTTCCGTATTTCCGAAGCTGCTTTTTGGATACAAATGAATAATTGTCCAGAATTGGCAAATTTAGTTGAACCTTGTGCATCTGCATATTATCAATTACTATCACTCGCATACGATGCCAGAGATGATTTGGAAGATAAGTACCGTGGAAGAGAATGTATGTGTACTTATGATTTGGACATATATATAATTACACGTTTAGTAACTATTGGTGAAAACAGATTTTACCTCAAGGCTGAACACCGGGAAAGTGGTAGAGAAGTGGCTATCAATCGTTTTAACTACACCGAATGGAATTATGTATGAATGATAATTTACAGAAGTACAAAAATCTTATTCTAGCACTAGATGAACTAAGAGTCAGTACAGTTAAAGCATTAAATTCAGTACTATCAAATAATTCAAGAACTAGACTTGCTGTATCCAATATTGTGATCACCAAAGATGGAATAAAATTATTAGGTAGTGAAATAAAACTATATGATAATAGTGGGTATCCAATAATGCCACAAACTTCATTGAGAACATTTACAGTTGATGAACTTCGTGGTAAGTCTAATAGAATAGAAGAGATTCTTTATCCATATCTCTTGGTTTGTGCAGAAATAAAAAAGGCTGAAGTACTGGCTGGTGAGGATTTATATTATGAATTGCGATTTAATTGATCGTCACAATAGTCTAATTAATATACTAAAACAATTTGAGGGACGTGCTTTACTTGAATTAAAAAACCTTCGTCTTAAGCACAAATATGATGATAGTATTGATGAAATATATCCTCTTAGTTTGAGTCAAGGTAGTGGTGGAATTCTCATGCACTGTAAAGTTACAGTTCAAGATGAACCCAGAACTACTAGTGGATGGAAGACTTTTAGTACTAAAATGCAAATGTATGATGTATATGCATTTAAAACTAATCATAAGAAAATTGAAGAAGTTTGTTCCAATTTTCTTTCAGTACGGAATATTATAAACAAAAGTAAAAAACAGATTCAAGATCTGTATTTGAATCGTATTGTTGTGGACCAATCAAATGGTGATGTATATTGTATAGCCGATATTGACTTCTATAATAATATTACGATTCAATTGCGTAATCCTGATAGAAGTATATTAGTAAAAAGCCTACAGGAGTTTGAATTACGTGATTAAAGATGAATTAATAGATAAGTTCAAAAACTTAAAGAATGCAGAGCAAATTCTAATGCAGGATGTAAAACCCTTTAATGATACATTTAAAATTTCTCTAAAGAGTGAAGATGTATTTGACTCGGTGTATGGTTTTTCTGTAGATAAAAATTCTAAACTTCACATGTATTGTAAGGTTAAAATTGGAATACAACAAATTGCGTACACTAGATTTGTATCAATACAAAAAGAAGTTGTAGATCCTGAACCAATATTAACTATGTATGAAATGGTAATCAGTGTTGCAAAAGAAGCTAATGCAGTACTTGAACTTATTCGCCAAAAGTACATTGGTAAATCTATTAAAATGGATGATGAAGCTGATGTTACATTCACTATTCATACAGTAGATCCAGTGGGTACACAAATACATTTCACTGACACTGAAGGAATGGATAGAGTCAACTCGGAGCTTTGTACAATAAATGATTAAAATTAAAATTGAAGGTTCAAGTCATTGTGGAAAAACATTGACAAGCATGAGAATTGCTGCTATACTACGTGAAGAAGGTTATGATGTAACTGTGATAACCGAACCGACCAATGTCGATGTTCTACACAAATTTATTGAAACTCCCGCCGATGTTCTCACTGGTAAAACATTTAACGTATGTATTCATGATACCAATGGTGCAGATTTCAATCCATTTTATCATGTACCAGTACATCTAAAAAGGAAATAAAATGACTATTCTTTATATCTATCTGATTGTAGCTGCTGTAATTTTTGTATGGTGTGTACTTTCAGAAATCTTCCCACTAAATGCTGGCTGGTGGCTTGTAAACATTGTCACAAGCATCGGACTTGCTATCCTGTGGCCTTTCTTCTTATCATTGTTTATTTGGGAGGGTATACGTTCATGCCTAATGAAGTACTAATATATCTATACTTGTGTGGGTGTTTTACCGTACTCTTCTGGATTATCGATTATGTACTAAGTGACGAATATACTTTAGGTGATGTATTCATTGATATAGTAGCTGGTTTTTGTTGGCCTATTGTTATGATAATCGTACTTGGTGCATTACTACATGCATCTCCTAAAATAGTACTTAAAAAGAAAAAGAAGGATAAGGTATGAGTTTAATAACACTTGCTATTCTAATTTGGATTGGTGGATTTCTAGGAGGTTTAGGAGTACTTCTATATGATTATCGCGATTATGGAAGAGAAGTATATCTACCAGAGTTTTTAAAAGATTCATTGCTCACATTCATTTTGTGGCCTTGTATTGTGCATCATATTATTTGGTACACGCTCCGTGGGCTTTTGGGTCTATTCGGAATTGATTTATCTAATTTGAAAAATATAAAAGTAACAAAAGGAAAGTAATAATGTCTAAGAGTCCAGTACAACAAGAAATCGATCTACGCATTGAAGAAATCACTATCAAGATTCGTGAGCTAATGAAAATTGCTGATGATAACGATGTTAACTTTAGTCTAAACATCATTGATAAAGAATTCTATTGTGAGAAGTACATCAACGAAGATGAATATCTACGTGACTATCACGGTAACTCTGGTGGTCAATGGCTATCTAGCTCTGACTTCTGCTAATTATCAGGGGAGAGTACTCTCCCCGTTTAAGTGAGGTAATATGATTGGTAATGAAAAATCTGATAAACATATTCTTGATGAAATGAATGCACTAGGTTCTTTAATTAAATTTGAAAAGAATCGGTTGAGTAGTATTCAACATACCGTGCTGGAGTATCAACGTGAATACGATAAACTACAAGAAGAACTTGACCGCAGAGATATACAGTCTGTAATCTATATACCATTTGAAGAACAAATGAAATACTTCTGTGACAATATCACTTATAGCCGTAGTCAATACTATCTAGATAAATGCAAAGCGTTCTTTTGGACAATGAAATTAGACCGTGATGTTTCTGGACAAAATTTCATTTGGTATGCTGACCGCATATATATCAAAGAGAATATTGAAAAGATTTTATACTACCTTCCAATAGCATTAGAAAACACAAAACCTAGCTATGTAATGGAAACAGACTTATGTTACAATCTTGCTATTAGAGGTGATTCGGTTATGAATATGAATTACTTCCCGCACAAAAACTTATACTGCGTTGAAGGTACTTACTTACGTCAGTACAACAATCTAAAAGACGCATTAAAATACATGATGGAGGACGGACTATGCTAGCAATTGGTTCCTATGCTTATAAATCCTATAAGCCAGAGATTACCCCACAAGATTTAGACTACATGTGCACTGATAAAGAACTCGATGAACAAATTGAGTACTTCAGTAATATGAAGGATTTTGTTATTCACAAACGTACCTCCGATTATTGTCATCTATTCTGTAATGGTTTGAACTATGAGTTCTACATTGCACACGACAATAATAGTACTGAACAATTAATGAAGTACAGTAATGCTTGGGGTGTAGAAGAAGATGTAATCGCTTCACTAAATGTATTGTACTGTATTAAAATGTCTCATCGTTATTTGCGTAATAGTCCTCACTTTCTAAAGACTCGTTCTCATATTCGCGATATGGAAAAGATGGGTGCAAGTCTCGATGTGGAGTTGAAAAAAATCCTTGACATTCGGGAGAAAGAAACGTATAATTACGACCATCCAGTACTCAATCAGTCCAAAGAAACCTTCTTCCAAGATGAGGTTGGGTACATCTATGACCACGATACCATTCATGAAGCCGTCGCTATTATGGATGCACCTGCATATAAAAGTTATATGAAAGATGGTGCTGAAGTAATGGTTGACAAGGCTAAGTTCTTTGAGTGCAGTGATATCAGACAGCTACTAGGTGTGTATGAGGAAACTTGTGTACTAGCACTAGAACGTTGTTTGATTCCATTCAACTTCGAACCAACTCCAAAACATGCTTTCATTACTGCCTTGATTAAGGTTTGTACTAGTATTACTTCTGGATGGTTCCGTGAATTCGCATATAAACGTTTCTATGATATTATTGCTTTGTTCCGTGAATTTGGTGAAGATGATTTTGTCAAGCGTTTCCATGCAAACCAACACATGATTAAACCATTCAAAGAGGAAATGTAATGAGAGAAGAGAAAATCTATTACACAGATAATGGAGAGCAGTTCTTTGATTTAGAAGAAGCTGAACGCCGTGAAGCAATCATTGCTATTCAAAAGAAACAAGCTGCCCTCTATAAAGAAATTCAAGATTTACAGGACACTTGTCAACATCGACACATGACAGTTTGTGCACGTTCTGACACTGGAAACTATTGTCGTTCAGATGATGAGTACTGGTACGAGGGTGAGTGTCGTTCTTGTGGTGAACGCTGGCGTGTAGATCAGTCCGAGAATAGTATTGTTCGTGACCGTTATAATAAACACAATTCTGACCCAAAGGTTATTATTAAAAAATCATGACAGCACAAGACTATGTAAAATTACTCACTGACCGTTATGATACGGTCAATGAACTTTCCGTGCAATTAATCTCTTTAACTAAAGGTGAAATCAATAACTTATATCTAAAGAAGAATGATTTGTTTGGAGAGTTAGTTGATTTACAATATAGTCATGGGTTTGATCATAATGATACTAAAGCTAAACGAATTGAAATGGATCTCATTAGTGAGAAAATAAAAGCAGAAGAATCCAGAAATGGTATGTTATTTGTTCAGAAGCAATTAGAAGTACTGGAGAATGAAATTGAAGGTATCAAAGCTAATGCTCGTGAAGAATTAGATGACTATGCTTATTTCTCAAATGCCGCTATTTGTGGAAGTACTGCTAGTGCAGATTTCTTGAGTAGAAATGGTTTCCGTGTAATGACACCATATGTTCATGGTGATCAATTCACTGTATATGTATTGCGTGGAAATTTCGATTTCCAGAATGGTCATATATTTTTAGAGAATATGGTTAAGCACCTTACTTCCAATTCAGCATATCAAGGTAAACCGAGTATTGAAATTGGTTTGTGGCATAGTGATGAAGACTATTATATGACTTATTGCGATGGTGTATGGATAGTAAGAATAGATGAAGATATAGTATTTGAGGATAGTGATTGTCAGAACATCCTTGAGTACTTAAATTTTATAAGGTAAAATATGGAATTCATAAATGATGCTGATTATAAAGTATCTCTATATGAAACCACTGACGGTAAGTGTAAACAAGTGTGGACTTGCCCAATTTACGACAAATGGGCACAGATGAAAATTAGAACCACTAGTGTAAAATACCAATCTTGTAGACCAACCTACAGTGGGTCAATGGTTCATGAAGAGTGGAAGTACTTCAGTAATTTCAAAAAATGGATTGATTCACATCCAGTTGGCGAATATATAAGTGTTTTGGAATTGGATAAAGATTTAAAAACAGATTTACATATGTATTCACCTGATACATGTTTGTTGATTCCAGTGTATATTAATAATGCCTATCGTATTAGTGCTGGTAGCAGGGGTATATATCCATTGGGTGTATCTAAGGATAGAAATCTGTATAAAACATCAATAAGAATGTTTGGTGTACTTAAAAATCTAGGTAGATACAAAACTACAAATGAAGCACATAAAGCATGGCAATTAGGTAAAATACAATATACTGATCTTATTATAGATAAGTATAAAAATGAGCCATTCTTTTATCAAGATGTGGTTGACGCTTTACATAATATTAAAAATAAATTAGCTTATGATTATGCTAATAATATAGAGACAACAAATTTATGAATCATTTTCAGAAAATAGTAGTTCCCGATGACCGGGAACTATTCATCGTCGGTGACCTACATGGTAATGCTGATTTGTATGAACGTTCACTTAAGGAATTTGGAATCACTGATAAAGATTATGTCTTTAGTGTAGGTGATGTTATTGATCGTGGTCCTCAAAGTGCTAAATTACTATTCGAATTCCTATTCAAAGAGAACCGTTATATGATCATCGGGAACCATGAAAACATGTACGTAATGGGTGAACATCGTCGAGATTTCTTCCACTGCCATATGCAGAACGGTGGTGATGTTTTCCTTAACGAAGTAGGAGAAACTGGATTCCAGTACTTCAGACCTTTCGTTGATCAACTACCACTAATCATTGAAATTCATCACAGAGGTTTAAAGATTGGTCTAGTTCACGGTGGAGTCCCACTACGCTATACTGATTGGGATACTTTTGTTGCTGATGTTAAGCCTATGAAATGGGACTTAGTGGAAGAAATCATTTGGGATCGTAAAGTATTCGATGATTGTAAGTACAATCAAACTCCTAACGCACCAAAGATTGCTGGTATCGATTATGTACTTTCTGGACACACTGGTGTAGTTGACCCATTAGTGTACGGTAACCGTATGTGGATTGATAGTCAGTTCTTGAGTGGTGATTTAACATTTACTATGTTCAGTGGTAAAACTCCACGTCACTTCCGTAGACCGAAAGATGAGCATAGCTTTGACAGATTCAAGAGGTAATAATGAAACTATATCTACTAACAAATATGTACTGTGGTGGTAATCATCCGGGAATTCAAGGTGTTCACTCAGCAGTTGAACTAGTTGTAAAGTACACTTCAGATGACAGAGACTTTCCTGAACTATCAGAGCAAGTACTAGATTGGGCCACTGAGCATAAAACTGTAATTATGCTAAAAAGTGGGATGGCACATGATGGTTTAGCCGAACTAACAGAAACCCTAGATAAGTTACAGAGTGATGTATCTATCAATCGCATGAAAGATCAATTGTACCAACAAAAATATCCAATTGTACCTTTTGCTGAATTCAAAGAACCCGGACTTAATAACACTATCACTAGCATCGCAGTACTTTGTACGACAAAGATGGTAGAAGATATGGAACAACTTCGTCGTGGTCTTTTAGGTGATGATGAATTCATGGAAACTTATGGTGAAGTACTAGGTAATATTTTACTAAGAATGACATTCATGAGTCTTGTGTAATGAAAGAAATAAAAGTAACTGTAATCAAATACCAAACTGAAGATGGTGAGGTATTTGATAATCCAAATGAAGCTAACCACCATGAGCGTATCCTTAATGGAACACGCCGGGAATGTCCTGTGTGCAAAGGTACTGGACGTGTATTGAGTAATGATATGCGTTATATGGAACCTTGTATTGATTGTAATCAAAAAGGCTGGCAAGAAAAAGAAGAGGTGTGGAAATGAGTATTCCTAAGAAGTTTTATGTATCCCGTTGTTATCGCAGTACTGAAGAGATTTTAGGCTTTATGGTTGTTGCTGATGCAGAACATACTAAAGCATTCCAGAAGAAGAAAGAAACTGCTGATCGTTGGGGCGACAATCGTCTACCTAAAATCTACGTAGAGAATACACCACAAACTGGCTTCCAAATGGTTACTAACGTATCTCGTTACAGTACTTCAAACGTTGTTTGGCGTGTACGTCACCCAGAAGGTTTCGAGTTTGAAATCACGTCTGATAACTTCATGGACTTGATTGAAACAAGTACAATTATTGAAGGTGCTATTCAAGAAGAACTATTCTTCACTGAGACTCGCAAACTAGTAAGTACTAAGACTAAACTCTTTGCCGATCTAATCAAGAAAGAAGAGAAAGCCGAAGAGAAGAAGAACCTCCTTTCTGAAATTAAAGAAGGTGATCTATTCCGTACTGATAGCTCAAAAAACGATCTATACCAGTACTGTGGAAAGTATCATGTACTAGTTATGAATAAGAATAAAGAACTATGCATTCCAGAGAAGAGTTCTAAGAAAGAAGTTGTTCTTAATACTAATACTGGTAAGTACTTCATTCGTACAAAGATTGTAGACTCGTATTATAATATCAATGTTGTGGGCCATCAGCCTATTGACCGTAAAGATGTAATTCATCAAGTTGAACTTCAATATATGAATTTCAACAAACACATGCCAGCAGGTCAGTTTGATATTATGAATGATTCTTATGATCTAGTAGCTATTGGTGACGATAAACCATTCAAGCTAAAAGATTGTACTGTTGAGTACGAAGAAATTGATCCTAAAGTACTAACACGTGATATCAACCCGTTCTTTGTTTATACTGAGTATCGTGGTAAAATTATGAGAGTACTTGGTGCAGCAGATGATAATACTGGTTATTACACTAGTGGTAATAAATCACAAACTGAAAAATTCCGCACAGCTAAATATCTCTTCGCATATGATGCAGAAATTCTAGAGAATGGACAATTGCTAATGCCTGAAGTAAACTTAGATTTACACAAACGCTTTAGTGGTTGGAGAGCCGAAACACCATTTGCTGGATTCAGTAATTATTCCGACCAGCACTATAAGCTAGTCTTTATGGCAATGCCAGAAAAAGTAATGTTCGGTAAACTAAAAATTGGGAAGTAATACTTCCCATTCATGGAGGATAAAATGAAAGACATTCTATCAATTCTAACAGAAATTAAAAACGACGCGAGTATTCTTGCTAAGAAACGTATCCTAGAAGAGAATAAAGATAATCCAGTACTCAAGCGTGTACTTAAACTAGCACTTGATCCCGGAATTGTTAGTGGATATAAGAAGCTACCCGCACCTTTGCATAACTATTGCGAACGAATGGAATTGGGAGAGGCACTAGAGAAACTAGATGCAATCTACTCTCGTAAGCTAACTGGTCACACAGGCAGAGATTACATTGCTAATCTATTTGGTTCTGTATCAGATGATGATGCTGAAGTACTTCGACGTGTACTAACAAAAGATTTAGGTTGCGGTGCAAGCGATAAAATTACTAACGATGTATTTGGTAAAGGCTTTATTAAAGATGAGCCATATATGCGTTGTTCTCTAATTGATACCAAAACTGTTCGTAATATTGAGTTCGATACTTACGGTTGTGCAGTATCAGAAGTGAAGATGGATGGTCAGTACTTAAACCATACCGTCATCAATTCTTCTTTGACTTGTACTTCCCGTAATGGTAAACTATATGACTTCTTAGGAAGCCGTGATGAAGAAATGGCAAAACTAGCAGACGCTATTTCCCGTAATGACCCACGCTTTAAAAGTGGGGTAGTCTTTAACGGTGAATGCTTGATGATGGATGATCAAGGTAATATCCAACCTCGTGAAACTGGCAATGGCATCATCCAGAAGGCTGGGAAAGGCACTATGACGATGGCAGAAGCTATGCGGGTTGTGTTCGTTTTATGGGATGTATTGCCTTACGATGCGTTCTGTGAAGGAATTTGGGACGTTAACCGCCGTGAGCGTCGTAACATTCTAGAAAATGCAATCTATGAAGTTGACTCTGAGTTTGTTCGTATGGTTGAGTACGAAACTGTTCTAAGCATTGAAGATGCATTTGCTTATAATACTGAGCTAATGGAACGTGGTGAAGAAGGTTCAGTACTTAAATGTGAAGGTGGTATTTGGAAGTCTCATACCTCACCTAAGCAATTAAAAATGAAACTCAAGATGCAAATGGATCTACGTATTGTTGGTTTCCTTCCCGGAGAAGGTAAACGTACTGGTATGCTAGGTTCATTAGTACTAGAATCCGAAGATGGTATTTTGACCACAAACTGCGGTACTGGTATTAAAGAGAAAGGACACGAGTGGACATTCCAAAGTATTTGGGATAAGAAGGATGAGCTATTAGGTAAAGTTGTTACTGTTGAGTGCAACGAGTTAACCAAAGATAAGAAGACTCAGATTCCTAAAGTGTTCCTACCTGTATTTGTTGAATTCCGTTTTGATAAAGATACTTGTGATACACATGAACGTATTGTGGAAATTCGTTCCAGTGCAGTTAAAGTCTTTAGCGAAACTATTACTAAGGCTTTAAAAGGTAAAAAGTAAAATGAACTCATTCATGATAATGACATTTTCAGAACACCACCGTGTAGACGGTGGTAAAGGTGAATTGGCTATTGTTTTTAAAACACCAGAACGGGTTGACCGTTATGGTGTACCTATTGTTAGTGGTTATACCAAATTGTTATATTTGGCAAATCAAGTACTAGAATATAATATTGAAGATGGTACGTATGAAGTACGGAAGAATAGATATATTGGTTCTGGACACAAACAAACAATACCATTTGATAAAATAACTACCAGTACTGAAATTCTTTACATGAATGATTCAATTGGTAAAGAAGATTTACTTACCAACTATCTAATCAACCAGAGAAACCCTAATATTTTGAGGGATAAGAAATTCTTTAAATTCAAGATTGACAACATAGAGCATCCTGAGTTATACTTAGCGGCATTGACCAGTTAGGAGATAGAGAAATGAAATTTGTTGTCTTTTCGGACATACATGGTGGAATTGGTTATCTCCATGATGATGATTACAGCGATACTATACTCATCATTGCAGGTGATTATGATGAAACCAAGCGTAGTCGTTACCGTACTGGTATCGAAGCACTATGCAAACAATTCAAGAATGTAGTACTCGTACCGGGTAATCACGAGTACTATGGTTCTAACATTCACAAGACGCATAAAGTACTCCAGCAGATGGATGATGAGATTTCTAATTTCATCTTTATGCAGGACAATTACTGTTGGATTGATGATGTACTAATCGTTGGTAGTACTTTGTGGACAGATTTCAACAAGGGTGATCCGTTGGTGAAGTTTGATGCACGTATGAAGATGAACGATTACAAACACATCCGTCATGGACCAGTAAATGAGCCGTGGAAAACAAAGCTCACTGTTGAAGATGTTGAGTTCATGCATCATAAGTCCAAAAAATACATTAAAATGATCGTTGACACAGAGCGTGATTTGGTGCATAATGATATCAAGATTGTGGTGGTGACACATCACGCACCAAGTTATCAGAGTGTATCAACTAAGTACAAAAACGATTCACTGAATGGTTGTTATTGTTCAGATATGGATCAGTACATTGAAGAACTAGGCGTTGACGTATGGATTCATGGTCACGTGCATAGTAGTTTTGATTATAACATTGGTAAGACCAGAATCATTTGCAATCCACGTGGTTATGAATCATTTAGTGGAGCGAGTGAGAATTTTGATTACAGTCCTAAATTTATTTTTGAAGTATAACTAGAGGAAACAATATGAACATGAATACAAACACTAGCCCTTCTAACCTATCCGTGCCAATGGTAATTGAGAAATCCAATGGTAGCGAACGTGCTTATGATCTAGGTTCACGCCTACTTGTAGACCGTGTTGTTTTCCTTGATGCTGGTTTTGATGACAACATGGCTCACATCGTCAAGCAATCCTTGCACTGGATGGATTCACAAAGTAATGAACCAATTACCATTTACATTACTTCACCGGGTGGTTCAGTACACGCAGGTCTAGGTATCGCTGATATCGTTTCTTGCATGACTTCACCAATCCGCACAGTTGTACTAGGTATGGCTGCATCAATGGGTTGTTACATGCAATCAACTATGGGTACACCGGGCCTACGTCTAGCGGGGAAACGTGCTCAAATCATGGCACACCAAGTATCTTCCGGTACTCAAGGTACACTAGCTGACCAGAAAATCTCTCTAGCTCACAGTGAGCTACTAGATGAAATGCTAGCTCGTGAAATTGCTGAAGCTGTTGGTGTTACCTACGAGCAGTACAAGCAAGATACCATCCGTGATATGTGGATGACTGCTGAACAAGCACTAAACTACGGCACAAAAGGCTTCATCGATGGTATCCTAATGGGTGAGCGTAACGAAGATGGTAAACTATTAGTAGTACGCCGTGGTGGTGTGCAGGAGTGGATTTAATGTCTAAAACACTAGTCCGGGGCTTAACCGCCCCTAGTGATGCAGAAGTAGTCAGTACTTCAGAATTTGAAACATTGGCGTTCGACCAAATCTCTCAAATCAGTCTTGATTTATCCTTCAGTAAAGAAACAGGTGAATTACTAGAAGGTATGAGTGATATTATGGAATTGATGAAAGCAATTCTAATCCATAAGAACATTGACCCATTGGAACTATTCAATACACTAAAACAACTAAGTTCTACTGAAGGAACGTTTGTCGATAAAAAGGCAATCAAGGAGCAAGACGATGAGTAATCAACAATACAACGAAGGTTATCAGTACTTCAAACAAAACGGCACAATGGATATGGATCTACTAAAACAACGTAGTCCACTATTCCGTAGCGGTTATCGCAGTGCACAAGAAGAAGCAGCGAAGAAGAGTACTGGTACGTTCCCAACCACCCTTTATGACATTCCTCGTCGTTCTGCGAACTTCGTACCAACATGGAATGACATTCTAGCTGCGACACGTCGCCCACGCATGAATAAGCTACACGCAGATCACATGCAACCTCTATTAAATCTACTCATTCGTGAAGTAGAAAAGAATTGTGCTGACGTGACTCGTTACAGTGATGTACTAAAAAAGGTTGACACCGCTTTCGATATCATGCTACAGTATGGTTATGACGAAGGTATCCTAGATGAGCGTGATCTAAAGCAATACGATTACTCTCCAAAATAATTGAAATAGGCCGCCATAAAGCGGCCTTTTATCGAGGTGAATTATGAAATTACGTAAATTTACAGATGATGAAACTATTAATGTACTGAAAGATTTTAATCGTTATTGGGTGTTATGCGGTACTATTACTAATTGTGCTGCAACCAAAATGGAAGAAGCCCATCGTGATCATGTCCGTGATTTTAGGTGGAGTTTACTACGTCCATTTGATATACGCATTAAAGACTATGATCGCATGGTTCATAAAATTTGCGGTGGTCAATGGCGTGAACTTGATGATGAATTCTTAAAAAGAAAAACCGGATTGGATAAGTACTTATCAGCTTGGTTCCCTGATGCAGATTTTGATTATGCATTTACTCAAAAACATTTTCAAGATTTAGTGTGGGCGGCCTGTTGGGTAGGTACACAGAATCATGAAAAGTTTATTGATTTCCAAATTCTTCTAGAAGAATATGCAGAAAATCCTGTAGAATTCAGTCCTGAAGACATTAAACTAATCCGTAATCTACGTGAACGTTTGGATTACCTTGAAAACGAATGGGATAAATTTAACGATGCAATACAATCTAACTGAAGAACAAAGTACTAAATTCTATAACGATCTAAAAGATGCAGTAGATATCATCAACCGCGTACAACAAAGTGCAGTGACTGCATTTTTGGGTTGGTATGATGATTACGTAAACAACCATCATAGCATCTTCGGTTTTAAACCAATGAGCATTGAGAAGTTTGGTAAGAAGATTACTCTTACTAAAGGAATTGTTGTTAATATTGAAAGTAGTAATCGTAAAACGATTTCCAATAAAGATGGTTGGTCAGCCAATCTACGCCCTAAAACCATTGCAAAACTAACCAAAAATTCTTATTTAGATATTTTGGGTGAAGTGAATATGGTTAGTGCAGCATGTATGGCTTCTATGTGTGCATATCGTGAATACGAGGTATGGACTGATATGATCCACAAAATGGAAAATTACATGCAAGTACCTTATACTATCGATCAGGAATGGTTGGATGAGTTAGAAGGTCTAAGTACTAAATTGTATTATTACAGTTATATTCTTGGAGATAAGAAATGATTCTAGCTACTTTAACACCAAAACAAACAGCAATTTGGATCAAGAATCTAAACAAACTTCTTACACTCCGCACTGCTGTTAAAAAATATCATAACAGTGTATATGATAACCGCGAGACTCAGTACAATGAACGTTATGGTTTCTTTGGTAAACTATGGCATGGTGGAGCGGCGTTTGAAGATTTGCGTATTGGATGGGATGGTTACTATCATGAGTCCTATGCAATATTTGGTAAGATTGGAAAAGTAGATCCAATTCCAGACAAGTTATGTTATTACATGCGTGTTACGCGTTTTGTGTATCGTGATAAGCGTGATGCTGTACTACAGCGTTTAAAAGACAAGTGGGAGCGTTACGCATCACAACCTTTCCAGATCCAAGAAGGTGATTTGGAAATGTATCAAAATCTATTCGTATGGCATGAAGAATTGAAAGAAATTCTAGTAGAAGGAGGCGTATACGATGAAACACTCAACTTGGATGAAGATCGCTAAAGACGTAGCTGATGAGAGTAAATGTATCTCTCATCATGTGGGTGCGGTTATTGTACAAAATGATCGCATCGTGAGTACTGGCTACAATGGCACTCCAGCGAAGCAGGTGAACTGCTGTGACCATAACTCCCATTTAGTACATAATGGTGAGCTTCAAAATTGGGTCTCTGAGGAAGCGAAACACGAGCACCACGAGTGGTCTATGCACCATGAAATCCATGCTGAGATGAATGCATTACTTTACAGTGCACCAAAAGATAGGGTTGGAGCAACGCTTTACAGTACTCTTCAACCGTGCTATACTTGTTCCTTGTTAATTGCAGGGAGTGGTATCACGACTGTAATTTACGAAAAAGAATACCCTCGCACTCCTGAAGCTGCGGTTTCAGTACTAAAGAATGCTGGGATTAAAGTTCACAAACTATCTGATTTGGGGGAATAATATGTTCTATCCACTAATTGGCTCGGTAGGGTTGTTGTTATTAATTTTTTAATAGTTGCCTTACTAATCCATATCGGAGATCGGAAAACATCAATTGACTTGAATCGTGGTCGTCGTAATTTTAAAGTACGTTACGAACCAACGAAGCATAAGTACTACCTAACGAACGCAACAAATTATGGTGACATTGATGTATGTCGTTTTGGGTTGTTCAGGGTGTACTACAAAAGTAAGATTGATGCTGATTTAGTAATGCAGAAACTAAATGATTACCAATAAAAAAAGGAGCCGATGGCTCCTTTTATGTTTAATAAACAGTTATGGTTTGTATAACTTTTATTTCAGGATTCTGCACACACGTGAATGTGATATCAGTTTGACCACGAGATAAACCATTAATTATAACTGGTGTAAAGTAGAAGTTGTTATTATACTCTTGAATGTACTCAATTGATACAATACCAGCAACTGACATTTCATAAGTCCACCCTTTATTACCAGTACTATTAACTGGTGAAACTGTTACCTGTGTAGAGGTTTTACCACCTAGTGGTACGTTAACTACCCCCGCGTAATTATAAATTCTAATACTCTGGATTGGAACATTTGAATCTACATCCATTATCATGAATGTTTTTTCCAATGCTTCAACTGTATCCGTAACTGTACCGCCACCATTACTTGAACCATTGTATGCAAATCCAACATAAAATTGTTTGGTTGGTTGGTCTGGTGCTTTTAAAATTTTCAATACACCTGAAGTACTTACTGAGAAATATTCATAATCATTGTTATTTCTACTTCTCCACTTTCCACCTATCAATGAAACTGAACTAGGAATGGTAGCTGCCGTTAGTTGGATTTCCTCTCCGACAAAATATACAGAACGGTCACTTGGTGAATATACATAGCGATCTGGTACATAAGGAGAACATTTTACATTTTTGTAGTTCAAGTTCATCCCACCGTTTGTGTTTTGATAAACACGGTTGTCACCAGTTCCGACCGGGGAATACACACCATCAGATGTAATAGTCCCTAAGCTTGAATTTTGTACACCCCAAGTAAAAGAAGGATCTACTGGCTTGCTATAATATGCCATATCATATTGATATGATTCGCCACTACGAACAAAATATGGACCTTCTACGCCAGTATATATTGATGTTGTTGGTAACCTGATTATTGGTTGATCAAATGCATACATGTTACCATCACGCAATTCTACTCGTGTTCTTACACCACTAAAGGTAGTATCATCTAGTACTTTAAATTTGTAATTAATAAAATCATCCGAACCAAGATATTCAAAAACGGTTTCATCATATATTACATCAAATTCGTGACTTGGGACAAAACCAAACGGTTCAAAAATCGCAGTGAATGTAACTTCATCCCCAGGGAAAAATGTATTATCATTTGACAATGATTTTCCATTTGGAACGTTTTGCATAAATCTAAATGAAGTATATGTTGGTTCATTCTCAGTAATGAAAATCTGTGCAGTTGCAGCTAGTTTAGTATTTGCTTCAGGGTTAAAAGTAACTCGTGCATGACCAACATCTAAACATCTAAATATACCAGTACTGGTATTAGATCTACCAACTTCCGCTATATTTGAAGTTTCCATATCCCATCTACCATTTTGATTTGAAAAATCCAATGGAAGGAATGAAACATCAATAGAAACAAGCTGGTTTTTCTTTGCTTGAATTGTTGCTGGGATACATCTAACAGACAACAAAGCGTAGTCATCTTCGTCATTATAGAAAATATAATCACCCGTACTAACTTTAACTTTGTTTGATTGTATTAATGTAATAAAACCATAAATGTTTCTTGGTATATCTTGAATCTTTATAAAAAATGAATTATCTTTTATGCTTTCAACAATATAATCTGAGTTATCGAAGTAATTAAGAACGGTGGTATCTTCTTTTCTCCAAGTAATTTCGATGAATTCATATACATTTCCATCAGAATCAATTAAATCATAATAGTTATATGAACGTTGTTTATAAATGTATAGACCTTTTACAAAAGTTTGTCCATTTATTTTAGCACCATCTACAATAATGCCATTGATTTGGAAAGGATATTGATCCTTTCCTGCTATTGGTTTTCCCATATTAACTCCTTATTAAGTTATATAGATTATTTACCACATAAATGAAAAAAGGAACCCAATGGGTTCCTTTTTTATTGTTAGTAAACTACAACTTTAACTTCAATTTTAATGTCTGGATTAGAAACACTTCCAACAACAACTAAAGTACTTCCACGTGATACGGGATTGAAGTAAACAATCATTTGACCAGCCATAAAACATTGATTTTCCGAGATTCGTTCTTTATCTAAAATTTCAATTATAGATTCATCATATGAAATTATTTCCAATTCATAATCCACACATACTTCTGGGTATGGGTTTATTGTGAAATTTGGAATTAACCCTGCGGTATATCCATCTAGATTGACAAACACAGTATTATTTTGGTATACCCAAGATGATGATAGATCGGTAATTTGATATTTTGATTTATCATCTTCAACGATTAATGGGAAAGCTCCAAATGTTTGATATGGTGTCATTACATTAGATGACAATTCAAACAAATCATCAACTTGAACGGTTGCATAAGCACCAGCCTTGTTATAAGTAGTTAATATACCATCCGATGTTATTTTGTAATTGGAATCACTGACTTCTTTAATTTTCAATTCAGTTTTAATATCCCCAATCACGCCGTATATTTTAAACTGGGTTGTTGAATTAATAGGAACTGATGTGATATTTGGTGGATCGATTGTTATATAATCATAAACATCCGGTATTACAGAAAAGCTTAATATATTATCATAATTAACAACTTCCCCATTATCTCTAACATATGTGGTTGAGAATGAAACTTCGCCAGTTTTATCGTATGTCGTTATTAAACCAGTCTCATGATCCAATGTTGCAATTGATGGGTCAGATGAGATATATGGGTTATATTGTATACCATAATACATGTATTGTTTTATTGCTTGGTATTGCGAATTTGGTCTTAAATTTGAAAGAACTTCATACCTAACGCCAAGTTCTTCGTTTTCCTTGACATAAATTTCTCGCATTTCATTATATATATAAATTGAATAAACCATAAATTCAAAATCAATTGGATTTTTCATTTTAAAAGTAATTCTAGGATTGTATGAAATCCCAACTGGATCGATATCATATATATATTTTGATTTAAAGGTATAGGTTCTAAAATCATCCGATACTTTCACTAAAGTTATTTCATCAATACTTAATCCATCGTTCATGTTAATATCAAAATCGAGTGCTTCAGTCAACACTGCATCATATGGATAGGTTTCAATAACAATATCAAATTCCTCACCATATAACGCACGCGTGGTTGAAAATGGCAAGTCTGTTGTTCCTCTACCAAAAAAACTTTGAACTGGCGTATCTGCATCAATAACATTGATTATTGAACTTGAAATTTTAGAATTGTTTCCAGATGGTATAAATGATAAAATTGATTTACCAACATCTATTCCCTCAACCACAATTTTATTTTTATCAGTTTGTTTAATTAAAGTGTTTATTGTCTTTTCCGAACCATTTATGTTCAAATACCAATTACCATCAGTGTTCAAGTATTCATCAGGGAAAAAAGTAGCTACGAATGATTGAGTGGAACCTTTAGATATTGTCGCAACCACTGGATTTATATAAACACCACTTAATGTTGGATCTAATCCACCTTTCCTGAAAATATAATCACCATCGAATGTTATACATTTATGCCATTGGTAAAGTCTAACAAACGAAAATATACCTCTAGTTGGATCTTGTATTTTCATACAAAATGTGTTGTTTTCCAATTTCAAAGCTATGTCTTCGGATGTATCAAAGTACTGAAGTGGTTTTTTATCTTGGTCAGTTCCAACGATTTTAACAAACTGATAAATTGTACCTGATGTATCCTGTAAATCATAGTATGTATCAGAACGTTGTTTGTATATGTACAGTGATTTAGAAAATGTTACACCATTAATTTTTGCCGCATCTACTAAAAACCCATTAGTATTGTAAGGGAATTGGTCTTGGCCTGCTATTGGTTTTCCCATATTAATTGTCCTCGAAGTTACCAGATTTATCTGATATATTAAATTTAATTTTTGCACGTGATGTGAAGTTGGAAAGAGTCAAATCACCAATACCAGAGTTTGAAAATGAATCAAATTCATCAGCACTTTTGGATTTAAATCTATAAGTCATAGATCCGAGATATTCAACTGAATCTATTACACCATTTAAAGCTGTTGTCAAAATTACAATATTACCCGGCTCAGAAGTACTGAGGTCAACTGGGTTATATGAAAACTTAACATCGAAAGTTGAGTCAGGTATAATTTTAAATGTATCCACTGTACCATCAGGTGATGTTAAAATGAAATTGGGTTCAACCTTAACTGTACCAGTTGCATTCAAAGATTTCTGCCAATTTGATTGATAGTGTAGTACCACATCATCGGTGGTGTTAGCTATCAAATAACAAGTTGATCCATATGTATTTCCTAATATTGTTACGCCCGGAGTTGGTGACGTCCACGTAGCTGAATTATCCCATACTGATTGGTTGGCTGGATCATTTATTATAAATTCAGTATTAACAACCACGGTGCTAGCAGTACCATAATTAACAGCACTATTCGTCCTTACGGTTGCACGTTGTGGTGATATAAATTGAACAAAATTTCGTGTCATATTTGGTGTTTCACCATTAACTGAACAAACAAAATATACAGGTTGGATTACCGTAGAATACACTTTGGCATAATAAACCCCATTTCCATTTGAAATAACTTCAGATAATGATGAAGTTCCGTCATCATTCACTAATGACATTTTTATTTTACTAACATCATAGTTTGTGATGTTTTTTCCGTCAGTACCTACTAGGAATAAATCTGCTGTACCGAAATCTTCACCAGTTGCGGGTACAACCACATCACCACCTGAAAAATAGCTTCTAGACATATCAGGAAGAATAAAAGGTTCAGGGGTTGGGATATTACAGTAGAATAAATCAAACGGGCGATAAAGCATTTCACCATTCGCTAGTTTTAATTTATTACTTTGAAAACTAATCACAAATGATGTGTTTGTGGTTAGACTATTTGTTGCTTTAATAAAGAAACAATTGTCAGAAATTGAATTGACAAGTACTTCAGTACTTAATGATGGATTTAGAGTTTGTGACTCTGAATTGTTATACACCAATGAAATGAATGTATAAATGTTACCAGACGTATCAATTAGGTCAAAAACCATGTCAGAACGTTGTTGGTATATGTTTAGGTTAGTATATGTTACACCATTTATCTTGGCGGCTGTTACACAATATCCACCAGTTGTAAATGGAGAATTACCAGCTTTTGCTATTGGTTTTCCCATATTAACTCCTTATTAAGTTATATAGTGTATTTACCCACCTAAATTAAAAAGCACTGCATAGCAGTGCTTTGGATATAAAAAGAATTATGCACTAACAACTGTATAAACACATGTAGCGACAAAATTGCCTTCTTGGGAGGTTGCAGTAACTTCAACGGTTCCCATGCCAGTGAATGAAACTACACCAAAACTAACAGTTGCAACACTTGAATCACTGGTTGCCCATGTGATATTCTGATTGCTTGCTGTAGATGGTGTATAAATGGTGATCAAACGATCAGTTCCACCAACTACGCCTGTGAATGTTGTGTGATTGAATTCAATCCCTTGTAGTCTTGTTCTTGTTAAAGCAGTGTAAGTTGCGGTTTTAGGTTCAGCACCATTACTAGCGGATACCGTAATTGTTGCATCCCCGTTAGAAACGTAAGTTACTAAACCAGTACTTGAAACTGTTGCAACTGCATCATTTGAAGAAATCCAATCAACACTGGCATTATATTCTGCTCCAACTGGTAAAATTGTAGCATTCAATTGCTGGGTTTGACCCGGTTGGAATGGCGTACTTGCGTTTGTAATAGAAATAGACTGGACTTCAGTTTTAACATCAATCTCACAAACAGCAGTAAAACCACCATCTACTGTAGTTACCGTAATGTCTACATTACCGTTTTTCAAGGCGGTAACAAAGCCAGAACTTGTAACAGTTGCAATAGTTTCATCAGAACTAGAGTATGTTACATTTTTATTGGTTGCATCACTAGGTTGAACATCAACAATAAGTGTTCCAGAAACACTGTTTGGTAATAGTGCTGAGATTGTTTTTGGGGTAACAATAACACCAGTAACTGGAACAATTGGAACTGGTTGTGTTGTTTGTTTGTTGAAATCAACAACAGGAACTTCTAGGCCATTAGATAGTACAAATTTGTGGGTAAAAAACTTGTAAGCATATCCTAGAACATCACCACTAACAATATCATATACTTTAACCGCAAATTGATTTTTACCAAGTGCTTGCTGAACTTCGGTTGCAGTTGCTGATAATGGCAACTCAACTAAGTCCTTCCCCCTACTAACCATTTGCTTAAATTTATAAATTTCACTAGTATCATGGTTAACTAGATCAAAAATGCGTGTAGAACGCTCACCAATGATAAAGAGTTCATCAGTAATAGCTTGTGCTTGCCCGTCTGTTGCAGCAAAAACACAGATACCATCCACGTAAAATGGTAACTCTCCAAATTTAGCAATAGGCTTCATTTGAATATCTCCTGTAAAATTATAAAAGTACTTTACATTATTTACCAAAAAAAACGTTGACATACCCAAGAAAAACCGTATAATAGACGACATATCACGGATAAACGCCCATAAAAACTTGGGACAAACCAAAAATCATGTGATATAATAAGAATGTAGCCGCTGATGTAGGCGGTGTTAAAAAATAACTAAGGAGTACTTAGAATGAGTAAAGAAAAAGTTTATGTTTATATCGGTCGTTTCCAAATGACACATCGTGGTCATGAAGAAGTACTTAAAAATGCAATCGAAAAAGCTGATCGCGTTGTCCTACTAGTTGGTTCTTCCGAACTAGCTCGTGACCCAAAAAACCCGTTCACCTTTGACGAACGCAAAACAGTACTAGAAGCGATGGCACAACGTATTGCATCCGAAGAGTGGTCAAAAGGTCGTTCTGTGAAGATTAATATTCTTCCAGTGCACGATTACACTTACAACAATACCAAGTGGCTAAAAGAAGTTCAAAATCAAGTTGCTTCAGTTAGCAACAGTACTGACATTGTACTTACTGGTTGTCGTAAAGAAGGTGATGCAAGTACTTTCTATCTCGACTTCTTCCCGCACTGGAAACAAGATTTTATCGAAGAAGTACTAACTGTTAACCCAGCAGTACCAGCAGAATATCGTGAACAGGATTCTAAAGTTAATCCTACACCAGCATTCAGCAGCACTGCATTGCGTAATCAGTTCTTCAGTACTAAACAAGTACCTTCTGGTCTTCCCGCCGAAACTCAAGAATTCCTTGAGAAGTTCGTCGTGAATAAACCTGAAGTACTAAACAATCTAGTAAATGAACACGACTTTGTTGTACGTTATCGTAAACAGATGAATGAGCAACTACCGTACACTAACATTCCATTCCTAACGGGTGATGCGTTAGTAGTATGTGCTGGTCACGTCCTACTAGTAAAACGTCGCACCTATCCCGGTAAAGGATTATGGGCGTTACCCGGTGGATTCTTTGACGCATGGGAAGACCAAACACAGGTCGATACAGCATTGCGTGAACTAAAAGAAGAAACTAAGATTGATGTTCGTTATAAAGAACTAAAAGGTTCTATTGAGAAAGTTGAAGAGTTCGGTGACTTCGAACGTTCCCTACGCTGGCGTATCATCACCAAGTGTGCTTATATCAAGCTAGCTGGTGCAAAACTACCTAAAGTAAAAGGTAGTGATGATGCAGAGAAAGCATTCTGGGTTCCACTTTCTGAGATTGCAAACAATCGTGAGATGTTCTTTGAAGATCATCTAAGCATTATTGATACTTTCCTCGGAATTCTATAATGTTATATTGTCTAACACAAGACGTATATTCTGATATCATGGCTATGCAAGGTCACTTGCATAGCAAATATGACACGACGAATTGTAAATTTCTTGACATTTTGCCAGAACATGTTAGACTGTGTGAAATAAATTCGTTGATATTTGCGGCTGCTAGGCATATCCGTAATGCAAATGAATGGCAACATGCAACTATGGTTGTCCGGTATTGGTGCAGTACAAACAACCCATTCAGTTCAGACGTAGTTGATAAAAATTTTGAGTACAAAGATGGTGAAAAAGGGTTTTGGGCTTACAGGTATGCTGCCTGTTCTTCTAGTAAACTACTTGTCAGTACTGAATTGTTCTCAACCTATATTTCTGTTATTGGTGAAGTTCCTTACTATGAGATAGACAATGAGCTATCAAAAGGGGAATATACAATAGAAGAGATAGCAAAGAGTAATCAGAAGTTTAAAATGGACGCATTATTTCCACCAAATCCTAATATGTTTGCTGATCTTAATGTGGACTATAAAATTCCTTACTCACTAATAATCTGAAAAGTGATGTAGCTTTTCTTAACAACTTCCGAAGAGGTATTAAAAATGAAAAATCTAAAAGTTAACTTTATCCTAAACGTAGACTCATACAAAACTGCACACGGCATGATGATGAAAGATGGCGTAATTGCTCTTGAATCCAACATCATTGCACGTAAGCCAACACCATACACTACTCACGTAGTAATGATGGGTCTACAAGTCTATCTACAAGAATATCTCGATATTCAGATTACGATGGATGACATTGATGAAGCCGAAGCTGAAACCGCATCTCGCGGGGATTATTTCGACCGTGCATTCTGGGAACACATTCTTCATAAACATGATGGTCGTATTCCTTTGCACATCCGTGCGATTCCTGAAGGTACTGTAGTACCAGTAGGTATGCCACTTGTACGTTCTATGAGTACTGATCCAGCAGTAAAAGTAATTGCTAGCTACATTGAAACACAACTTCAACGTGCTATCCAATTCAGTACTACTGTTGCTTCAAACGCCCGTAGTATCAAAGAGTTCCTCGGAGATACTATGGAACGTCATGCTGGTCATCGCTTTGTAGATTATCATCTACACAACTTTGGTGATCGTAGTGCATCTAGCTACGAATCAGCAATTCTAGCAGGTATTGCTCACGCAGTGGTATTCAACGGCTCCGATTGCCTATTGGCAAACCGTTATATCAAACACTACTATCACACACAAACGAATTACCTAAGCAGTGTGATGGCTACTGAGCACAGTGCAACCTGTTCCAACTCTGACGCAGACAAACGCGATGACTTCAATATGGCACTAAAAATGGTGCGTATTTGGGAGAAAATGTGTGATGATTACATTGCTAAAGGTTCTGTTGGTGTTCCACCAATCGTATCTATTGTAATCGATACTTATGACGCATATCGCTTTGTACGTGAATATCTCGGAACACGCCTAAAAGCAATGATTCAAGAAATCGCTGCGAAATGTCCGGGTGCAAAAATTGTTGCCCGTCCAGATAGTGGTAATCCAGAAACTATGCCAATTGAAATCCTAGAGATTCTAGCTGACAAGTTCGGTACTACCCTAAATGCTAAAGGTATGCGTGTACTACCATCTTACATTGGAGTGATTCAAGGTGATGGTATTGAAGAAGATTCTATCCGTGCAATCGTTGCTAACCTAGAAAAACACAACCTATCTCTAGAGAACATTGTGTTTGGTATGGGTGGTAAGCTAGTACACCCACCGAAAGGTCGCGATACTTATAGCTTTGCAATGAAAGGTTCTGCACAACAACTAGAAGACGGTACTTGGGAAGACCTATTCAAAGACCCAATTACTGATGTTGGTAAACGTAGCCTACGTGGTCGCGTAACCACATACAAATGTAAAGTTACTGGTAAAATCATTGCTGAACGCATTGAGCTACAGGACGTGAACAAACAACTAGAAGATATGATGGTTGATGTGTATGTGGATGGTAAAATTATGAACCTAAGTTCTTTTGATGAAGTACGTGAACGTGCTAACAAAGGTTTGTAATTAGTTTTTAGGGGAGGCATGACCTCCCCATTTTTAAGTGAGGTGGATTATGATTTTATCAATAATTTTAGGTATAGTATTAACAATTGTGTGGTGTATAGTAAGTGCACCGTTCGTGTCAATGGCACTAATGCCATTCATAATGGCAGGTGGTGCACCCGGCCTTACCAATAAAGAAAAATACTTCATGGTTGCAGGTTATATTGGTATTTTACTAGTTGCGTACATTGCAGTTCCAGTACTTATATTTTTCTTAATACTTTAGGAGTACAGAATATGTTTTGGAGTGTTTTGTTTTTATCAATCATCTTTGTGTTTGTAGGACTAGTGGCATACTGTATTACTATGGCAACAACAATTGGATGGAGTAGAAACGGAAAGATTGATTGGAGTGGTTGGTTTGATGAGTACAAATCTGTTCTATACACAGTTTGGGGTTTTGTAATTTTCATTTATGTTGTTTCATTTTTTGCATTAATTCCATAGGAGTTTATATGACAATAGCATTAGTTGTTCTTTGTACCATATTATCTATAGCTGTGTGTGCTTTAATAACTCCAGTTCTAGCCATATTAGCAATGGCGGTTGTATCTGCAATGGGTGGTCCAAATGTTCCATTTATTGTTCGAATTATTCTTTCTGCTGGTATGATAGGTGTTGGTGTGTTGTCATACATCGGAATACCAACAATAATCTTTAAACTAATACTCTAGGAGTTTATATGTTATTTTCTGAACTAAAATCTAAACTAGATAGTTATGTACTACCACTATATGATTCAAAATGGGTACACGATCAAGTACTTAAAGGTATTATTGAGTTGAATGAATATGACCTCAATGATCCAGATGATAAAGAAGAATATGAAAGTGATTCAGAAAATATTCCTTCTGCACCATCAATTGTATTAGGTCGCCGTGATCCAGAAGAGTTTAGTGGGTTCCCATTTGGTTTAAAAACTGATGAAGGATACCTTGACGATCAATCACTAATCGAGTATATTACTCAAATTCACTGGAAAGAGTTGTCCGATTTGGGTCTTGTTGATTGGCGTTGTATGGAAAGTTACAGTGAATTGATTTATACTGACCACGATGAACATTTCCCAGAATTAACAGTACGTGCTCGTGTAAAAGAAATTGAAGATTTCTTCAGTACTTTACTAGGTAAGTCTCTTACTGCACCAGATGCAATCGATGTTAAAAGTACAGCAGATTGCAAGAAGTTCATCCAAGACACTTATGGTAAAAAAGCTAAACGCACTAAGAAGCAAAAATGGGGCGAGATTGAATTCCGTCTTTTTGAAGATGAAGATGGGGAGTATATTTCCATTGTTAGCTATCAGAACAAACTAATCTCTCACTACGAATTCCCATATGGGGAAGATTACTAATTTTTGGAGGGTAATTATGGAATATGTAATGCTAGCTATTATGTACATTTTGTCAACGGGTTCTGCATACGTTATTGTTAAAGCAACTACTCGTGGTTGGTACACAGTTGATAACGAAACTCATACTCGTAAATTCCGTTTCAAAGCGTGGTTTATGGAATTCAAAAGTTTCCTATTTGTATTGTTTGCATGTCTAATTGCAATCTACATTCTCGGTCCGGTAGCAATGCTATGAGTCAACCACTTCTACTAGGTCATACATTGTATCGTATCAACGAACATTACAATTACATTCAACGTACTGCTTCTAGTACTGAAGAACGTAATCATGCATATATGCAAATGTATGAACTACTAAATGATCAAATTGTCATGGAATCGAAATTCCCAATACCACGTGGTATAGTTACTGATTACGAACGCAATGAAGATGATGTGTACTTTAAGATTGGTGAAGTTTGGATGTATGTTAAAACAAACATATTCCCTCTTCATCAGTGCTACATCACTGACTGTTATGTACATAACGGTATAACGCACCTTATCGTACAGGATGGCTCAATTCGTAAAAAATATGAATTCGAATATGAACTAAAAATTATTGAAGATTTATCTTGCATTCCCACCAAACAGGCATTATACTAGACTCTCAATTATACAGAGGGTTTAATTATGGCAACAGCAATTGCAGCATTTTTCATGGTTGTTTGGTGGTTCGGTGTGGGTCCATTCCTGCTGGTATTCAACGGAATAGCCCACAGTGAAACTAACTGTTTAATCGGTTGGGCTAAACATGAAAATAAAAGTACTTTTAAACTTCGCGTCTATCAAGTACTTCATTGTTTAGGTTATCTTGCGTGGATGGTTGGTTTAGTAGCTATTCCAGTAGTTATCAAACACTACATGGGATAAGAATATGGAAACCATTATGGAAGTACTGCTAGCGTTAGAAAAGATTTTCGGACTGTTTGTATTCTTTTTTGTTTGCACAGTCGTTGCTTTTCTGCCTATTTTATTCAACAAGCATTACAAAGGTTGGTCAATTAAAGACCGTATACAAAGTGTGTACTGGAGATTTTGGCAAAGCCCACATCCCGGTACAAGTGGTGCAGTATTCAAGACAACGGTTATTGGTATATTCTGGGTTGTACTTGCATGTACGCCGATTATTCTAATGATGTTTGTTTATCAAAACTAATAAGGAATGTAAATGACTTGTATTATCGCTTATACTAACGGGGAATCATCTTTCATTGCAGGTGATAAATTAGGCTCTAATGGTTTTACCAAGTCAGTGATGGTTGAACCTAAAATCTTTGAGAAGAAATTCATCAAAGTACTTGAAGATGGTGTACAACGTGAAGAACATACTCTAGCATTAGGTGGAACCACTTCGTTCCGTATGCTACAGCTTCTTGACCATAAACTAGAACTACCAGTTCAAGAGAAAGGTACTACTGTTACTCAGTATCTAGTGCATCAAGTAATTCCAGAGATTCGCAAACTATTCAAAGATGAATGGGGTTCACGTGACAATACACAAGACGTTGGTGGTGGTCAGTTTATTATTCTCCACGACCATGTGATTTACGAAGTTCAAGAAGACTTCTCAGTACTACAACCTAAAACTCAAATTACATCTGTGGGTAGTGGTACTTATCATGCAATCGCAGCAATGCAAGCATTCCATATTGCAAATAAAGAAGGTAATCTTGGGATGGTTGACCGTGTAACTGATATCTTCAAAATTGTTAGTACTAATGTAACTAGCGTAAGTTCTGAATATGATATCTTCACATACTAATAACCTAAGAATACACCATTACTTAAAGATGGTGTATGAACGGACTAAAAGTATTAGTGAGTTTGTACAACTTACACACGAGATGCGTGTATTAGTTGAACAAAACCCTGACATTGTAAAATTTTTGTGCACCAAAGAACATTATGCACAAAATGATATGTGTTGGGGTGTTTCACAAACAACATCATTTGAACGGTCTTTATTAATTCTCTCAATGCGTTACAAGAAGGTTGAGATTGTAACCAACGATATGATGGAAGAATTTAAACGCTGTTGTTATTTGTACTACGTCTTTTCCGTTCCAGTTCCAAATTCATCAGTTAAGTACATTCATGTAATTACTGATAAGGGAGTCTATATGTACCGGGGTGGAGTTAAATTATATACGTAAATACAGTATATTAACTACCCAAAAGGATAAAAAATGGCAGGGAAAGGATTCGTTGCACTTCAGTTAGATTTGCAACAAGGAAAAGAAATCCAAAAAGTTTTTAAAACTGCTGGAATAAAATGCTTGACACCAACGAAATTTCATGTTACCTTAGTATACGATGAGTCAGATCCAGAGATCGATCTTCCAGTGAATACTAAGTCGTACAGTGCGAAGATCGTAGGAGTTGAGCGATTAGGTAAGAAGGGATCAAAATACGAAGCAATTGCTTTGATCTTGAAATCCCCAGAGATCGAAAAAAGACACAAAGAGTTGAAGAAGGCTGGCTTTGATCATAAGCACCCTAGTTTCAAATGTCACATGAGTGTAGTGTACCAACCGGAAGATACGGATGAAGACATTATAGATCTAGTACATAAACTTGGAGCACTACCAGAAACTCTTAAATTTGGAAAGGAATACTCAGGTAAAACTAAGTGAGGTGAAGGATGGATTTGGATAAGTTCTTGGCAAACAAAGGTAAACGCAGACTGTTAGTTATATCAGGTGCAGGTCTCTCAGCAGAATCAGGGATCAGTACTTTCAGATTTGACGAAGACGCACTCTGGGAAAATACTAACGTAAACCACGTATGTAACATCGCGAATCTTTCAGCTTACTATCACAAAGTACACGCATTTTACAATACCTTGAGAGTAAACCTAAAAGAAAAGTACCTAACGCCGCTCATCACGTGATTGCTGAATTAGAAAAACAATACGGGGATGATCTTTTTTTACACATGACGACTAACGTCGATGATCTATATGAACGTGCAGGTGGAACCGCTATGCACTTACATGGTGATCTTTTAGAAGTAATAGAGAACTATTCACTAGCAGATAACTCTTTTAACATTGAGTACTTAGGTTATGAAGCCTATATACCGAAAGAAGGGGTGTATGCGAAACCAAATGTTGTTATGTTTGGGGAATCAGAACGTTACGTATATGGTGAGCGTGTACCATTATACGAAGATCGCAACAAAGTACTTGCATCCCTGACAGATCAAGATACCGTTGTGGTAGTGGGTTCCTCCGACACAGTGATCCAGTGGTCTTCGATGGCTGGTGCGTCACCTGCTTATACATACAATGTTAACATACGAAAGTCAGATAATGATTGGATGTTTAGCGAGAAAATTTACAAGCCAGCGTCAGAGGCCATCCCTAAATTGAAAGATATTATTTTATTGAGGATGGATTTATGAGTGAAGTAACGGCAAGAACATTTATTTTATATGGAACTGAAGTAGATTTTGGTAAATTCGATACAAGTCGTTTTGAAAATGCCGAAGAGTACATAAATCATGTTTACGATGTGATCAATAAGGTTGACTCACCTTTTCAAATGATATATGATGAGTTATCTGATGCACACTACTTTGGGTACGTAATTGATCAAGCGGCAGACACTGAATGGGAAACTGAATTACTTAACACTGTTAGTTTTTCAGATCTAAGAGAGAAGGTAACACCCGACATTCGCGATAGCGTAGACTGGATACTATTAGTATATTTCGGTCGTAGAGCAAGCGAATTTAACGTCGATCTTTGGATTCTATCAGTCTATGCCTAAGAGGGTATAATGATATATAAAGAGCTACCATTCGGGGAGAGATCTAACAGATTTGATTGCGTCTTCGTTTGGATATACGCCAAAAACTGTACACCGTATGCGAACTACCCGTATAACGACATTCCTAACGTATCTCTAGTACTTTCAGAATTACGTTGGGATGGTCTTATGGGAGCCGTTGGTGGAGGCGTTGAAGATGATGATATATCATTGGAAGAAGCAGTAAAACGGGAAGCATTCGAAGAGATTAACTACGATCTTCCTATTGAACGCTTAGAGCCATTACTTACTTTAAAAAATGGCTCTGGATCACACAACCATAGTTTTTCATTAGAAGTATCATATGAAGAACTTGTACAAATTCGAAACAATGCACATTTAGGTGAGCATTTTAGTGCAGAGAATGCTGGTGTAAACCTTATGCATATCTGTAGGTATCAAAAGCCAAACAAGGTCGAGTGCGGATATAATGTACTCCTAGACCAAGAATTCATTGGTTCTGCTAAAGTGGAACTTCAACATCTGGTAAGTACTAAAAACTTACTAGTATCATACGTAAACAAAGGGTAACAAAATGTACAGTATGTTTCTTGATGATTTGAGGGACGCAGAAAAGTACTATCCAAATAAAGGATTTATTACTGTGCGTACTTACGATGAAGCCGTTGAATATGTCAAAAATCACGGTGTTCCCGTATTCATTTCATTCGATCATGACTTGGGTGACGAAGCCGAGGACGAGAAAACTGGTTACAGTTTTGCTAAATTTATTATTGACTTTATGATCGATAATGAGTTACAATGTGTTTTTGATTATGTAGTGCACAGTGCAAACCCTGTAGGGAAAGCAAATATTGAGTGCTATCTTAAAAATGGTTTAAAATTCATCAGGAGCCAAAATGTATAAAGTTATCGTTGCAAGCGTAGTCACATTGGGAATTGCCTTTCTAGTCTCTTCCTGCAATCAACAAATTGAAAATACACGTAAGCAGGATGTTTACTACAATACTGCTACTGTAACTAATATTGGTCAGTGCCGGGACAGCAAATGTTCTTTTGAGTACAAGACCAGTACAAACGAGGTGAAATTTGGATTGTCTAACACTCCAATGATCATCGGGCAACTAGTCTATCAGGAATGTTGGACTGAAAAGGTGAAGGGTCTACAGTGTTATGTTGACTATTCACCTTCAAAAAACTAAAAATTATCGTACCTAAATACGATTGAGAGACAAGGAATGTCTCGATATATAGATAAGGATGTTTATGAAAAAATATGCTCTAGACACAAACGTAATTCTTGGTGACCCATCTGCTATCCTAGCATTTGCTGGCTCAACAGTAATTTTACCGTTCACAGTACTTGAAGAGTTAGATTCCATCAAAAGCCGCAATGTTGACGTAAGTCGTGATGCTCGTGTCGCAATTCGCAACATTTCTGATATTCTTGAATCAGCGACCCATGAAGAAATCTCTAGTACTGGAGTGGACGTTTCTAAGATCCATAAACACATGGATAAGAACAGTCGTCTATTCGTTGCTACCGTTGAAGAAGCAGAAGCATTGCTACGCACTAAAGTTGATGCTGCTGATAAAGACTTTAACAAAGTACAAACACTAATTAATAGTACTGTACCTGATGATAAGATTATCCTAGTTGCTCTAGCTACTGAATCAGTACTTGTAACTCGTGATATTAATATGCGTATTAAGGCACTAGCCTATGGCGTAGAAGTACAAGACTATCGTCATGACGTAACAATCGAAGACAGTGATCTAATCCACACCGGAAATCATATCATTGATATTGATTTGTGGGCTACCCTAGCTGAGTCTGAAACACAAGTATATTGTGCACAAGCTCAACGTAAACTATTCCAATACATTCCAGAAGATGCAATTAAACCTCTTCTACCAACTAACCTATACATCGGTGATTACATTGCAGATAATGCTGATGTACTCTTTGTGTTCGAAGGTTGGGGTCGTCGTGAGGATGTTGATCCTTCAGTACAAGACGATACCGAATACATGGTATTCTTGGACATTGGACAGCAGAAATCTCTACGTGCTAAAGTATGGGATATCAAAGCTAAAAACGTTCAACAAGCGATGGCTATTAACAGTATTCTAGATCCTGATGTACACATTACAGTACTTCTAGGTTCTGCTGGTACTGGTAAGACCCTAATTACCCTAGCAACGGCGTTAGACCTAGTGCTAGAACAGAAGAATGCGTATCAACGTATTATCTTCTCCAAAACACAAGATTCACAATTTGAAGATATCGGATTCTTACCCGGTACTGAAATGGAAAAAGTTATTCCATTCTGTGGAGCGGCTATTGATGCCCTAGAATTCCTCCACAAAGATGATGCTAACCCACAAGGAAGCATTGAGGAAATCATTAAACGCAACGTAATGCAGTTCAAAGCATTGAACTTTATTCGTGGTCGTAGCTTCATTAACACGATCCTAATCGTTGATGAATTCCAAAACATTACCCCTGCACAAGCAAAAACCATCTTGACACGTGCTGGTGAAAACTGTAAAGTAATCATCATGGGTAACCTAAGCCAGATTGACTCCCGCTTCATCAGCCCTGTAAACAGTGGCCTAACGTATGTAGTTGAGAAGTTCAAAGATTGGGAAGGTTGCCGTATCGTTGAACTAGAAGGTGTTGTACGTTCTGCACTAGCAGAATTTGCAGAAGAAAATCTATAATAATTTGGGGGCAGCTATTGCCCCCTTTCAATTAGAGTGATATAATATGTCCAATGAAGTGAAAGTTTATGGTTGTCCGTGCTGTGGTGAAGCTGCATACTGGCGAAAAGGCGACTTCAGTACTCGAATGCTTGACTGTGTGCAATGCTTGCATTGCTCCTTAGAAATGGAAGGTTCATACGAACCTCAATCAGCAGTTGAGGATTGGAATTGTCGAGTACTAGAACATGAAGTGAAAGATTCTGTTTACGACATTGACGGAAACAAAATTAGGTGATATAATGACACCATACGATGAAGGTTGGAATGCTTGGGATAATTCATACCCCGATGACAATCCATATGAAGATGGGGAAGACAAACTAGAATGGGACCGTGGGTATTGGAGTCGTGATTCTATGCATTTAGATGCAATTACTAGTTCAATGTATGATCCATTCATGGAGTACCTATCTGTACTTCTTGGTATAGTATTAGTAGTTGGTTTCATAGCAGTTGTTGTGAAAATTTTCATGTAAAAAAAGTTGGGACAAACGCTCAACAATGTGATATAATATAGATGTTATCAAAACAAAAGAGGAAATTATAATGGAAAAGAATAAGAAAGAAGCTCAGAACACCCGTCGTGCACAGATGGACAAAAACTCCGCTCTAGAGAGCTTCAAGAAGCTACGCCAGCAGGGTGTGCTAACCCGTCAGCAGTTCCGTACCATTACCTTTGACAAAGGTCTACAAGGTAGCACCAAAGGTTCCCCTCTAATCACCACCTATGAAGTGGTTAAACAGGGCAAGAAGAAAGTGCTAGAGGTTAAAACCCAGCAATGGACTCGCACTTAATTAGTGCCTGTTTCAAAACAACATTGATAAATAATGTTATAACAATAATAACATTTTGACTCCATGTTGTTTTTAGGCCACTAATTTAGTGGCCTTTTCTTTTTGGAGAGTACTATGGATTTTAAAAAAGCAATTGAAGATATAACGTCTTATATCAATAATGAATTCGGTGATAATGCAGTATTTGTTATCTATGGTTCATTCATTGAAGCTAAAGAAGGTTTCTTCGTTGAACCTAAAGATGTTGACATTGCACTACTTAACTTCTACAATCTATCTGAAACCATTCACGTAAAAATTCCAGAATTGAATATTCCATTGGAAATAACACCAATGTATTCATCTGAAATCGTAAGAGAATTAGATGCACTAGAACCAAAGTACTTCAATTTCTATTCCTCAGATTTTGGTCATCATTCTATGATCTACGATGAATTGGATAATAAAAAGATTGGGAAGTACGTAGTAATATTAGTTCGATTTCTTCTAAGGCTTATAATAAAGGCAAGAAGAAGCTAATAGTAGAAGATGATTATGATAAGTATTTGGGCCTTAAAAACTTGTATCATGCATTCAAGTTTCCAGTACAGGCCATGCACTACTACAATCATTCAGACAATTGTGAAATTGAATCACTAACAACAATTAAATACAATCATATATGGTATTTGAAAGATATTCATGATATCATTTTTGACACATATAATAACAGTACTGGTACACTCGAAGAACGTTGGAAAACGCTTGACGCAGTGATTAAACCCAGATATAATAAACTCATGACAGATTTTCGTATTCGTTTCCCGAAAAAGGTGGACTAAGTGGATGATTTGATTGGTGGGATTTTAGAATTACTCGCGGTATTGTTTTTAGGCAAACCGGGAAAAGGTACAGCTATCGTTATTACAGTACTAATTTTAGTAGCACTATGCGTCGGTTTGTACGCAATCATGTAGGAGATATATGAAAAAACAACACAAGGGTCGCATGTCTTTCCATTAAGGTACTTTAACTTAATAGGAGAGAATATATGTTCTTTGACCAAACATTCGTGATCTACCACGACTCAGGTAAAACTGAAATTGTAGATGATTTGTACACGCACATTAGGCAGAGTGGAGATATTCAACGCTTCCATAGCTTCATGAAATTCAATGTTGGACCATACACTAAATCAAGTGATGCGTTCTACCAGCATTATAGAAGCTGGTGGTATTCTCGTCCGATTGAATGTAATCACGTAGGCTTCTATTTGTACACACAAAGTGGTTTAATGGTTTCCCCTGATTTACTTCTAGCAGAGTACAACAAAAAGTACGTGTCTTATAGTAAGTACTATTGCTGGGGCCGTGGTCGCATTTACTGGACACGTCCAATGACCACTGCTGGTAACCGTCACACTACTCGTCGTGACAAACGCCCACACAACCAACAAGCTCGTCGCATGGCAGCAGGTGTTGTAAAGGAAGAAGGTGAACCAGAATTTCGCGGTGCTCGTAAGCACAAACAACTTCGTACCCATTGGGACGATATCTGTGTAAGAAGAAGCTGTTCTTGGAAGAACTGCACTAAACGTAAAAAACAATACAAAGGGAGCTAATGCTCCCTTTTCTTTTGAGGTGATTATGCAAAGAAAACAAGTATATCGTGAAGTACTAACGGAGAAGTATCATGGATAAAGAGAAGATTCTATATCACGCTAAACACAATGGTGGTTTTACTATCCGCTCATGTGAATATCAAGGTAAGTGGTCTGAAAATTTAGATTATCTAATTAAAAACAAAATGATTAATTGGGTAACGAGCGGTTTGTGGGGTGAATATAATTCATGTGGTCAACAAGACTTATACGACCAAGCTATCCATGAGTACAAGATTACTCCTGATGGTGAAGTACTTCTAGCTATCTACCGTTTAGCGTATGCTCATAAGCATCACCAAGGCGAAGATAAACATACACGCCGTATTCAAGAGTTCTATCAGTTACTTGAAATCAGTGGTCGGGCATCAATTTATTTCGAACAATTCTGTACTAAAAATCAGAAGAAAGCAATGAAAGATGGCCTTGATACACTACTAAAACCAAAAGTAGAAGAGACTGTTTTTGATCCAGAACTAAGCCCATACAACATTGTCCCACACGACGAATGGAGAAGTATGGATAAAAAATACCGCATCAAACAAATTGATTTAGATGAACCAGTACTAACATCTATGTTCAATATGAGTGTTGGTCTTGGTCCAAAGAATTCCGATGCTTACCGTTCTGAAAACTATGTACTTCGCAAAGCTAACGAAGAACTAGGTGAAATGACTCTTGAGATGAACATCGCTGATGGTCTATCTTACAAAGAAGCAGGTACTGATGGTGTTAAAGGTGAAGCGGTTGATTTAGCAATCTGTGCAATGGATATGTTTGCGTTACAATGTCCGGGGATGACTCCAGAAGAAATTGAACGGGAATTTCTTTCGTATATGCTAGTGAAGTTGAATAAATGGCGTGACACCCTAAAATAATGGTTGACAGGGGATTTGTGTCTTGATATAATTCCCCTATCAAATCAACTGGAGTTAATTATGAAAATTTTAGTAGCAGTAGATGCGTCCGGTTCTTTCACTGATATGGACCGTTGGGAACATACAAAGAAAATTGTTAATGAAACAGTACATGCACTTTCTGCTAATTCTGAAGTACAAGTAGTTAAAGTTACTACTAAACTACACTTCTGTACTCTTGAAGAGTTCAATACTGGTTGGGATTTCAATGTTGGTGATGGTGGTGGTTTAGTCGAGTCTCTACTAAACGGTCTTGAATATGACAACGTGCATTTTATTACTGATGGATTCGTTGATCTAAAAGCATTTGATGACTATGTATCAGTCATGATTCTCGAAGATCCACACTATGTAGAAGATGCACTTCCTATTGTTGGTTTTGAATGTTTGCACTGCGGGAAAAGTCCCAGCTTGCACAAAGCAGCCGATAAATCATGTCCTGAAGGTAAGGGTTACTTCAGTTCTACCAATAAATTCAGACCAGATTCATCTAAACCAATTCGCAAGAGGACTATCTAATGAAAATTATTATTCTAAGTCTAGCAGTACTTCTAAGTGGTTGTGTTACTAATTTCCAACACGATCCCGGTCATACCGAATATCATCCATTTGGTGCGAATGCTCCAGATAACTGTGCAGTAGCCGATTCGAACATTGTGTTCGTGAATGGACTACCATCATTTGAGTACATTTGTAATAAGGAATAATTATGTCCCAAGCTAAAGACTTTTTGATTGAGTACATGGCACGTCAAGGCGTTGATGATATGAAAGCTCTCTTTGATGAAGACCGTATCATGGAAGCAGACTTTGCTAACGTTACTGAAGACTATGTTTGGATTGAAATCGATGAAGATAGTCGTGCTGACGCTGATGTACCGGACTTCGGTTATGATCTAGATGGTGAATGTTATGATGTTCAAATTAAAGACATTCGCAGCATCACTGAGTACTACTTTGATGACGAAACTGAATTTGATGGTGAAGTAGAAGTACAAGTACTTGAAATGAAAGATGGTTCATTCCTAATCGGTGACTTGAGTCGCGGATAACAAATAAGAAAGTACTATAAGCCGTGCCTCTGGCAAAATCCAGTATAAGTCCGTACCGCACAGCGAATACTCTGTATCCCTACTCAAAGATACCAAAACAGAGGGCGATAGTACTTTCGCTTTAATTGAATGGAGAATTTATGAATACATGTGACAAATATTGGTGGGTTACTGAACATCCTGCATTTATCAATAAAGATGGTGCTATGGTTCATATTGAAATAGAGCCACATATGGTATGTCCAAGTACTGGACGAATTGAGGATTATAAACCACTAAACACCAAGTTACAGTTGTGGATTGAAGTAATGGTTCCCTTCAAACATGAAGGTGAAGAGAAGTATGAGTCAGGTCATGATTATGAATTGGATTGTGGCGGTTGGACATATGAAGAAGCAATTGATAATATGTATAATTTAGTATTGAAAAAGTATGGGGATTATACAGAAGAAGAAGCTAGTGCTAAATTCAAAGAAGTGTATAGTATCAACATTTCTAAATCAGTGATTACTGCCAAATCGAGAAAACTTCATACTTCATGGAGACTCACTGAAGATTGGAAGAATGATGTACTAGATAAAGAACAGATTGAAATATACACTGATGATATTGAGTGCATGAAAAAAACAATCCAAGCCTTGACAGAGCACCGGAAAACGTGTAGTATTGATGAATACGAAGAAATTGACGAGCACTTAGAGAAAGAGACATTCAAAGTGTACGAAGCTGAACTTTCATTAAAATACGGAATCGACTTGGTGAGGAAATGACAGAGATACAGAAATTAGTTAAAGTACTGAACAATATGCCCCCTCTGGAACAGTCCAGTGAACGTAGACGCTTTCGCGTTATTGCTCGTGCACTGGACAAAAAAGGTCGTGTAATCAGCACCAAGACCAATTCCTACACTCTGTCACATCCAGTACAGAAGCACTTTGCTGTAATGGCTGGTCGTCCTGAAGCAATCTTTGTTCACGCAGAGATTGCTGCTTTAGTTGCTGCTAAAGGAAAAGAAGTACACACATTACTGATCGCACGTGTTGACAATAATGGTAATCCTATTACTGCTGCACCATGTGAGATTTGCAGTATTGCTATTAAGAAGTTTGGTATTAAAGAAATTATTCATACATAGGAGAGCATTTATGCTTCTAGCAGATCTATTAAAAGAAGTAAAGTACGGCAATTCTAAGAAAGGCGTAAAATACGCTGAAGAAGTAGCGGGTGAGGTTCAACAGTTCATCGATGTTAGTTCTGCCCTAGTTAATGCTGCAAAGGAATTGGGTAGTACAAAACGATCAGATTTAAACAACGTTATCAGTGAAATGACTGAAAAGTTCAACGAACGACTATCTGCCAAAGATAAAGAAGTGAACTATTTGGACTTCAAACCAGTTGATGTTATTTCTTCAATTGGATATAGTTCTTATGGTGGACCTGAATTTTCAAAGTACGGAAAGAAAGATAAAGTACTTAAATCCTGTCGAACAAGTGTTCCCGGAATTCTAGAAGTAGCTGAAAAACTAGGTCTACTAGTTATTCCAACACAGTATGTGAAAATGGAATTAGTCAGGAAAGATAAAATTCTAATTGGTAATTATGAGAAATATGTACACTACGCTTATAACAATTTCGTTAGTGAAGCTAAGAAAAACAACCTAAACACATGGTTGGTTTGTCCTATTCAGTACTATGATATTGAACGCCACGCTAAAGATCTATCGTATGAGTTCTTCATTCCTTCTGCTATCAACCAAGCATTCACTTCAATTAAAATCATTCTACCTATGCTAATCGGCATGATTGAACAGATTGAATCACTTCAAAACAAGGTAGATAACATCAGTGCCCAATTGGAGAACATGAGATGTACTCTACAGGCACAGCAGAAGCAGATTGATCGTCTAGAATCAGAACTAGTTAAAGAGCGTCAACGTCGAGTTGAGGAAGCTGCTCGTGTACGTCAACTAGAAGCTCAAGTACAAGAACAACGTGCACAAATCCAATGGTCAACATTTGATCCACTCCAAATTGCTATCCCAAATACAGTTACTGATATTAATACATATGAAGGTAATGCAGTGCTTGGTGTTGCTTGGGGTCCAGAAATTGACGATTTACTAGTAGATTTATTAGGAATGCAACGTCAAGAAACTCGTAAGGATTTTGTTACTACACAGTACAAGAGGTTTGAATAATGCAAATTGATATTACAGATTTAACTGATAGTGAAAAATACGTTGGTCAGAAGCTATGGGTTTGTGACTACCGCAAAGAGTTAGATAAGAAAGCTATTCGACACGTCAAGCCAACTGAAGTGTATGTTGCTGGTTCTAAAGATTTTTGTGATGCGGATCTAGAACCAAAAATTTACTACAGTCACGTAGGTCTAGCTAAACTCAAAAAAGATGGTTCCCCTAACCTCAAGCAACTCATTCCACCTTTTGATAATACCGGATACCGCTCATATGCTGGTATTGGTTTATGCGTATTTGATAATGAACAAGAGTGTATTGACATGTACAATGAACAAGTCTTAGAAGTACTTAAGAAGTACGAATATGAACTTCAATTCGTTATGCGTAGGCTATCAAAATGAAATGGAAGAGATTCGCGAACTAACCATTAAACCAAAGGAATAATTATGCAATATGCATGTCTTCGTGATTTTGTACAAGTAAAAATTGGACTAGGCAAATCATTCTATATTAGTGGTTATGCCAATCCTAAACTACGTTCTGTTCCTGCTTGTAATGTAAAGCCAACTTTAGTCACTTTAGAACGCAATGATCCAGCTAAACCTTACCGTACTGGAATGTACTACAATGATAAGAATCTACAGTACTTAGTTGCTAAAAGTTCGAAAGGTAAAATTATTAGTGCAGTAGAATATGTATGGGTCTTCGATACAGAAGAAGAAGCACGGTCATGGTACAACCAAGAAGTTCAGAAAATTGCTGCCGTATACCAAACAAAAATAAACAAAGTATTGGAGAACCTAATCGATGATAACCAAAATTGTTAACCTAGTAGGTGGACCATGCTGTGGTAAAAGTACTACAGCCGCTGGACTATTCGCAGCTATGAAACTAAAATCTGACCAGAAAGTTGAAATCGTTACAGAAGTCATTAAGGACTATGTGTATGATGAAAACAAAGGTGCAATGCACGATCAGATCCTAATTACTGCACAACAGAACCACCGTCTACGTCGCCTACAAGGTAAAGTAGATTTCATTATTAGTGATGCTTCATTACTCAATGGTGTTGTATATAATGAATTCTATAAGGATTCAAAGAATCTTAGTACTCAACTATCAATTGATCTTTTCAATGAATACGATGATAATCTAGTGTTCTTGCTACCACGTAAACCACAATATGACCAATATGGTCGTACTCAATCACTAGAAGAAGCCAAACATCTTGATCGTATCTTTATGAACAAGCTACACGAACTAGATGTTGACTACTTTGATATGACTCGTTTCACTCATGAAGAAATGCCAGAGAAGATTCTAGAAATCCTTGGTAGTATGTTTAAATTCGAGGTGCGTAAATGAAGACAATCTTTAGTAAAGAATACGATGGTGAGAGCATCTACGATGTACAACGTGACGTAGTGGAAGCATTTGATTCACGCTTCAATGAGTTCGTTGCTGACATCCCACAAGATGAAAATGGTATCCAAGAAGGTCAGTTCATTGTAACTATCCAATGGTCACCATTTGAGGACGAGTAATGTTATTACAAGAAAGTAATAGTATTCAGGTTGAGCCATACTATAAAAAGATGGGTACTAGAGACTTTTTAGGATATCTTTTAGTTGATGACCCAGACCAACACGGATATTATACTGTTGCTAACAGTGCTCTAAATCCAGTTTGTGAACGTGTATCACCAGTGTTTGGTGAGTACAATGAAACGGTAATGACCGATTTGGAATGTTGGTATGAAAAACCAACTTACAAAGGTATGCGGGAAGAACAAGCACTTCAACATGAATACTACCGAGATGAGTTCCTAGAACGTTTTAGTACTCATAAGTACTGTGTATGGTTCATAGGTTGTGATGATGGTGATCAATTTATGCGGTTCGAAAGTAAAGAATCAGCATTGGAATTCCTCAACACTATTGACTTCTTTGATGAAATTTATGACCATCCACACTGTCAAATGTGGTAATAAAAGCACCCTAGGGTGCTTTTTTTCGTTTGTTCACTTAAGCATCAATGTGCCATTTCCTTGATCCAGATCAAGGGACATACCGGGTTATATGTGATATAATAAAATGGTACTATCTAAATAATTTCACCCATATGACACGGAGAGTCTAAATGAAAAATGATAATTTATACAATGATGTAACCAATTTCTTGAACCAAAGTAATCAAGATCTACTAAATGAGAATGCAAATAAAGATGCCAAGATAGTTAACACGCATCGTGATTTACTTGCAGGTATCCTTTCCAAACACTACGCGGAGGATGTTGTTGCTGATGATTTAATGCAATGGCATAAAGATGGATATGGTCACATTCATGACTTAGATTACTACATTAGCCCTCTTACTAACTGTTGTTTAGTTAATTATGAGGACATGCTTAAACGTGGTTTCAAAATAGGAAACGCACAAGTAGGTTCGCCAAATAGTATTGGTGTAGCAAGTACAGTACTAACACAAATCGTTTTAGCTGTTTCAGCTAGTCAATACGGTGGACAGTCTCTACCGCACATTGATCGCGGTTTAGAGCCATATGTAGAGAAATCGTATCAAAAACTACTAAAACTACAAAAAGAATTTAACCTCAGCGATGAATACGTTGAGTACTCATTACGTAAAGAAGTCTATGATGCAATGCAAGCACTTCTATATCAAGTGAACACAATAACATCAAGCAACGGTCAAACACCATTTGTTACATTAAGCCTAGGTTTGAGTACTACAAAGTTCGGTAGAATGATTACCGAGGCATATCTTGATGTGCACGAAAATGGTTTAGGGATTGATGGAAGCACACCAGTGTTTCCTAAAGTTGTGTTCTTCCTAGAGCAAGGAACGAACATGAACAGTACTGATGTGAATTATGATTTAAAACAGAAAGCCCTTCAATGTGCAGCTAAACGCATCTACCCAGACTTCGTTTCCGTACCTTTGAACCGTAAAGTAACTGGTAGTACTTCAGAAGCAGTTACACCTATGGGCTGTCGTTCCTTCCTTAGTCGTTGGGAAAACAAAGAAGAAGTTGAACAATACAATGGACGTTTCAACCTTGGCGTTGTAAGCATTAATCTTCCATTATTAGCCCTTGAATCGGCCTCTGACGGCGATTTCTATACTAAGATAGACCAACATATGCAAATGGCGTATCGTGCTCAGATGAACCGTGTAGAGCGTTTAAAGAGTATGAAAGCAAAACAAAACCCAATCCTATTCACCGAAGGAGTACTTGCAAGGTTAGATCCAGAGGATACAATCGAACAGCTATTCTATGATGGATATGCTAGTATTAGCATTGGGTATGTCGGTTTAGCAGAGTGCAGTGAGATTCTTAAAGGAAACATTGACAAAACCTTCTGTACTTCTATTCTAAGTTACATGAAGACAAAATGTAAAGACTTCTCAACACAAAGCCGTTTAGCTTTCAGTCTTTACGGTACACCAGCAGAGAGCCTTTGTTACAAGTTTGCACGTGCAATTGAGGGTAAATTCCCTTCAGTACTCAAACGCGACTACATTACCAACTCATTCCACCAACCAGTATGGGTTGAGAGTACACCATTCGAGAAGTGGAACTACGAAGAAGATTTTGCTTACTTGAGCAACGGAGGTAACATTAGTTACGTTGAGACACCTAACCTTAAAAACAACCTAAAAGCACTAGAAGCGTTGGTTGACTATGCTTATTTCAGAGTGCCGTACTTTGGTATTAACCAACCAGTTGACAAGTGCTATGCATGTTCCTTTGAGGGTGAGTTTGCTGTTGATCGTGATGGATTCCATTGTCCAAGTTGTAATAACAGAAATGACAAAACAATGTCAGTTATCCGTAGAGTATCAGGGTATTTGGGAAATCCATCATCAAGAGGCTTTAATAAAGGTAAACAACAAGAATGTACTGAACGTACAAAACATACTAATTGAGGTATAAATGAATTACGAAACTATCATTAAAGATGATTTAGTTAATGGAGAGGGCATTCGATGCTCTCTCTTCGTTTCAGGATGCAGTCATGGTTGTCCGGGCTGTTTCAATGAAAAAGCATGGGATTACAGGAGTGGTTCTGAATATACTGCCAGTACTGAAGACCAGATTCTAATTGAACTAAGTAAGTCTTACGTTTCAGGATTGTCCTTACTTGGTGGTGATCCACTAATGAAAAAGAATATTGATACAGTACTTCAACTTTGTGCTAAAGCAAAGACAATATTCCCAGATAAAGACATTTGGTGCTGGACCGGATATACATTAGAGGAAGTTCAGAACAACCATGCACTACCACTTTTAAAGTACATTGATGTACTGATTGATGGAAAATTCATTCAAGAGGAAAAGAATTTGAATTTACCCTTCAGAGGTTCAAATAACCAAAGAGTACTAAGAAAAGGTACAGATTTCTAACAAAAGCACCCTATGGGTGCTTTTTTGTTTTGTACATAAATATAATAATGGATATCTAACTAAAGGGATATAAAATGACAAAAAGAATTTATGGAGGCTATAACGTTACACACCAAGCGTTCGCTTCTGGCCTAAGAACAGTACAAAGTATAGACGGTACATTGTTTGATGCCAATGGTAATATGGTACTTGATGGTTATACTCGTGCAGAGTTAGAAGATATTATAAGTACTCTTCCATTATCACACTATGGTACACACAACTACCTACCTGCTGGTGTTTCAGGTGACTTCGTTGGTGCATCTGAAAACGCTAGCTATCGTAGAATAAAGATTCTATTAGAAGATGACGGTACTATGGTAGCACTTCGTCCCGGTACGAATGGTGGTACAGTTGGTGTTTATTATTCGTATCTACCAAATGTATTAAACACAACAAATTTGACTTCTTCTATAAACACAAATAAAGTTTATCATCCGGGATATTTCCCATCAGGTAAGTATGCGTTGTCTATTATTAGTTCAAACCGTGGTATTGTATGCGGTTCCATGCAAACCGGAGATACTGGAAATAATGATGGTACATTTTTCACATCATTAACTAAAGGAACATTAGATGATACACAACATAATGGTTTTATCGTACCAGCTACCACAGTGTGTCCAAATGGCGGGACTCTCGAAAACGTATTTTTAGGCGAAGATGGCTACATTTACTATGTAGAATTGAATACTACCCCTAATGTGAATTTCGGTATAGTTAGAATTTTATTCAATGAAAGTGCAGGTACTTTTACTTCAGCACAATTAACAGGATGGAATGGTAACTTACTATATACCAATACAGCGGGGGCGAGTACAATCAGACTTTGTGATAAACTAGTCGATTCAGATGCGGCTAATCAACCATACATGTTGGTTCCAGCGGGTCTAAATGCTAACGTACCATTCATGGTTGCATATGACGTTTATGGAATTCAGGATAAAGCATCAGGAAACATACGTATTCGCTTAAATGGTGACGCTTGGGCTTCTACATCAAGTTATAATGTTCGTCCTCAGCACGGATTGAGTTTTGTAATTAACCCAACTACAAAAGCGGTAGCTATTGATTCAGGTTATGTAACAGGGGCATCTCTAACAATAACCAATACAGGAAGTGCGTTAGTTGCAAGTGGGAATGTTGTCAAAAATACTGATATTTACTATCATAACGGTGGTGCTAACTTAGGAAATACATATGAGTACACTTCATTAAATCAAGTAATATGTGTTAGTACTCCAAACTTAGGTAGACCTCCGTATGTTCAAGTAGCTGGTTATAGTACTGAAGTAACACCATACAATATGTTGAACTGGAAAGCAAATCCAAATATTAATTTCAGAATAGGCCAGATGAATGAATCCTATGGTTCACCTATTGGTCAAAATACAACTGGAGTAGAATTACTTCCAAACAATACTACAAAACAAATGTCAATTAGTGGGAATGGTTCTTCTGTATTTTCAACTGCTGAACATAAAGCTACACCTAATTTTACATTTAAATCCACAACATATGGTACACTACAAGGTTATGAACCTACTGTGAATAGAAATAGTTATAATTACAATGCCAACAAAATGATTTTAATTAGTTCAATTAGCGGTAGTACTGTTACTACTAATGGTGGTATTTTTATACAAGGTGTAAGAGAAACCACTCCATTAACTTATGATAGTTCAATGAACAGTACTGGTTCAATTTCAGTTGATGCAACAGCATTTAATAATATTAAAAATTCTGAATTTGCAAAAGTAACAACGGCACTATCAACAACATCATCAAAAAATGCGGTATTGTATGTTCCACAACAGACTAACATTCCTGCATTTTTATATTTGTCTGCTGGTACAACAACACGTGATTATTATTACCGAGTTGTCGAAGTTAACGTGAATTCCAGAACTTCCATTACATCAATATCTTTTAAACGTTTAGTACAAGAAGGTGTATTGCAAACTGATTTGTCACAAACAAACACTGCGAGTACTAGATCAGTAAGTGCAGGTATTACAATTTATGATGCAGGAACATTCTATTTTATTGGTGGTTCTGATCCATTAATTCGTGTTACAGTAGGCAATGATATTAGTTTTGCATGGAGAGCAACAGTCGATAAAACTACTCAACAGTTTACTAATTTCAACACAAATGGTTCTTATACATCAAACGTAATGGGTTTAATGCCAGCGGCATTACCGGGGATTGGTTTTGGATATATGTCAAGTGTGGACTCTGCGACAAAAGTTGTATTTACAAAAACTGGTACTACATTATCTGAGTACACAAACTGGACTGCTCAAGGTAGCCCAATTGTTGTAGTTTCACAAGATGTTGCACAAGGATTTATCGTGTACTTCACTGAAGAAACACCAGTTATGTTAAGTGGTAAGTCATTCACAATGCCAATACAGAATATTGATTTGAGAACAGTAAAAGCTAATCCAGCAAATACAACATTCCATTTATATGTACGAATGGAGCAAGGAATTGCAAAATATCATATAACCGAAGATGTAATTGCTGAAACAGGAACCTCAGCATATAACGTTTTCTGGATTGGTACAATTCAAACTAATAGTACACAAATATCTAGTATTAATGTTAAGAAGCGTTCGAGACTTGATGTATTTGGTGAATCGTTAGAAGCCGCAGGATCTTCATTCCCTGTGAGTTATGGTATGCCATCTGGAAATGGTACAATAAATTGGTAAGGAGACTAAAATGGCATTTGTTATAAAGGCACATGTTAACGCAGCAAAAAACATTGTTGTACAAAATAAAAATACAGGGTTGTCCATTACTACAAATACGGGAACCTACTATGCAAACACTAATGGGGCCATTTCGGTCCCGTTAGTAACAAAAGATGATGCTAACTATATTTTACGCGAACTGCCATTAAGTCAGTTCGGTGATTTATACGACAGTTCATCATTTAATATAACAAGCAGTGGTTTAGTTTTAACATTCAATAAAGCTATTCCGATGTTTATGGCGGGTTCTTTAACTTATATGCCGATAGCATCATATAATTTAGCACTATATAATACACCTGCAACAAACCAGACGTTTTGCGTTTACGTCAAATTAGAACAAGGTGAACCGACATATGATTTCTCAATTCGTGAACAAAGTGAAACTGAAGTTTGTATGTTTGTCGGAAAGATAACTACTAATGCTACTCAGGTAACATCGAACTCAATTTCAAAAGTTTCGAGATTTGGTACATATCGTCCGAGTACTACAAAAATCGGTGCGGCATTCCCTGTTAGTACTGGTAACCCAGCACAGACTGGCTCAATTAATTGGTAAGGAATATTATGTCAAAGAAAATATATGGTAACCTTGAAGTTTCAGGAAACCTACAAGTAAACGATAGAAACACATTTCGCACATTCAACGGAATCGGTGCTGATGCAAACGGTAATGTTGATTATCCATATTATCGAAAAGATGAAATTGACACTATACTAGGGATGCTTCCAGTATCCCGTATTGGTACAATGGATTATCTACCTGTGAACGTAAGTGGTTCTTTCACTGGTGCATCTAACTATTCGTACATAAAATACTTACAACCAATTATCCTTGAAGATGATGGTACATGTGTATATCTACGTTCTGGTACAAATGGTAGTACATATGGATATTATTACACTTATGTTAGAAATATTCGTTCTATTTCAGGATTACAACAAAGTGATGTTGTTACCACAAATACCGAATATCGACCTTCTATATTCACAGCTAATCAAGAAATAAGCCAATTCTATGCATCAAATGCATATGATATATTATTTTACAAAACAACAGGTGGAACTTCTGGTGATACCTACATATTAGCATTAACAAATAGTACTTTAAGTATTGTATCTCACCAATCGGCACAATTCCCGGTTAGTACTTTTACAAACTTTGATCCAGTAAATGCGTCAGTTATTGGCTCGAATGTATTCATTTGGGGTAAAGATACAACTGTTACAAACAATGGATATGCTCTAGTGCTATATACCGTTCCGGTGGCAAGTATTCGTGCTGGAAATATCAATTCCATGACACGTGTAACTGGATATAATGGTAAAACAGTAAGAAATACCGCATACACTAATAGTACAAATATTAGAATATGGGATATGTATAGTAGTTTTAGTTCTTCAGATCCTTCGTTGTATACAATCAATAATAATATTAATAATGTTGAAAACTGGCAGAATTTGGAAAGATATAATTTATATTGTGTTCCAAATAGTGATAATACTTCAGTTCGCGTTGCAATATGGTTCAGTACTCGTGCATTAACAGATACTTCTGTTACAAATATGCTTGGTAGTGGGTTTAGCTTCGTCTACAATATTAGTACTAAAACAATAACATATGATCAAACAGTGGGTAATACGATTTCAATTTCGGCTGATGCTGGTGGAACAAACTTTACACGTGTCGATCCATATCAAATTGATACCGTTAATATTACAGGTTATGGTTTGTCATTGGGTAATACTGGTAGTGTTTGCCAAACTAGTGATGGTTTCGTTGTTAGTAATAAATCAAGATGGTCATCTGGTCCGACATATGGACTTTCTACTGCTAGTGTTAATCAAACTGATACATACAATTCATGGAATTTAGTTACCCGTACTGCATCTAGACAATCAGCAAATATTAACCCTATATTTGGTTCAGGAATTGGTGAAAACTTATTAGGTGTTAGATTCTTAACTAAAAACAAATTAGTACTTGCATGTGCTGGTACAGAAAATGGTAATACAACATCGTACAGTTCTTACAGTACTACCACATTAGGAAGTACAAGAACCTATACTTATAATTCAATCCTACATGGAACTCTTACTGGTTATGAACCACAAACACGTTCTATTATTGGTTCGGGTGCAAGTACTGAACAATACACTGCTATGATTTCATTGATTGAAGCAAATGGTGATGTTAGTGCATATGCTTCTTCTTTCATTGAAGGATATACAAAGCCAGCACAAGGGAAGTATAATACTAGTACTGGAGTTTTTGATAATAGTTATACGATGACAAACACCGTTATGCAGAATTTAAAAAATTCTATTATATCAAATGCTGGGTTAACAAATTTAACCAAAAGTTTAATAACTATTTTTTATGTTCCAGATTCATCATTTGGTAATTCAATTGCTGTTGTGAAATCTAGAAGTAATACAAACGTAGGATCTATCATAACAGCAGAAGTAGCTTTGACCTTGAGTTCAAATGCAATTACTGGTGGTAGTGTTATTAGTACTTCTGTCTCTAATGGTTATAGTAATGTAACTGATGTTACTTCTAATGATGTTACTCGAAGATTTAATGGATTAACAATTGCTAAATTTAGTGGTTTTAATTACATTGGTGTTAGTAGTGTTCATGGTTTTAACGTTCCAGCAAATACCACATGGTATTGCTTTATTGGTAAAATTAAAAGTGGTACAATACAAAGTAGTAGAACATTACAACAATCATATGTTCAAACTGGTTCGTTCGAACCGGGAGTACTACCGGGAGTTGGGTTTGGTATATATGATCATTCATGGAGTGATTCAGCGACCAAATCCGTATTTGGGCTTTATGGAACATCTGAAGCACAAATGGATGGTATGATAGCAAACACTGGTTCGGTAACGGATAGAATTGTAGTTGCAGCACAGGAAGTTCCACAAGGATTTAATGTGTATATAACACAAGAAGTTCCAGTTTTCTTAGGTGGTATATTTGACAAGATTGCCCCGGTATCGTATAATCTAACAACGATTAAACCTAACCCAGCCAATACAACGTTTTATCTTTATGTACGGATGGACCGAGTAACTAAAAAAGCAACATATGTCATATCAACAACTCTTCTCACAGAGTCCTTGACAGATTGCTTCATTGGTACTATAGTAACTGGTGCAACAAGTATTGATACCATCACTACGGAAAAAGTTACACGTTTCCTAACATACAGACCAAGCGTTACCAAACGTGGGTCAGCAATCCCTGCGAGTTCTGGAGTCCCTTCAGGAACAGGAACACGTTGGCATTAATTTATTGAGGTTGTCTATTGACAGCCTCTTTTTTTTCATCTATAATACCTGCACTTGTTGATTTTGGAGGATGTATGACAGAACCAGTCTTGAATATTATTCCCCCTGAACGGGCGAAGAGAAAAGAGATTCAATTGGAAAATGTGGATGAAAGCATTGAGTGCTCACTATACACTCTTATGCTTTTGAAAAGCCCATTCCTATTAAAGAACTTCGTATCCGAATGGGGAGACAGCGGTCGTAAGTTACTAATACACGTAAAGTACAGGCTAAGTAACTGTCCACATACGTACAAAATGGTTTTGGATATGGTACAAAACCCCGATAATTGGGAATTTACCCCGAACTTTGATGACCGCCGTTATCATTTCATTGATAAGAAAAATGATGTATCTTTCACACTATTCAACCACAGCCGTGGTATCGATCGTGGTTCTATGTATGACAAAGAACGTGTAAAATGGTCAAAGTATGATCCTAAGTACGTTAAATTGTACTTTGGCACTCAGTGTGAAATGTTTAATGACAACGAACGCCTAATTGTTGCTAAGATTGTCACTACGCACAAAAAAATGCTAGAGAACTTAGAAGAACTAAAAAGACAACAGTTGGTTATCAAAAATTCAGATAAACTAAGAGGAATGTATTAATGGAATCAGTTCTATCAGTACTGCCAAATATGATGTACTCTGATAACCCGTTTATCGTGAAAAAGATTTTTGAGTACGATGGGGAAAGAGAAAACAACGATGACATTCGTAACATGGCAATGAACATCAAGTACTGGTATGCTTCTATGCCACTTGAATGTAAGAACATCTTTGATTCACTAATTAAAGGGGATGTTTTTGAATTATACCAAGGAACATTCCTTCGTGTTCGCGAAATTCTCCCACCACATCGGCTTTATGGTGGATGGATAGGTTCTAGTGGTTCTAGTACTGCAATCGAATATGGCGTTGCTAATACTATCAGTGAAGCATTTGAACACAAGAAATTAAAGCCACCAATTACTCCTAGTGGAAAGGAATACTCTCTTATTGACACAAAAAACAACTTTGTGTTTAAAGTAACATCAAGAGAAATCACTCTTATAAGTGAAGCTGGTAGTACTATTATGGTTCTCAACGAAGCTCCACAACATGCTTTATTAATTTACACTACTATTAGGGGTGTAGATATTATCGAAAAGAATAAAGAAGCATGGGAGGAAGCACAACGTAAATTGGCAATCAAACGTCAAATACGGGAGACTTATAATGTTCAAAAAGATTCATAAGCACGAATATGATCCGTTCTTTTACGGATTAGTAATTGCTAAAAGTAAAGCACTTTATAAGTACGTTCAAGAACACAAATCTGGTTCTGACTATGCACGTCAGCGTATTATTGAAGCAAAGTATGGTATCGCCAAAGTACACCCAATATTGCACGGAATGTACAAAAGAGGTTTGAAGTACTATCAACGGTACTCAACAGATTATAATAAATTCTTAGTCAATATAGATACTATTGGTTTGGAGTTTATCATTATGACTGATAATTTTGATAAATTTAGATTGAATCATCACAAAGATGAAGTCCAAATTGATTCAAAATACACCTTGACAAGTGATGAATTAAATGCTAAAGTGTTCCTAAGCGTATACAATGCAATTAAAACCAAGAAAGAAAATTCTGCTCAAATTGACTTTAATATTGAGTCCAGAGCAAAAATTGCTGAATACGAGAAAAAATACACAAGGGAGTTCCCATGAAGTACATAACTCCAGTACTCGTCAACCGCCATAAAGGTGAGTTTGACGTTTATATCGGTAGGGGAAGCAAATGGGGCAACCCTTTCCCAGAAGATAAATCTAAAGGACATACCCGGCAATATGTTGTCGAAATGTACCGACAGTACCTTTACGATGGCCTAGAGAGTGGTGAATTCGAAATTGAAGACTTTTTAGAACTATCCGGTTTACGAATCGGGTGTTCTTGTGCACCTCTCGTTTGTCACGGTGATGTTATAATTGAAGTTTTTAATACCATTGTCGAGATGCTAAATGACTCAGAATGATGTATATAAACTAATCAGAACCATAAAGGAATGTGATAAGATATTAGACGAAGATACTTTCTATAGCCTTAATGACAATAACATTCTACAGTTTGAGTACTGTGGAACTGAACGCAGTTCGTTGAATTTCGTTTGTCCAAAGGATATTAACGGGGATTTCTTCTTCGTTGAAATCACAGAAGATGGAACAGATTTTACCAAAATTTCCAATAAAGGAAGTCAATACAATATAATCGATTTAAGTACTGAAGATAATTTCTTCCAAGAAAGTACAGTATTGGACTTAGGATTTACCTATGATGAATACCACGCTTTACGGATGGATTTTTTGAAGTACTATAACGGTTTCTTAGATAGGATGACTATATTTTTATGAGCGATGACCACCTAAAAGGCCAGATAGTTAAGCACTATGCTGGCTCACATGCATATGGCACAAGTACACCAGAAAGTGATGTTGACTTTCGAGGTATCTTTCTAGCCGAAAAGAAATTTGTACTAACCCCTTTCTTCAACGTCCGGGAAGTAAATGATGTAACCGAAGAAGATACCAAATTCTTTGAGTTGAATCACTTCATGGAACTATGCGTTGATGCTAACCCAAACATTCTAGAAACTCTATGGGTTGACGATAAAGATATCGTGCAACGTACTGAAATGTACGATCACTTACGTTCTTATCGAGATGACCTCTTGAGTACTAAGATTGCTTATACTTACACTGGCTATGCACACAACCAAGCTACTCGCATGAAAAACCATCACGGTTGGATGGCGAAAGAGCAAATTGCAGAACGGCGTTTGCGTGAAATCTGGAGCCAATATCCTTGCCAGCAAGTTATTGATTGGATGTATGATTACTTCCCAGATTACGTAATTGATCGTATTGATACATCGAAAGGTAAAGGTATGTATATCAAAACTATCATTGATTTTGATAAATTCATGCGTGATACTTCGTTGCAGCTTATCAGTACCGTACCACTAGCACAACATCACTTCGTCCGTTTAGTTCACAACTATCTACCAGAGAAAGTACTTGATCGTGATTTTAGTCTTACTCATTACAATTATGATTACGAACTAATCCATTACGGAAGTGATATTTTTGCAGTAGTAGAAAAAGAAGGCAGTAAGACTCTAATGGGTCTAGGTAACCTCTTATGGGATAGTAAGAAAGAACGTACTCCAGAGGAATTAAAAGTTACTCCTGCACTTATTGTTAAATTCAATCGTAAAGAGTTTGAAGAGAACAACGAAAACCGTAAGCACTACCATGATTGGAAAAAGAACCGCAACGCAAAACGTTCGGAACTTGAATCCAAAAATGGATATGATACGAAACATGCAATGCATGTAGTACGTCTTCTACGCACCGCCGAAGAAGCATTAACTACTGGTGTTGTTAACGTTCGTAGACCAGATGCAGCAGAGTTATTAGCTATCCGAAATGGTGCATGGTCCTATGAAGAAATGATGCAGTACTTTAACGATAAAGAGGTTTATATTCGTGAAGTACTAGTCAAGTCCTCACAACTTCGCAAAAAGCCTGATATTAAGGTTGCAGCAAAAGTGATGGAAGAATTATATGAAATGTATTGGTACAACAAAAAGTGAGATCTAAAATGAGCTATATTCAAGATTATCGTATGCACATTGCATCAGCAAAAGATTTAGTAGAGAAGCATGGGGCTGAAATGGTAAAATCCTTCTTTGAAGATATCTTTGCACAATATGAAGACCTAGATATGGTCTTTGTATATGCTTATACACCTAGTTTCAATGACGGTGATCCATGCTATCATATTCAACACGTAGCAATTGAAAGTGGTGAAATCATGGATTTCGTTGAAGAATACCTTGAAGATGATGCAGATGAAGAAGAGATTGAAGAACGTGAAATCAACGCGAACATCTCAAACCAACAACGCCGCGAAATTGAAGATGCAATTGATGGCATTGAAGGTCTACTAGAAGAACAAAACGGTACTGATTGGTACGTTTTTGCTAAACGTGAAGTAGACGGTACTATTTCAATCCAAGATGGAGATTATGAGTGTGGCTATTAATATCGATAAAGAACTAAAAGAAATTGGTGTTCGTCGTGACGCACAAATTGAGATCTTAAAAGAATCTGCACGTGAAAAAGGTGTTCAACTACTTGAACAGTACTTCCCAGAAGTATTCGCAAAGTATCCCAAACTAACCCACATTTATGTAACTGGTTATACTCCCGGTTGGAATGATGGTGAAGAATGTACTCACACTACTCAAGTATATATTCACAACGATCTAGAAGGTTGGAGTGAATTGGGAGATTTCCTAGAATGCTATCTAGGTTGGGATATTGATAATGATAATCCTAGTGAAAAGTACGCAGCAATTAATGCTGGTCTAACTAAAAGTGAATGTAATGATATCGAACTAGATGTTCCAGTGTATTCAATGTCAGAAGCACTAGGTACTGATTGGTTGGTTATCGCGACCAAAGATGGTCAAGTTACTATTCAGAATTTTGAAGTTGGATACTAATTTAAACCCCGTGGGTAGTATAGACTGTTACTTGTTTAGTTATGAGCCACCAAAACATACTATCCCTGATTTAGTACTCAAGTATGAAAAACCTTCAAAAGTACTTCAAATGTGTGATCCATCATTGAAACCACTAATTGAAGATATGATGAAAGCAATGAAACAGTATGATAATCGTGAAATGGTAATTGATTATAAAGTACGTTCATTAAATGAAGGTGATTCAGGTAGTGGTATCTACGGATACCACCTTGACTGTTGTAATGACATATGGGATGATTTCGATCCAGAAACGCATCTCATTTACAGTACAGTTATCGGTACAAAATTCATACTAGAGCCAATGGATATTACTGGATGTAAATCAGTGCAAGAAGTGCTTGCAAAGAATGAATTTGTTGAGTATAATGCTGCTATCAATTGGGTACACAAGTACACTAGCAAGGTGTTGCATAGCTGTCCGATTATGGAAGGTGAATGTCAACGAATACTAATTCGCGTAACTGCGGGATTCAAAGATAGGATTAAAAATGCCAAGTCTAAATGAGATTATTGATCTACTAATGGAGCATTACTTCGGTACTGAAGATACTGCGGAACGTTATGCTATTCTTCATAAAGTACAGGAAGCTACTCAGTACATGAAGCAAATCACTGTAAATGAAATTACCAATGCGGAAATTGCAAGTAAAGCTCCAATGGTTGCACCACAACCACCTCCTACACCTGAAGAGTACTATCTTGAGAAAATGTCAGAGGTAGTTTCAAACGCACACGGTAGTAAGATTTATCTAACTCGCAGTTTTACCATTCATGATATCACTGAACTAGAAAACATTGATTCACTCGATATGGCTGAAATTATTATCACCTTCGAAGAAATTATCGGTGTTGATATCAGTTTAGAAGAACATCCAGATACCACCCTTGGTGAGATACTAGATCGTAAATAAAAATTAACCCAGCCATGTGCTGGGTTTTTTATTTGTACCTCCTAAATAATTGTAGTTAAACAAAGGAGGATATATGAATTTTGCATTCATACAGAAATTTTGGAAGCCATTAGCAATACTAGTTTTTGTTATTGGGGCTTTCTTGGGTGGTTGGAAATCGAATGAAGTATATCATGGGTACAAAGACAACCTAGAAGCCAAAATTGAGAAGATGTTTGATAAGGGTCTATCTGATATTCAGGCACAAGGTGCTAAGAACTTAGAAGATACTAAAGAACTTATTAAACAAAGTAAGGCTCAAATTATTGAGAAAGAGATTCCCATCATTGTAGAGAAGAAGGTTTACAAAAACCCATCACTCGACCAAGAAGGTGTTGACGCTCTTAAGAAGCTCAAGGAAGAATCTAATAAACGGAGAACTAACTAATGCGTAAATTTTTACTTGCAATTGCTTGCTGCGTTATGATAGTATTGTCTCTATCAGGTTGTGCAAAAACCGTCAAAGGTGATGTTAAGCCAATTATCGTACAGGAGTCATTACTCAAAAAATGTACGAAAGATACGCCATTACCAGAAGTACCAGCACGTGACGAAAAAGGCAATATAATGCTTGACGAAAACGGGCAACAGTTGTATGATGGTAAGGAAACGATGAGAGTACTCGTCAAATGGGATGATATTTACACCGATTGTGCAGTGACACATGATTCACTGGTAGACACTATCCGTAAACTTCAAGAGACACAAAAAATACAAACCAAATAAGAGGTTTTATTATGCTGGGTTATAAAGTCAATAAAGTACTACCATTAGATGTTCTGAAAACGTTAAAAACTTCTGGTCCGATGACAAGTGCAGAAGTTGATGGTGTGAAGTTTAACTACTTCCCAGAGAAAGTTGCAACTTTCTTGAAGAATAGTAAATGTATTTGCTGCGGGATCGAATCTCATGAAGTACGTTTAGAAGAAGGTAAAGGTACTCATGCTATCTTTGGTATGATGCACTTAAACGTTTATGGACGTGCAGAAACTACTTGGGGTGAATTTTGGCAACTAATGACCGTTGACCACAACATTCTTAAATCCCAAGGTGGTCCCGATGTTGAATCAAACTTCAACACTATGTGCAGAAAGTGTAATCAGCTACGTGGATCTCGCTATCCAAACCTTGAAGATTTCTTGGCTCGCTACAAAGAGCATGGTCAGTCTTTGATTACTAGTCGTGCTACATCTCTACATCATTATCGTTTGCGTAAGCGTGAAGAGGGTACGGAAGAGTACAAGGCCATCGTGAAGCACCGCAATGAGATGCGTGAAGCCAAGGTAGCCGATTACCTCAGCGGCCTCTGTGCGGCTCATGTAGGGGCTTATAATCGTCATAACAAAGCATTGAAAAAAGTGTTGACAGAACAGGCATAATAAAATACAATAAGGGAAATCCAAACGGGTTTCCCTTTTTTTATGGAGAAATTATGAAGACAAAACGATTCCCACAAGACGTTATGGAACGTCTTGCACACTCATATGGTAAAGTTACATTCTATGGTCAGAAATGGAACGAGAGTATGGGTGCTTTTGATGATGATTTAGTACTAGAAGTACTTCACAATGAGCAGGTAGATACCACCCGCTGGAACAGTGTTCACGATCTAGTTTTTATTGACACCGAGACCGGAGAAGGGTATCATACTCGTTATGAACAAGGGCTTACCGAGTCACAGATGCTTACCCCCTTCTATTATGATAAAGAGGGTGTGGATTGCGATATTGTTGATGTTTGGGAAGAACAAGTAACTACTACTGTAATTAAATGGGGAACTAGATGATTCAAGATATTGATTTTTCTGGACTAGAATGTGTTAGTGCTGTTAAGAACGTAACTGATATGTACGATACTAAAAGTATTATGTGCACCATTACCTTTTTGAAAGAATCTGATAGCATTTCACATTTAACTGGTATAGAAGAATTAGTAGCTCGTTTAGCACTAGAAGAGAATAAGAAGTACTTAAAGCTCTCTTATACTTGTACTCTCATTGATAATGAGATTGATACCGACTCCCCGGTGAAGGTGATTTTTTCAGGTATAAATAATCCGTACAAAAAAACTTCGCGTAGAAAAGAGGATAGTACTGAACTCCTTGAGGACATTGCATTTATTGACGCAATCTTTGATCGTTCACCTACTGAATTGAAGCGTACCTATCTTTAAGTTGGGACAAAAGGGTTTTTTTGTGATATAATATATGATGAGGGATACCCTCGTCATACCAATCCTGAATGACATGTGAAAGCATGAAGATTGAAACCTGATCCTATCGAAAAGTAGATGGCAGATGAGTAGTTCGTTCAGTACGATGTGCAAAAGAAACCCGTCAGTAATAAAGCGTAAGTGTAGTCAATCCAATGGACAGTAAATCACACGCGACACGGCAATGCGGCACAATAAAGGCGTGTAAGAAAACATAAACGCCCTAGATAGACATATGAGGCATACTCACCTAGTTGAAAGGGAGTCTCTTTACGGAGAGACAGCAGTATTTGTTGCTGAATTAGCAAGTACTGTATGCGTGTGAGGAACACGACCGTTGTATGCGACTGTAGTAGCTGGAAACCGGACAACCCGCCAGCGATTACTTTTATTCCAAATGGATTGATCCGTCTGGAATTTGAGTAAAATCTACAAATTCAGATTGGTATGACTACCAGTGTCAGGATTATCCTGATTTTTTTTCGTCCCTCCTTTGTGGGGGGAGTGGAATTGGCTAACAAACCGTGTCAATAATTAAAGTACAATTGAAATATTCCAATTCAGTACAAGTTAGATGAGCGATAGCGATAGCTAACGAAGTAATGAATTCTTGACTAACGAATGCAATGAGTTGGTCAGCGAATATAAAGAGAATTATAATATGACAAAAATAATTGACTTCAGTAAAGAAAGTGAATTCTTCCAAAATTTAACCTCTATATACATTCAATTATCCTCTGTATATCCAAACGATCTAACCTTCATGAATCCAGATGAACCAATTGATTGTCATGAAATATTAGATTTCTGTGTACATCACGCAGAGTGTGGAGAGAATGTCTACTTAATTGGATTCCCAAGACAAGTTGAAGTACTAAAAAGACCAAAAACACTCTTCTTTATGAAGAAGTGGTGTGAACTTATGGATGTTACCGATGTAGATCATGCAATGATTGTGAATATTCGAAATAGAAATACGTATGATCTTGAACGTCTATCTGAGACAATGACTCATATTAATAAGCATTTTAGATCGGGAGTTAACTTTTCTTTCCAGAACTAAATACCTCATATAACTCTATGAGGATATTAATATGGACGAATATGAAGATATGCGTAGTATGATGGACTACGTGGATAGTACTGAACAAACTGATGACTCAGATATTGCATTATTAACTTTTGTTGATAATAGTTTATTTTTGCCAGCTTTAGGTCATCACTGGCATTTACAATGCAGTATGTATTCAAAACACATGGAACTTGATGAGTTCTATAAAGAATTACCGGAAATCGTTGATTCATTTGTTGAAGGACTAATGAACTCAAGAGGACCATTACCAATTGGCATGGATACAGATTATTGTTTCCTTCCACTTGAGCAAGCAATTCCTACATTGGAATCTTATGTAGAACAAGCTAAGTATATCCACCAGCTATTAGAAGCCAGAGAAGATTTCGGTTCAGTTAATAGTCTAGAGGATATTATCTCATTTGTAGAACGGACGCTCTACAAACTTAAACATTTACAATAAAACAGGGACGCTATTTTGCGTCCTTTTCTTTTGGGTAAAATTATGACTATTGATGATTTGTATGAACTAATTGAGGAAGTAGAACACGAACAGAAGTACTTGTTTGTTGTCTATGATAATGCAGTTGATAATATAGGAATTGATGTACTAGACTATGAAACTGAAGATGAAATCGACGGTGGCTGGTTTAAGAGTATTGATGAAGTATATGACTTTGTAAACGAACATAAGGGGAGTCTATAATGAGTACTGAACGAGTAACATACGGCCTAATGGCAGAACTTCAATTTGAAGTACCGCAAGATAAACGTGATGATGTTTATGACGAGCTAGAAGCAGTAAACCTTTTCATTAACAATGAAGGAACTTTGATTTATCATAAAAACTTTGAAGGTGAATCATGGGAAGCTGGGTTCATTTATGGCACAAGGGAATTTGGCAATTTCCAAGAATTTATTGACTTGTGCGACAAACATGGTATGATTGTTAAAGAAGAAACAGTAGATATCTACCACTCAGTTTGGTATGACGGATGTGACTCACCAATGAGTACACTTGAACTAAAAGAATTCAGAGGGAAATAATGAAAGCAAAAGACTTAGCAGCATTACTCTTGGAAAACCCTGAAGCAGATGTGTTTCATGAAGGATATTATACCCAAGATTTCGGAGACAGCTTCCATTTCTCCGAACGTGTAGTAGGCATTCAAACTACTCCTAGTGGGTTCTTTATCAGTACTGAATACATTGAAAATAATGACCCCCTAGCACCATCAGATAAACCACAGGTTGGTGCAGTACGTATTCAGCTATTTGACGGTACTTGGTTCCGTTGTGGTGAACAAGGTTGTAATGTTTCAAACCTACGCGACTTTATGGAAAATGAGTACATCTGTAACTACGTAGATTGGCATTCTGGCACTTGGATCTTGACTGTTCCCGGATATTCCGATGGTGGATATATTGATGGGAAGATTGGTGAACTGCATACAACTCATTACACGACGGATGATGTACTCCATGTTGAAATTATTACTGAAGTACCAGATGATACATGGAAACCTGTTTGGCAGAAATTCAAATGGGAAGAAGCACTAGAATTTATTAAAGCGGGGATCATCTGATGGGTGTAGAAGCAAAGATTGTAGTAGGTTTTACTGTAAAAGAGTGGAGAGATAAGGATATTACTGCTTTAGTTTCCGAGTGGGAAGATGAAGATTATCCATCTGAAGACATTTTTAAAGTGTTAGAAATGGATGATGAAAATATGTCTTTTATTGTTCCACATCACTATGATGAATCTGATGAAGATGTTGTTATTGGATTCGAAGTACTAGATGTTTATGGAAGTGCTGAAGAATTGAATTTCACAGATGTTATGAAGAAAACAATGGAAGTACAAGAAGAATTCAAAGAACGTTTTGGATTTGAAGGTAAAGTTTATTTTGGAGGTCACTACGATGACTAAAGTACTAATCGTTTCAATCCTAAATGGCTTTAGTGGTCAAAATCATTACATGGTAGATGATACTACTATTGTTGAGAGTATTGATCAGTTGAATACCTACATTCGTGATAATCGTGATGATACTATGAATATTACATTCCAGTTCTATTTTGTACAAAATCAGGAATTGGACTATAACAGTAGTGTAGAAGAACAGATGAATGAATTGAATTCTGCACCACAAATATCCCATGCTACGGCATTACTAGTTCTATGTAATAAGGTGCTATAATGTATACTGTGCTATTTCATCGTGAAAGAGGTGATGACAACGAAAACTATCATGCTTCCGAAGGTGAGTTTTGCATGGAAAACTTTGAATCACTATCTGAGGTTGAAAGATACGTGATGTTAAAAACTTCCCAACAGGAGCATATGCAACGTGGTGATCGTATCCAAAACAATAGAAAGTACTATTACGGTACTTATGGTTTTGCGGTATTGAAAAATGGAGTACTAATCAGTAACGATTGGAACTTTGAAGGTTCATTTAATAATTGTAGTATGCCAAGTGTGGAAGAGATTGAATTGGATTGTAATTCTATTCAATACAAGGCAGTGCAATATGTCGGTGATCTATATACGTTTACAAATAACTATATAGATATCGAAGAAAAGTACTTAGCACAAGCTAAGAAAGATGAAAAAGAAAGAATACGTCTAGCGAAAAAATCTACAGAAGAAAGGGCTTTACTTAAAGAACTTTTAGCAAAATATCCTGATATGAGGTAAATAAAGAAATGGCTAGGGGTTATTGGAGTAAGCGGGGTCACACTCTTAAAGGGTTAAATCCAGAAGCATATACAACAAAAACAGATAAAGATGGAAATCTTATATACCTACCGAGTACCTCTCTTATAGCAATGCAGAAGATAAGAGATTTACCTTTTGGTTCTATACGGAGACAAGCTATAATCAGTTTATTACAAACAGGTTATTTACTTCGTGTAAATGGGAAGGGATGCATTCAAACGAAAGCAGACCCCGATTTACAGAAGTTGCTTAAAGATGGAAAAATAGAAATGTACAATGAAAGGAATCGTACATTTAAAAGAACTATAATAAGGTATAATGATGGAAGCGAAAGACGTAAGCGGAAAAGAAGTTAATATTGATGATATCGTGGCATTTGGTCATGACAATGGTAGTACACTTCTAATGGGAAAAATCTTCAAAGTTACACCTAAGAAAGTTTGGATGAATCCTATAGTTGATGGAAAAATTGTCGAAACCACTTATTGTCGCGATCATGATCGTGTCAGTAAGGTAAGTTAATGACTAAAGAAGAAATTGAAGCGTATATCAAAGAATTGATATTAGAAAATATGACAGTACAAGTGAGTATTACTGCTGAACCTTATTCTAACAACGAGTACTGGAACGTAAACGTTGAAATTGAATATGATGGTGAAAAAATAAACAGCTACGGAGATAGTATTAGGATTTCCAACGATGGCTAGTTTATACTATAAGTTCGCAGCTATGAACTCAGGGAAAAGTACTGATCTATTGAGGAAAGCCTTTAGCTATAAAGAACGTGGTTTTGAGGTGATGTATCTTACATCATCGTTGGACACGAGGTATAGTGAAGGGAAGATTACTTCCCGAATTGGCATTGATTCAGATGCATTTGTAATAAAACCAAATTCGTTACAAGAACTTGAAGTATTCTATATGGAGATTGAAGACCATGATGAATACAAAGCAGTTTTTGTGGATGAATGTCAGTTCTTGAATAAAGAACAGGTTGACAAATTGGCAGAAATAGTGGATAATCTAGGTGTCGATGTGTATTGCTATGGTCTTAGGACTGATTTTTCTGGCAAGCTATTCGAAGGGTCAGCACATCTCTTAGAGATTGCCGATGACCTAGAAGATCTTAATAGTATATGTGATTGTGGAAACAAAGCTATCATGACAGCTAGGCTGGTGGATAACACAGACTTAGTATTCATGGGTGGTAATGAATCCTACAAAAGCATGTGTAGAAAATGTCACAAACAACATAGAGGTCAAAAATGACAGATGTAATTATGAGTATTGCACGTAAAGTAGCCAGCAGCATTTGGGATGGCGTACAGGACGTGTTCAGTACTGCAAGCGGTGCACTAATCGCAGTGGTAGTAGCAATTCTTCTAAGTATTGTTCCTACTTTTATTCTAGTGATTGCTGCTATTGCACTCTTTGCTGGAATCGTATGGTCACAGTACAAAGAAGTGCTTGACACTGACGAAGAATAATGTAATAATAAAAGCTCCTTAACCGGGGTCTTTTTTTATTTCCTATGGAGAATACATTATGTTAATTGCTTTAAACATTTTATCTGCTGTATTAGTACTACCATTCTTGATTAATGGTGGTTGGTTTGGCGAGAAACTACAAGCCAAAATGGTGTTAGACGTTAATAGTCAATACGACCGCGAATTACTCATGATGATGGCACAGGTTCAAGCTGGTAATGGTCGTGCAATCTTTAACTCTGAAGGTATGATTCAGATTGAAACAGATCAGTACCGTTTTAAAGTATACGCTGATGATTACAACTCTGAAAAATTTGGACAGTGCTACGTAAAGTACACCTTCTTTAATAATAAAGAGAGTTACAAAACGGAAGTAGTACGTGGTGACCTAACTTTAGATACTCGTAAGTACTTAGTATCGTTCAAAGAAGAGTTCCTAGGAATTAAAGATATTAGTAGTGCAAGAAAAGGCTTTAGCCTCAAAAAAGAGAAGGTAACAATAGAATGAGTTTTGAATTAAAAAATACAGTACCAACGTTTTACGCAAATCTACATATTGCTGGAAACTTCGATGTTTGCCAGCAGGAATGTAATCGCATTACTTATGAATTTGGATTTTGTTTCCAAGTATCTAAAGTAGAGTACATCTACACTGGTGGTCAGGAATCAGGGATGCTTATTCGTGTAATTAACTATCCACGTTTCCCACGCGATCCTGAAGAAATTACTAAGCTATGTACACAGTTTGGTTTCCGTCTAGCGGAAAAATTATGTCAAAAGAGCTTTACACTAGAGACCAGTACTGATACAATGTACTTCGAAAGCACAAAACATACCAAATAGAGGAAACCATGTTAGAGACTATTATTGCATGTATCATTAGTGGCTCATTACCTTTAGGAGCCTATATTGGGTATCAACGTTTTTGGCCCAAAAACAAGATATTTCCAAAAGTTAGTAATCCAGAAGTTAATGTAGATCCAGAAAGTGGTATGACAATAGTAGACTACAAAACTCCTGATGAAACCGAAGAAGAGTACTTGTCGCGTTTGAAATTCATCCACAGTAACGCATGGCAGGAATTTCGTAAGTATGACAGTCGCCCAATCGCATATGATGCTGATCGGCACATAAACTTATTGATTCTAAATGCAGAACGTGGCATAATCAGTTATAAAATTGGTGCACATACACTTGATTTTAATACTACTGAAGAAGTATGGATTTCAAACCGTTATTACTCTTTTGGTAATCTTTACATGTCCAAACAACGTCCAGATTTGGTTTTTGACGGAACTAATTATAGACTCTCTGCTTACACATTCTTGAAATTAGTAGATTTCATTAAAGAGCGTTCTGAACATGCTGAGTGGAAACGCGAACATGATGCTTATCAACGTCGCCGCCATGCAAAACTATTAAAAGAGCGTCTACTATGAATGATTACGATGAAGTATTCGATCAGTTCGATATGCTAATGAATTTTATAGTTGGTAGTAATTCTATCTGGGGCATGAACCAAGAACATGCTACTATGCTATTTGATGAATTAGGATTTCCAGTAAAAGATTGGTCATGGTATGATGGTCATATGGTACAACTTGAATGTACTAAAAAGACTTTTCACATGGTAACTTATGTTGCATGTGCACACATTTATAGCTTCAATACTGATTTGTTTTCTATAAATGTTATTGAAGTACCACATTTAGCATCACAGGAAACCAAAAATCAATATGATTTTAGTAAGGTTGAATTAAAAGCATTAACCTTAGTTGACTATTCACCAACTCTTTCATCCGAAGTAAACGAGTTGGTTTCCGATGAGTTCAAAATGCTCATACATAAATTGAATATTTGGCAAAATTCATTTGACAGAGACCCTGATTGCCAGTATAATGTGCAAATATACTTCGCTGATAAAGGAAAAATAAATGAACTCTAAAGATGCATTCAAGTACTCATTCGCCATTCTCCTATCAGTGATTGGTGGTTATGGGTTTATTACTAACACCGATGGTTGGTACTGGTGGTTGTGTGCTGCATTAGCATACCTCACTGCTGGACAAATCGCTAAGATGCTTGACTGATATGGCACTAAGTAGACGTTTGTTAAAACGTAGAAATGTAAAATATCTTAATCGTTTCTTGAACATGAGATATACTTGGAAATTGTTGCATTTGATTAAACCAAATAATTTCTATTCGTTAATTGAAAAAGAAATGACAAAACCGAGAATGTCCAAAAAGTTCAAAACGTTTGAAGATGTAGTAAATCCTGAACCGTTTTTGAGTAGATGGTGCTTTAAAATATATCGTACTAATCCAGTACAAAGAAGTCGTGTTAAGATGTTTTGTTCTGGTAGTAGACTGATTCGTAAGGATCAAATGCAAGGTACACACGCAGAGTACATGGCATATTACATCCTACGCGGTACTGATGACTAATATTCATCGAGTACATAAAACTAGGTTAAAATTGGTTATCAATCCAGTACTAAGAAAGATCCAGTACTGGACCGATAAACCATACGTGATAGCTTCCTGCTTTGAGAAGAAGGAATTCATCACATATAAGATACAACGTGTTCAGTACTACAAGTATGAAGAACCACCAGCAGATATTGAAATTGTCGAGATTAAGGTAAACAACCCTCTTCTCAAAACTATTAAACACTTTTGGAGAAAACTAAATGGCTGAACTTATCAAAGAAGGAAGAAAACTGGTCACTATTCGTAAAATCAATGCTATTGAGCCGATTGAAGGTGCGGATATGATTGTAAAAGCAACCGTTGATGGTTGGGATGTTGTAGTCAAGAAAGGTGAATTTGAAGTTGGTCAGTACTGTGTATTCCTTGAGATTGATTCTTTTGTACCAGTAGAAACCCCAACCTTCGCATTTCTTACTGGTAGTTCTGATAAGATTGATGAAGCTGGTGTACGTCGCTTCCGTCTTCGTACCAAGAAACTTCGTGGTGTCGTCAGTCAAGGGCTAGCACTCCCGGTATCTATGTTTAGTAATGAATTGTATAAAATTGGACAAACTGATTTTATGACAGAACAATTTGGAAAAAATTTATCTATCAATGCACCAACATTTGCAGTTCTTGACGAAAAATTCATCCTTTCCATTCTAGAAGAATCACGTTATGGTATTGAAGAATTCTTGAACGTTACTAAGTACGAACGTCCTGATGAGCGTAATGGCGGTACTGGTGCACAGAAATGTAAGAGTGCAGGTAACTTCCCTATTACCATCCCTAAGACTGATGAAGATCGTGTTCAGAATATCTTTGGTAAGTACTCTCAGACCATGAAAGGTGTAGGTTTCCGTAAGTCTCTAAAGCTAGATGGCTCTAGCCAAACTATTGCATTCTTCTCTAACCCAGATTTCTTTGTTGAGAAAGTGGATGAAGAAGTACGTGCATGGAATGAGGAAACTCAAGAACTAGAAATCGTTGAAGTTAAACCATATCCTTTCCAGTGGGAAGATGGTCAGATTGCAATTTGTTCTCGTAACCTAGCACTTAAATTTGATGCAGAATCTCACTTCTGGAAAGCGGCCCTAAAAGACGATATCCCACAGCGTCTAAAAGAGTACTGTGTAGCTCATGATCGTCAGCTAGCCATTCAAGGCGAATGTATGGGAATGGGTATTCAGGGTAACCGTGAAGAACTAACTGAACATACATTCTTTGCGTTCCGTGTTTGGGATATTGATAATAAATGTTTCTTTGACGATGCTGAATTCCAAGAATTTTGTGCACTACTAGGATTGACTGTAGTTCCACAGGGTGATATCGTGTATTTCTTTGATGAGTACGAAAGCATTAAAGATGCACTAGCATCTGCTGACCACGCATCTATCAAACATAAAATTTGTGAAGGAGATGTATATAAAAGTGTTACAAAAGTTAATGGTGTAACAGTACACTTTAAAGTAATTAATAATAAATTCCTTCTCAAATGTGAGGATTAATAACCAGTACTGGATTCCTGCTAGTATGAATTTAACCCCAGCAGAAATTTCATGCATGACGAAAGTTGAGTTAAAAGCAACGTATAACGTACAAGACTAAAAAATATGCGGTTTGTTTCAAAAACTTGGGACAAACCGCTTTTTATGTGATATAATTAAGTTATTAAGAAATGAGTCAACACTCAAACAAATTATCCATTTCTGAGAGGAAGAATATATGTCATTCAAAGATGCAGTCCAAAATGTAAACACCAAAGCTGAAGATAACGTAGGCGTAACCGCTAACGGTGCAGTATCCCATGCGAGTTCATTGAACCCATTGGTTGATCTCTTCGCGATCCTTGGTGCAGTACGTGGTAAGGATTTCTCCACATTCCAAACTGCGTTTGAAAAGGCGTATGCCGCTAACCGTAAACTAACCCTACAAATGACCCTATGGGTTCGTGATGTACGTGGTGGTGCAGGTGAGCGTGAAACGACTCGTCAGATTCTTCGTTTCTTGGAAGAAAATCATCAAGATGATCTTTCTGAAATCATTCCAGTACTCGCAGAGTATGGTCGTTGGGATGATCTACTAATCTTTACCAACCCACAGGTAAAACTAGATGCGTATCGTACCATCGAAGCACATCTTCGTGCTGGTAATGCTCTTTGTGCTAAATGGATGCCACGCATCTATAAGCTAAAGAAAGACAAAAACGGTAATGTATCTAAGGATACAGTAGCGAACCAGAACCGTATTGCAAACAATACAATTGCACGTGAACTAATGCAAGTAATGAACTTGAACGAGAAACAGTACCGCAAGCTACTTTCCTCACTAAGTTCTACCGTAGAGCAGAACATGTGTGCACGTGATTGGTCATCAATTGAGTACTCACATGTACCATCAGTAGCAATGAACCGTTATCGTGCTGCATTTATGCGTAACGATGAAGAACGTTTCACTGCGTTCGGAGAGAAAGTTGCAAGTGGTGAAGTCAAGGTAAATGCGGGAGCATTGTTCCCTTACGACATTACTACTAAGTTCAACAATTGCAATCGTGACAATGTACTAATCGGCCAGTGGGATGCACTACCAGATTTCCTAAACGGTGCTAGTATTCTACCAATGTGTGATACTAGTGGTTCTATGGGCTGTTCTGCTGGTGGAACCGGATCACTAAGCTGCTTAGATGTAGCTATGTCTCTATCTCTTTATACTGCTGATAAGCAAAAGGGTGCATTCAAGGATGTATTCTTGACCTTCAGTGAAGAACCACAACTATTTGTACTCGAAGGTAAAGACATTTATCAGAAGTATTATGATCTACGTCATTACGAAGGTTACGAATATTGGGGTGGCAGTACTGACATTGGTAAGGCATTTGAAAAGGTACTAGAAGTTGCTGTGAAGCAAAATGTACCACAAGAAGATATGCCTGAGTACATGATTATCTATAGTGATATGGAATTCAACTGTACTTACGGTGGTGGAAACGAAGGGAATTGGGATGTAACAGCCCATGAGTATGCGAAAGCTGCTTTTGCTTCTGCTGGTTACAAACTACCTAACGTAGTATTCTGGAACCTAAATGGTCGTGTTGGTAACAACCCTGTTACCTTCGATGAAACTGGAACTGCAATGGTTTCTGGTTTTAGTCCAGCAATTCTAAAAGCCATCCTATCAGGTGAGCAAGTAGATCCAGTATCTATTATGCTTGCAGCGATTGATGTACCACGCTACAAGGTCATCGGATAAGTAACATAGCCCCATGAAAATTGGGGCTTTTTCATTCAAGGACTAAATATGAAACATGTTCGTAATTTTCTTTTCGCTTCTTACTTGAACTTTCAAGTGTCGTTGAAAATGAATCCAATCTTAACAGTTGCATTAGGTGCGGTAACTGTGCTATTCTTATATTCCCTACTTCAGATATTCGGATTATAAAATGCAAGAATACATTGAAATCGAAGGGGTGATTAGATACGACCCTCCACGTTCTGGTATGAAAAAGAACACGGATTTCTGGTGTATTCTAGAATTGCCCCAAGAGTTAGTTAAGTACTACCAGTACTTTGTTAGAACTGATTTACACATTCCTTTAGCTGACCCTTCTTGGGGAGCACATGTTAGTATTGTTCGTGGTGAAAAACCACCAAACGCTGATGTGTGGAAAAAGTATGATGGTAAAGTTGTTAAGATACGATACTATCCGTACATTCATGTGAAGAAAGATCCAAAGAAAGCTGGATTGTACTGTTTTATAGATTTTGAAGTCCCGTTCTTTCGGAAGATACGAGCAGAGCTAGGATTACAATCTAAATATACTTTCCACTTCACAATTGGAAGAACACACTATGACTAAATATCGTTATTGTGTTATGTACAAGGGTATGCCAATAGAAGGTATTTCTTCTTCTAGTGGCTATCCTATTTTTTCAGTACATGACAAAACACTACCGGACATGTCGTTTCCCTCATATGAGACTGCATTATCCTCTATATCTTATATGGTACTAGAATCACTACGAACCGTTTCAAGACCTGAGTTTGATGTTAACGATTTGACTGTTGGTGTTATTGAAGTAATTTGTCGAGAAATGCCTCCCCCAATGTCACCATTTGACATGGCATTTCAATCATTATCTCTAGCAACCTATATGGATCTTGCACAATTAGAGAGTATCATACATACATGTGTGCGACGTGGTTTTAAAACTGTGTTACCAAAAATGCACACAATTTTACTGAGTGATTCTCGATTTACCGAGCACTTAGAAAAGAATGTCCCGTTTTTTGTTCAACAAAACATCGAACGGTTCATGGATGCAGGAATTAGTACTTGCACTGATGAAGAGATTGGTGCTATAATTCTTACATCGAGTGATGAGCTTCTTAAAGCGATTCACATAGATTCATTAAACAATGTTTCGAAGTAGTCAAATAGACTATTGTAGGAAGTCCAACGAGGCTTTGTGCAAACATGGCCTCAACTGAGTCCAGATGTGCGGAGTTTCCATAACATAGGAGAAACCAGTGAGAGCGTTCCAACAACTCAAAACTTATGTTTTAATAAGTTTTCTGTTAGTGGCTGGAGCTATTGGATATATTGGTTATAAACACAATGATAGTACACCGTCATCAAATTCAGGTGTACAAATAAAACCACAAGTTATTCAAATTCAAAAGCAACCGCCCGTTACCACATTGCCGATTCAAAAAGCAACTGTGTATAAGACGGAAAGCAGAAAACAGTATATTGTACAGTCAAAGGATACGTTTTGGGTAATCGCTCAAAAGTTTAAGCCAGAGAATGTTGAAATGTACCCGTACATTGACGTGTTTAAACGTGTTAATTCGGGAATCAAAGTACTACATGTTAGTAAACCAGTACATTTACCTAATGAGAATGATTTGAAGTCTGTTATTCTACCTGATGTAACTATTCACTTCGATCATCTTGATAAAGAAGTAGTAGATTATATCAAACAAGCTGAAGGTTCGAAAGAATCTCAAGCTGTGATAAAACGCAAATTACTTGGCGGTACAGTTGGTCCGTCATACAAAAATTCTAAGTTCTATCCTTATAAAGATGTTAAAGGCAACTATACCATCGGATATGGACATTACTTAGGTAAAAAGGATTCCGACGCAATAAAGTACAAAAAAGGTATTTCTGATTATGAAGCTAAACAGCTACTAAAGAAAGATATGACCCGTACTTACAATGACTTCACTTTACTATTGCAACGGAAAAATGCTGTAAATCTCACAAAAGAGCAACAGCGTATTTTATACGAGATGGCTTTCACTATGGGTGTCGATAAACTTGACAAATTCACGAAATTGTGGAATAGTGTAAAGAACGAAAACCCTCGTAAGTTCAAAAAAGAAATAGAAGGTTCACTATGGTTCAAACAAGTTGGAAACCGTGCTGAAATCCTTCTTAGTTCCCTATAAGGAGTTGTGTATGATTAATATTCAAGGTATCAATACTGAAGTAACCGAAGCACTACGTGAGCATGTTGAGCACTGTGCGGCAAAATTGGATAAATTCAACACTAAGAACGACCTTAATCTTAAAGTCAATCTAAAAGTAATCAAACATGATGAATTCGACGTTGATGTTATTGTTGTTGGTAAAAGCATTACAGGTGGTACACAAGGTCATGACATGTATGATTGTATTACCATTGCATTTGAAAATGTGGAAACCATGTTAGCACGTCAGAAAGGAAAAGAACTTTCCAAACGTCATGAAAAAATTGACTTGACAGATACGGAAGAGTAAAGTAGAATAAAGGACATTCAAGTGAGTGTCCTTTTTTTATTGGAGAACTGATGCTAATCAATAATGAGAATTTACGTTCAGTACTGAACTATATTAAGAAAGTTGGATTGGACTACGATCCAGATGAGTGGATTAGAGTTGATGAATTGACTGAATTTTACATCAATACCATGTCACACAGAATTACTATTAATATTGCATTAGTAGAAGATGAAGTGGATTACGCTAAAGACCCGAATGGGCTGGCATTTTATATCTATAGTAATAAATTTATATTTGTACACTTCTTTGGAATTAACCATTTCGCGAAAACCTGTGAATCGAAAAACGAGGCAGCGATCCGTTCAGATATTGAATCAGAGGAAGAATTCTTCCAAGAGTCTTGCGTTGAAAACCTTCTTAGTGTAGAATACTCAAACTATCAACTTGTGAAAGAAATTATCGAAGCCTGTGATGGTTTCTTATGGAGTAGCTAATATGATTGCAGTACTAGAAGAAGATTGGGGCTTAGGCGGTGATGGTACACCATATGATGACTATTACCCACCGAAAGACAAATATGGTTGGCGTAATTTTGATGAGAAACCTGCTGGGTTATTACCATCTGATATCGCTGATGCATACAATGGTGGAAAACGCAGAAAAGAAGAAGCCGAAAAGAAAGAACAATCGCTATGGGACAAATTCTGGAATAGGGGTGATAAATGAAAAAATATATCGTAGGTGGCTTCGTTCGTGACAAACTACTTGGCCTAAAACCTAAAGACAAAGATTATGTACTTGTTGGTGCAAAAGAGCGTGATATTCAATATCTAATCTCACAGGGATATCAACAAGTAGGAGCAGATTTCCCGGTATTCCTATCCCCAGCAGGTGATGAGTATGCACTAGCTCGTGTTGAGCGTAAATCTGGAACTGGATACAAAGGTTTCACTGTAGAGACTGAAGGTGTTACTCTAGAGCAAGACCTATTCCGTCGCGATCTAACCATCAACGCAATTGCTTACGATCCGGTATTCCAGAAACACGTTGACCCGTATAATGGTAAAGCCGACCTACAAGCAAAAGTACTACGTCATGTCAGCCCACACTTTGCTGAAGATCCACTACGTGTACTACGTCTAGCACGTTTTGCTACTCGTTATAGTGATTTTACAGTACATGAAAGTACTGAAGCTATGGTAATGGAAATGGTTAAAAAAGGTGAGATTGATTCTCTAACACCAGAACGCGTTTACGTTGAGTTTGAGAAAGCACTATCCGAGCGTCTACCAAGTACATTCATCTTTCAGCTAAAGGGATGGGGTGCGATTAAACGCATTCTACCGGGCTTAGAGAGCTTCAATAAAGATGACGGTGAAGCTATCAATAAGTTTGCTACGATGAGCACAGAGGCGTACAGTGCGGATTTCATGTGGTCTTACCTACTATCCCGTACAACGGCTGATGTAAAGAAAGACTACACTGTTGGTCAGATTAAACTACCTGCACGTTTTGTGAAGTTCCACAAATTCATTGAAACTTTCGGTGATGAGATCAAAACCTTCAGGAAGAAGACTCCTGAGCAAATGGTAGATGTACTATCCAGAATGAACATTCATAACCAAGGCGGTGAAGAGTTCCTATACAAAGTACTAGAATACTTCAACATTCAACGTACCGTTGATGGTGAACTAGAAGAACTAATCGTCAAGGTTTATGACAAGTATGAAGGTACTGTTATTGGCGACATTGATCAGATGGTAAAAGATGGTGAGCTAGAGCCTAAGAATATCCGTTCTTACGTTGCAAACCTACGCACGGTTGAAGTCGCTAAAATGTTCGCATAAAATCGGGACAAAATGAAAAAAATGTGATATACTATAGGTATCTGATGATTTAATTGAGATGAAAAATATGCGATACACATGCGGAATAATTTTTTATCGTGATGGTCAGATACTTATAGGTCACACTACTGGACAAGAGCATTGGGATTTACCTAAAGGAAAAGCTGAAGGTGAAGAAAGCTATGCAGAAGCGGCTGTTCGGGAGTGTTATGAAGAAACCAGTTTTAAGATTGATGAAAAAGATCTCCTTTTGATTGGTGATGTATCGTATAGAAAAGGAAAACGTCTTATATTATTTTATTACACCGCTAAATATAAGCCAGAACCGAAAGAACTAAAATGTATTAGTACTTACACAAATAAGTACGGTCAAACAAAGCCTGAACTTGATAAGTTCAAATACATTGATGTAGAAGACTGTGAATTGTATTTGACCAAGCGAATGTGTAGCAGTATTGTAAAAGCTGTGAAGCAGTTCCAGAAGAAGAAAGGAAGATAAGATGAAAGTAAAAATTTATGGTCGTTCAGTTGGTTGCCCTTATTGCACCACAGCAAAAGATATTTGCGTCCAGAACAAATTCGATATGGAATTTATCGATATGGAAAGTACTGGTATGACAAAAGACGATCTAATCGAAATTGTTGGTAAGCCAGTTAGTACTGTACCACAAATTTTTGTGGATGATGAGTACGTTGGTGGATGTACTGAGTTCATTAAATTCCTCAAAGCAAAAAGTGAGAAACAAGATGACTCAAACGATCAGTGATTTTCATACTAAATGTACTTCTCGTGCAGAAGAACTAGCAAAGCGTCTAGGGGTTGATTTCCAGCCTCTTGATGTAGATGGTATTGAGACAGCTACCCGTAAGAGAATGGCTGCACTACGTAAGTACAGTGAACGTAAAGCGGAGTATGATGCTTTACTAGAAGAAGTTTTCAAGGTATGTTCCCCACAAGAGGTTGTTGATTTTCTTCAAAAAACCAACAATAAATAATTATGAAGGAACAATCCTTCATGTTAAAAAATTTGGGAGAAACACTATGCTTAGTTTTCGTGAAAAATTAGCTCAAGGCATCTTTGAGAGTCAACCTAAAGTAACCGCAATTCCTCGGAAGTCGGCATTTTTAGGTACTATTACCGAGAATGGATTCTGTGACTATGAAGTTCCAGAAGATGATTGGTATCTAACAAAATCAACAGAAAAAAGTAATCGCCTCCACAAAAGTACAACAGCCAGAAAACATCGCAAAGAACTAAAACGTTTACGTTTTGGAACTGAATAATAATAATTAAAAGGACTCCTGAACAAGAGTCCTTTTTTCATCTGAGGATATTATGATACATTCATCGTATGGTAATTTATTTGATAAGTACAGTTTATCAGTTAACTCTGACCATTTACATATTATAGTACATGGTTGTAATGCACAAGGTCGTATGGGTTCCGGTTTGCTAAAGAACTTCGTGAACGTTATCCTGCTGCATATGAAGAATACAAAAAAGTACATGAAACTGAAGGTTTAAAACTTGGAAGTACTGTATACTACTTAGCTAATCAAAATTTACTAATCGCGAATGCTATTACTCAGGAATTTTATGGCTATGACGGTGAAAAATACGTTAGCTATGATGCGATTGATACTGTCTTCAAAGACATGAATGATTTTATCGCTGAAACGGGGAGATGCACAAATCTCCACTTCCCTAAAATTGGGGCAGACTTAGGCGGCGGGTGCTGGGATGTGATATCGGAAATCATTGACCACCGCATTACAAATGCATCTAAACATCTATACATATTGAAATAAAAAATAAATCAAAGGATTGACAAAAATGACAACGAATGTTAAACTACTAAACATCAACGGTATGGGTCCAGTACTAGCAGTTATGCAAGCACACAATGATGAACAAATCATCGTGACCAATCCAGCAATTCTAGGTACTGACCCAGAAACTCATGATCTAGCGATTAATGACTACCTCGGCGGTATTAGTGATCTAGATTCTGAAGTAGTATTCATGAAATATAACATTATTTCTATTAGTACTCCTGAAGCTGGTCTAGCACAAGCATACATTGCTGCACTAGAAGCTGCCGCTGAACCTAAATCACAGATTTTCGTTCCTGACAACAAGATTGTCGTAGCCAAATAAGAGGTAATAATGAACCAGACTAACCCAAGCATTTATCAAGCAATTGTAATTCTAAAAGGCACATCCCCAGATGTAGTTGCAAAAGAACTTGTTCGTGGTACTCAAGTACTACTAGCACAATATACACCCGGTAAAGCAAACAACTTGGGTTCATTCGAAACTAAGCAGTTCAAAGAAACCTATGAGAAATGGGTTTCCGAGAATGATGGCGTAATTCGCGTATTCTACGCCGATGAGCGTCTAGAGCTAGATAGTATCGAATACCAAGCGGTTAGTCTAGAAACGGTTCCAGCCAGTGGTTATGGTGATGGTGAAAGCGTTCTAGTACTTGGTCCCTTTGCTGGTGATCGCCTAGACTTCCATCTACAGAACTGTACTGAAGCGTAATGATCTCAACCCCTATAAATATTGTAGATAATACAATTATAGGGGTTCTTTATGTCTTATGATTATCAAGGCGGTGATCCAGAATCACCACAGTTTGACCACCGAGAAAAACTAAAAGATAAAATCACGCAAATGTTAGGTGCTGGTGCAGTAAACGTTGAAATTACTGACGGGCAGCTTGAAATTGCGATTGATAATGCTGTAGAAAACTATCGTGCATGGTCAAGTGCTTCAAAAGAAGAAGCATTTTTACATATGAAATTATACCCTTCTGAGTCAGTGTATGTACTACCTACTGAAGTTGAAATTGTTCGCAGAATCTATCGCCGTGGTAACGGTGTAGTAAGTGGTGAAGGTTCAACAGTTGACCCATTCTCACTAGCATATAGTAATACTTATTTGCTTAGTGCTGTGCGTGGTGCAACAGGTGGTGGATTACTAACATACGATCTATATCACCAGTTTGATGAAACGGTTGCACGTCTATTTGGTCGTGAAATCATCTTCCAATGGAACTCCGTTAACAAGAAACTAATCATTGACCGTGATATTCGTGGAACAGAAGAAGTACTACTACATGTGTTCCAAAACGTTCCTGAAGAAATGCTATTCCGTCAACAAATGTCCTATCCTTGGATTCGTGACTGGACTTTAGCAGAAGCTAAGATTATGTTGGGTACAAACCGTTCTAAGTTTGCAACACTACCCGGACCACAAGGTACATTCTCAATGGATGGTGACACTTTACGTCAAGAAGGTTTTGCATTACAAGAAAAATTAGAACAACAATTGCGTAACTATAAAGATGGTGGAATGCCATTAGGTTTCATAATTGGATAAACAAATACGGAAGTGGCTTATGGTCACTTCCTTTTTTTATAGGTATAACATGGAAAGAAATATCGTAGCAATAAATGGATGCATTGGTTCTGGGAAAGATACCTTTGCTAAAACCTTCATCGAAGGTGGATATCAACGTATGTCCTTTGCAACTAACCTAAAAGATTCGGTAGCAGCTATCTTTGGTTGGGATCGTGAAATGCTAGAAGGTACTACTGATGAGTCCAGAGCAATTCGAGAACTACCAGACCCATTCTGGTGTAAACGTCTTGAATTAGATTGTGTATCCCCGCGTTGGGTACTACAAAATTATGGAACTGATGTACTTCGCAAGCACTTCCATAATGATATCTGGGTTTTCAGCCTAGAAAAAGATATGATGGAAGTAGAAGGTAACATTATCATTACTGATTGTCGTTTCCCCAATGAATTACGAATGATCCGTGCTAATGGTGGTACTATTATCGAAGTACAGAGAGATTTGCCATCATGGTATGCTGATGCTTATACCTACAATGTAAGGGGTTGTGAAAAACCTGAATCATTGAATGATATCCATAGTTCCGAATGGGCTTGGATTGGTATCAATAAGCCACATTATGTAGTTAAAAATGACAGTACTTTAGAAAAATTACAATTACAGGCCGAATGGATACTTCACGGCATCAACGACCAAAACTAACTACTTTCTACACCTAAGTTTCTATCCTCCAATAAATAATGGTATAACGAATATTCGAAAACCAATTAATTTGGAGGATTTTAAATGGCTGATTTATTATCACCCGGTGTAAGTGTAACCGTAACAGACGAATCGATTTCTGCACAATCCGCACCCGGAACTGTGCCACTTTTCGTAATCGCAACTGCACAAGACAAGCTAGTTCCCGGTAGTTCTGCTATCGCTTCTGGTACGTTAGCTGCAAACGCAGGTAAGTTACAACTTATTACCTCACAAAAAAACGCCCTAGATATGTTTGGCACACCAGTGTTCCAAAAGCATTTAGGTTCCGTAGTTCAAGGTGATGAGCTAAACGAGTATGGCCTCCACGGTCTATACAGCTATATGGGGATTGCTAACCGTGCGTATGTAGTACGTGCTGACCTTGACCTTAACCAACTACAACCATCTGGCACTGAACCTACTGGTGATGTTCCAAATGGTACTCTATGGCTAGATACATTTGAAACGCAAGTTGAAGCATATGTTGCTAATGTAGCTAACCCACAAAGTTTTTATGACTGGACTTTAAAACCAGTTCGCATCGTTAGTGCTGAACTAATCGGTGATGTAAGTACTGTCGGTCTAAACGTCGATGATCTACTAATCCGTCATGTTCCAAGTACTGGACAGATGCTAGTATACAAATTTGAAAGTGCTGGTCTAGTACAAGTAGAAACGTATCTATCACCAATTAACAAAGTGCCAACTGGTTCTGCTATTCACGTAGGTGATATCTGGATTCGTGACGGTTATGTTAAGAATGGTTCTAACTACTTCGGTACTCGCTTTGTTGTTAAGCGTTATGCTTCTCTAACTAAAGTATGGGTTCCAGTTGAAACCTTCACTGGTAGTTCATTCTACGAAATCGAATCTAAAACTGGCGTATCAAGTAATGCTTATTTCGCTGCACTATTCGATTGGGATAGTTATAGTTTCTCACTATACACCAAAACTGGTAACCTAGTTACTACGAGTGCTCCTGCTACTCCAGTTGGTGAAATTAGTCTAGATATTGCACAAGCTGATTGTTTCCTAACTTTAAGTTACCTAAACAAATCTGTTAAAGTGCTAGTTGTTCCAACTGGACAAATTAAGAACTCTGCTACTATCGTTGCAAGTCTTAACCGTGTTGCTCAACTAATCAACGATGGCTTCTCTTTCTCTGTACAAAGCAACGGTGTTGTTATTAGTAACAAACTTGGTTATAGCTTCAAAACTGTACAAAGTGGTGAATCTACGTTTGATGCAACTAACATTGCTAAACTAACCGTTGATAGTAGTAACTATTCTCTAGTTAACCCACAGATTCTTCGTGTTGCATCAAGTGCTCCACGTGCTAAAGCAGCAGATGGTACTTACTGGTACGATTTCAGCAACTCTGATAATCTACAAGTAACTCTTTATGTAGCTAACCTAAGTACTGAAGATTGGGATCTAATCCAAAATAACAACATGTATCTACAAGTTGATGAACCTGCCGCTGACCGTGATTTCTGGGTACTCCCGCTATCACAAGGTGTTGATGGTTATAACTTCTACCGTAATGTACGTGGTGAGTGGGTTAAACTTGATCCAGCAGATCAAAGTACTCTAAACGGTATGATCTACGAAGACTTCAACGACGAAGTTCCAAGTGCAAACCTTTATCAAAATGGTATGCTCGCTGTTGACATGGGTAACACCGAAGGTGTTGTTAAACAAATGGTTGATGGTAAATGGAAAGTTGTTAGTGGTGTTGCAATTGATGGTAGCGGTCTATTCGGTCGTCACGCACAGCGTCAAATCATTGTAGAAGCACTAGCTGCGGTAATCGTTGGTAACGAAGCAATTCGTTCTGAGTTTATTGACTTTAACCTAATGTGTTCACCGGGTTATGTAGAACTACTTGATGAGTTCGTAACACTAAACACTGATCGTAAAGAAACTGCTTTCATTGTAACTGATGTTCCAGCACGTCTAAAACCAGTTGCTACTTCCATTCAAGAATGGGCTACCAACGCAAACAATGCTCCAAGTAATGGTGACATTGGTCGTACTACTGCTTATGCTTACGCTGCACAGTACATGGGTTGGTGCTTAAGTACTAACGTTGATGGTGAAGAAGTTGCAGTACCGGGTAGTACAATCGCGATGCGTACCTATGCATATAGTGACTCTGTTTCTTATGTTTGGTTCCCACCTGCTGGTACTCAACGTGGTGTTGTAAGTAACGCTGCTTCTGTAGGTTACATTAATGACGAAGGTGAATACTCTCCAGTAGTATATAACAACGGTCAACGTGACACTATGTACGTTAACAAGATTAACCCGATTGCAATGCGTCCAAGCCGTGGTCTATTAGTATTTGGTGATAAAACACTAGCTGCTGATGAAGGTAGTGCTCTAAGCCGTGTAAACGTAGCTCGTCTAGTAGTTTACATCCGTCGCCAACTAGAGATTCTTGCTGATCCGTTCTTGTTCCGTCTAAACACTGCAAGTACTCGTCAAGAGTTCACAGGCGTAGTTAACAGTTTCCTAGCTGAGATTCTACAACTAAACGGTCTATACGACTTCCTAGTTGTTTGTGACGAATCCAACAACACCCCAACTCGTATCGATAGAAACGAATTGTGGATGGATATCGCAATCCAGCCAGTACGTAGTATTAACTTTATCTACATTCCAATCCGTATTGAGAAAACTGCTTCGGCATAACAATACATCCAAAGGGGCTTTTAGCCCCTTTACTTTTTTGTAACTCCGATGATGGAATCTTTTCTAATAAATATATTAAAGATATAATTCCAATTTTGGGAGAACAATATGGCAAATATGTTGGATAAATATGGTGTTCCACTAGCTGGTGGTGGTCGTATTGCAATGAAACAGCCTAAAGCGAAATACAAGTTTCGTGTAATTTTCTTCGGCTTCGGTGCTGCGGAAGATGGTGATTTTATTACAATCGATACTAATACAGTAGCTTCACCGCACGTATCGCATGAAAACGTAACTGTACACAGTTATAACAGTAGTGCACACTACAAAGGTAAGTACACTTGGAGTGAAATCGAACTAGCTTTCCGTGACTCCGTAGGTAACTCATCTTTAAAAGCATTGTATAATCAAATGCGTAAAGAATTTAACTACTACACACAGGAATCTCGTATTGCTGACGTACAGTTCAAGTTTGAAATGTGGATTCAAGTACTCGACGGTTCAAACAGTGAAACTACTACTAACCTTTATCAAGGTACGCAAAATACATGGGTATGCCAAGGTTGTTTCATCGCTGATACAAACTTTGGTGATTGGGACTATTCAAGTTCTGATCCACAAGTAATCTCTGTCACCATCCAACCGGATGCGTGTGCTCTACTTGGCCCAACTGGTCTACCTCTAGGTGACGATGTAACTGGTAACGGTACACCTGCTAACGCAAGTACCATCTCTGGTGCACAAACCGCAATCAGTACGACTTCTCTTACTGATAGTAACTTCTTTAATAACTAATTTAAAGATCATAGCCCTAGATTCGTCTGGGGCTTTTTTTATGCTAAATAATGTATGATCCAAAAATTAAATAGGGGTTACTTTATGGCAAACATGCTAAACAAATATGGCGTTCCTCTACCAAGTGGAAGAAACAAAACAATGCTTCAGCCAAAAGCAAAATATAAATTCAGAGTGATTGTTTATAACTTCGGTACTGATATAAATGAACGTGATCACATTGCTCTAGATGTGGATCAAGTAGATAGACCAACCGTGTCGTTCAACACTCAACAATTACATATGTTCACCACTAATACGTCATATGTAACTAAGCATAACTGGAATCCGATAGTACTCACTATTAGAGATTCAGTAGGTAATGAATCCGCAAAAGCTCTATCAAGACAACTCCAAAAACAATTGGACTTCCCACGAAGAATTACGGCACGTTCTGAACAAGAATATTCAGGATATAAATTCGGAGTAATTATCCAAATGCTTAATGGTAGAAATGCTGAAGATACCTTAACAAATTTAGGTCGTGACACCATTACAGATGTTGCAACCGCATTAACTAACAACCAAGGCTTAACCAACGCAGTAGACCAATTTATTGGTGGTTCTTCATATAATAATGATGGAATCATGGAGTACTTTGTATGCGTCGGTTGTGTTATTCAAGAGATTAACTATGACTCACTAGATTATAGTTCATCTTCACCAGTAACGATGAAAATTACTATTAAGCCAGATAACGTAGTACAGTACGATACTATTGAAGAAATGTATAGTTCAAGAATTAATTCATTACTACCTGATAACGTTAACCAAGGACTCGATATTCTAGATAAGATTTTCGGTTCAGCAGGGTTATAAGGAGAGGTTATGAGTTTTATTGATACATTTGTAAGTACTGGTACTCAAATCGTAACATCAGTTATTGAAAATACACAAATAGTTAGAAATCCACAATTTGAAGCATATAACGCTGCTGAACGAGTGTTCGGTACTGCTGGGGAAAAAGGATTTACGGCTTTTAATATACCTAAATTTAAAGACTGCTTTATTGTAGAATTCGTTTTAAGTGAATATGCAAAAAACTTCATCGAAACACAATTACCGGACACACACAATGAATTTACATTGCATAATGTATCTTGTTTAGTTCGTGATGTTCAATTGCCTAGTTTTGCATTTGAAGTAGAAGAAATGAACCAGTACAACAAAACTCGATTGGTTACCAGTACTGTAAAGTACAAACCAAGTACTGTTGTATTCTATGACACAGTAGACAGTGCAGCATATTTGCTCATGGACGCTTACCGTAAATATTACTATGGTGATTTCTTTGATAAGACACCAGTAGCGTTTACCAACGATGTTTTAAGTTCCCCGAATCAGTTTGAAATGATGGGAACAAATTGGGGCCGTACTGTTATGAATAACGGTAACTACGATTCTCAGTACTTCTTCAAGCAAATAAACATTTATGAAATCGACAGTGATACTTATACTGTTCATAATATGTTCAACGTCTTTGTTGAAGATGTACAATTGGAAAACAAGTCCATGACATTAGATGATCCTAGTGTAATGACATTAGTTTTGCGTTATGAAGGTTGTGGTAACTTTAACCGTCAAGGATATCAGTCTATTGCAGTTCCTACACTGGAAATTGCACCAATTATTACCAGTACTAACGGATTAGGCAAGTCTGGATTCTTTAAGTACTTTGGTGAATTGGATGATAAATCATTGGGGTTACTAACCGTTGGTAAAATTATAAGAGCGGGAACTGCTGGACACGATATTATATCATCCGTGAATGATATTTTGCGTGGTAATATTAATCCAGATACTATTCGAAACTTAGGTGGTGCAGTACGGAAAGGTGCTGATGCAATTGGGTTAGGTAGTGTAGTCAGTTCAGCCACCGAGAAATTCGGTCTAGGGAATATTTTAGGAGACTTTTTCTAATGCAACAGTTTAATCCAGCAAGGATAACAAATACTAAACAGGCACAAGGGGTTTATCCTATTACTAATATTAAGAAGTATAAATCCGCTAACCCACCAATTTACAGAAGTTCGTGGGAAAAGGATATTATGGTCTCATTAGACCATAATCCTGCTGTTATTGAATGGTCAGTAGAACCATTCTCAATACCTTATGCATGTCCGGTTGAAAAGGACAAAATGGGTAATCCAAAAATGAAAAATTATTGGCCGGACTTTTATGTACTATTCGTAGATAATAAAGGTAATAAAAAGGCACAGATAATTGAGGTAAAACCACTTAAGCAATGTTATATGCAGTATGCTAAATCCAAGAAGGATAAAATTACAGTGGCAGTAAACCAAGCTAAGTGGGCGTATGCAATGGACTTCTGTCAGCGTAACGGCTTAGAATTTAAATTAATTACAGAAAAGGAATTATACGGTAAATGAAAGCAAAAAAAGGTGTTGACGAAGCTCTAGGCTTACCGTCACTAGATGAATGGAAAGAAATGACTGGACAGGAAGTACAGGAATTAGAACTATATCAGGAAGAAGAAGTAGAACTTGATTCTGACGAAATTAGTATTGAAGAAGCTAAGGCAGCAATGGCTAAATTAAAAGCTATGCGTACACAGTTGAAGGATATTCCAGATATTACTTCCCGTAAGGCACATTTGGATCGTTTAGCGGAATTAGCTGAAAGACGCTTTGAAGATATCTTTGATCGTGCTTTCAACTGTGAAGACCGTTTTGCTTCCGAAATGATTAACGCAGCTAACGCTATGCTAAAAATCGCTTTAGATGCTCACGCTAAAATTATTGATTCCGATGTTAAGTTAGTTGATTTACAGATTAAGAAAGATAAGATTGAGGTAGAACTCAATTTGCGTCCTAAAGAAAAGCCACCAGAACTTGGTGAGCGTGATGTTAGTACCGGGGTAAGCATGTCCCGGAACGAACTTTTAGCGTTACGCAAACAGAATAATAAATAAATTAAACTACTGTGACCCGGAGTTAATAATGAATAAACTACAGACAATCTTAACATCTCTCACTCCTGAATATGAATACAGAGTGAAATTTGCAATGGAACCAACTAAAGAAGATCTAGCAAAGATTACTGCTCGTCTTATGGATCGCTACGATGCGGTTGAAGTTGGTGGCCTAAAAAAATTAATGTTCCAAGAAAAACCACTAGACTTTTACGAGTTAGATTGTGGTGAAATTTGGATGTTTGACTTTACATGTAATCGTGGAGTTCAAACTGAAGTACTACGCTATGAAATTGGCAACCTATTAAAATGGACTGAGGCTTATATCAAAGTTCGTGGTAAGGGTGAACCAATTGAATTAGAATATGAACAAGAACTAGAAGATATCGACTTTGACGAGTACGAACCAACTCTAGGGCAACCATTCGGTGAACCAGAACCCGATAGTGCAGAATTAGCTGGTCAAGAACGTGCTGATACTGCTGTTAAAGATGCTTTAGAAAATCTAGCTAAAAAGAGTGATAACTTTGCCAAGTACTTTGCTGCTGGCTTTAACGGTAAGAAGGATTAATAATGAGCATGTTAGAAGAGATGTTTGATGGTAGTGACCGTCAAACAATTAATGAACGTCCTTATTCAAGAACACAATCAGCGATTGACTCTGCGAAGGGTAAAGTAAAAGGTGCTTTTGGTTCAGGTCAAATTGAACAGGGTGCTGCTGAAGTTGGGGCAGAAGCTAATAAACTATGGATGGATTTCAAGCGTTACATTGGGCGTAAATATGGTAAAGCACAACAATCTGTACCATATGGTGATGTTGTTGCCTTTTTCAAAGGAAATAAATTAGACCCAAAATTCTTGGGTAATAATGAACGTAGAAGTTTTTCTCCTAAAGATGTTGGTCAAGCTCTATTATCAGCGGTTCGTGAATATATGAACGAATTCCAACCTGAAGAACAACCACAGGAACAACCCCAAGGTCAGCCTCAAGGACAACCTCAAAGTGAACCACAGGGACAGCCGCAAGGTCAACCTCAACCACAAGCTGGTGGTTTAGAAGGTATTCTTTCTGGACTTAGTTCTGCTGAACGTGAACAACTTCTACGTCTACTAAGTTAATAGGAGATATATAATGCTAAATTTTTTCGGTAACAACTCATTGGTTCCGAATGGCTATGTTTACACGTCGCATACTGGTTCAAAATATGTGTTTGTTGAAGGGTTATGGTTTAATAACTCTTCTATGCAAATGATTGACCCTTCAAAGTACTCAAATATGTATGTAAGTGCTCAAAAACAAATTGTTGAACATAATTCATCTTCTAGTATGAAAATTGGTAACGTATATAAGCATAAAGGTGCGGATTATACTTTTATCGGTGAAGGTAAATTTACTCAAAACGGTAATGTTATCGCTGAAAGCCTTAGCATTAGTCATTCTATAATGGAAGCAGATGGTGATGAACCACTAGCTTCTGTTCCAGACGGTTATGTATACGTATCTGGTAAAGGTAAATCATATTACAAGAAAGGTGGGGAATGGTATATTAGTGGTTCCCAACCTAGACTTAAAGTTAATATTTCGGCTGCTCGTCCATTAGAACAAGCAGCTATTCGTAAAATTGAAGACGAAAATAGTTCAAGCGAACTAAAAATTGGTAAAAGTACTTGGACCTCCAGTAAAGGTAAAGAATATACCTATGTTGGTGATGATCGTTTCATTAGTGCTGATGGTAAAATGTTACCTAAAGGTATGGCATCAAAAGCAAAAGATGATATCGTAGCTAAGAAAGATGATCATAAAGAAGAAAATGATAAAATTCGCGATGACGTAGATTCTGAGGTAGATGATACCAGTACTGCTAATCCTGAAGATCGTCATGAAGAAGAAAAAGTAGATCAGGAAAAGGCGGTTGATGATAACGATGCTAAAGAGGATGACCGAAAAGAAGGTGATAAACTCAAAGGTTTAGCGGATAAAATCAAAGCACATCCACAAGCACGTAAGATTATGATGTTGCTTAGTCGGGCTGACAAACTTTCACTTATGGCTGCTGACATTATGCTATCTGGTGATGCAGATAAAGTTAAGCAGATTATACAATCATTAAATAATAGAGATGAGTAATCACAAGGATTAAAAAAATGACTAAAAAAATTAATGAAGCATCAATTAAACTTGATGTTAACGGACTAGAATCAGAAGATTTCGAAACTCTATCACGTATGCTTGCCTTAGCAGGGCAAGCAGAAACCAATACTGGTTCAGTTGGTGGTATGGGTGGTGGTCTTGCTCCACTTAAACCAATGGACTTTGATAGTATTGGTGGTGAAGAGACTCAGCCTATTATGAATCCTGAAGATGCAATGTCACCTGCTTCCCCGGCTGATGGTGCTGGTGATCTAAGTGCAGCGATTGATGATCTTGCTGGTACTGTATCTGATTTCGGTGCAGATGATGAAGAAAGTGAAATGTCGCTTGACATGACGGGACAACCTAGCGTAGAATCATCCTCAGAGTTTGAAGATGAAGTAGAATTAGGTGATGAAGTCGGTTTTGATGACGTGAGCATGGAACTTGACGATGACGGCGACGATATGTTTGACATGGGTCGTATGTCTGAACTTGCTGGTATCGGTGAATCTCTAGTACTTGAAGATGATTCTGCTGCTGAAGATTTTGTTAATGCTGAAGCTAAAGAAGATACAGATCTTGATGATGCCGAAGAAGAAGCTGCTGCTTCAGAACTAGGTGAAAGTGCTCAGATTCTACCTGATCTATCATTAGAAGAAGATAATAACCAATCTGTTGAAGGTAACAAATTTGGTCCATTCGCTACTGAACGTGACGCAGTGCAAGATGCATCCCAGCGTACTAACGGCGTTGAAGGAGATCACTTCATTGTTGTTCCTTCAGGAAACCAGTACTACTGGAAGCGTACAATGCAAGAAGAACTACAAAATGAGCCAGATCCACATGCATTCGATAATGATGGCATTGAGAACTCTCGCCATAACTATCGTCACAAGCGAACTGCTCTAGGTGATAACCCACTTCTAAACAACGTTCGTGAATCAGAAGAAGTTGATGCTGATAACGACGACCCAGAAGATGAAGAAACCGCTGAAGATATCTACGAAAGCATTGCAGCTAAGTACGAACGCTTCCTTGGAGGTCTCAGTGACAAATAATTACAGAGAACTACTTGAAAGTATCGACGAAATATTAGATAATGAAGAAGTAGAGTCCGAAGAAGAAGTTGAGGTGGAAGGGGAAGAATCCCTTTCCCCACAAGAACTTTTAAAAGATATCGTAGGTTGTCTACGCCACTGCATCGATTCGATGGCTGGTGAAGAAGTTGAAGACTACGATAAATTTTTAGATAAATTGAAAAAAGTGCGTGACATTCTACACGAAGACGAGTATACTGATGAACATCAACTAGGCGATGAAGAAGTTGTCGAAGAAGATAGCCCGTTCCCGAACATTCCGGGTGACGAATATGGCACTCAGGGTATGGGTCCGAAAATTGATAAAGATGGAAAGCAGAACTATGATAACCCCAAAGGTCAGTCATATGCAGCTAGACATGGTTTTGTAGGGATTTAAAATGATCCCAAAGACCAACAGCACTGAATATCAAAATGAAGTACTGGAGAAGGTAAGAGATGTATATGAAAGCGAAGCTGAAATTACTGATCGAATGCTCCTTATGTCAATTTTTGAGAACTTCAGGACTGGTGGCGGTCTAAGATTAAGCAAATTCGGGTTTGATATCTGTAACGGTAAGGAACTGTACGAATTTGTGAAAGTCCCTTTAAAACGGGAAGATAGAAATTCGGTTGTGTATACATCAATGGATCGCATTTGCACTAGTCCGTATTATGTCAATGGTTATGACATATACATCTCGGACATGATGGTTGTAACGCAGTTAACATTCTGCTGCGACGACTTTCAAAAACTCTTTGCGGTTTACATGTAAAAAGATTTAAAAAATCTTGGGACAAACGAAACATTATGTGATATAATAAACGCATATTAAGAGAACAGTACGGAATACTAACAAGGCACTAAGTTATGAGTAACGCAGTGCCTTCTCTTTTGCTTATGGATAAGCGTCAAACGTAACTTAAACGATGAAGTACTTTTTTATAATCCAAATGAGGAAATAACATATGAGCAAAACTAACGATATCCTAAACATTACCCTATCTCCTAAGCAAACCAAGAAAGCAATGGCACTTGCTGATAAAACTACAGATAGTCTAATGATTTGGGGTGCACCCGGTATTGGTAAATCCGCAATTGCTCGTCAATATGCAGATGAAAACTATCCACTACGTAAAGACAATCTAGCTAAACTAGAGTTCATGAAAGCTCAAATTGAGCAAGAAACTGATGCTGCACAAAAAGCACAGTTCGAGCGTGAACTACGTGCATTCGATGCTAAACTAATCGACCAAGATAGTAACTTCATCGACTTCCGTCTATCTCAGATTGACCCAACTGACCTACGTGGTATTCCAGTACCAGAGAAAGTGTTTGTTGGCATGGACGGTGTGAACCTAATCGAATCTCAGCTAAAAGATGTACAAGATTACATCGCTGAAACTGCGGTTGTGTGGGCTGCACCAAAAGTACTAAAACTATCTGCTGATTGGAAAGGTGTGATTCTATTTGATGAAATCAACTCCGCAATGCCAATTGTACAGGCAGCATCTTACCAGCTAATCCTAGACCGCTGTGTTGGGGAAATGAAGCTACCTAAGACCTGTCTAATCCTAGCAGCGGGTAACCGTGAGAACGATGGTGGTGTAACCTTTACCCTAGCAACTCCACTACGTGACCGTATGACTCACATTGAGATGGAACCTAACCATCAGGATTGGATTGACGATTACGCAATTCCAAACCGCCTAAACGCAGCAACTGTAGCGTTTATCAGCAACACTGGTAGCAAGAACTTCAACACCCTAAGCCCAACTGATCCATCTCACTCTGGTGGTACTTCTCCACGCTCTTGGGAACGTGTAGCAGACTTCGAAGATTGCAACGATGGTTCCATTGACAAAGCTGTATATCGTGCTATGATTGCAGGGCGTGTTGGTGAAGGTGTTGCTATCTCCTACATCGAGTATGTGGAAAACGTATCTAAACTACCAGATACCATGAAAATCCTAAACGGTGAGATTAAAGTACTACCAGAAGGGCTAGATATTTCTTCTAACTACTTCATCTCCCTAAACCTAGTGTACAAAATCATTGATTTGTACGAGCAAAAACAAGAGAAGAAAATCGAAGTTGAAGAGTGGTCTCGCCTAGCGAACAACTTCATCATCTTCCTAGAGAAGAACTTCTCTGAATACTCTGCTGAACTAGCTGTACTAGCAATCCGTACACTAACCCAAGCACGTGTTCAACTATCTTACAAAGAAGTACCAGCGTTCCAAGAGTTCGTAAAACGCTACCAAGACCTAGTACGTCGTGCACGTACTCTAAACTAAGAAGTATGAGGATGGCAGTTGCCATCCTCTTTTAATCCAACAAGAGGAATTTTGATATGTCCACTACTAATAATCTTGATGTAGCTCCTGAAGTACTAAAAGAATGTATCAACCGTATGATTCTTGCTCGTACTTCTTTGATGCTTGGTAATCCATTCTTTGGTGTACTAGCTTCACGTCTACGTCCAGTACCGAATAATACTTGGTGTCGTACAATGGCAGTTGATGGTCGTCACTTGTTCTATAACGTAGAATTCGTTATGGGTCTACAGGATGAATCCAAACGTGCTGAGTACGAAAAGAAACTTCGCGATGCAATTCCAGATATCACGGATGAGCAAGTAGCGAGTTCAATGAATGGTCTATCGGACCAGAACCTAATTGCTGTAATTTGCCATGAAATCCTACACTGTGCTTATGACCACTTCCTACGCCGTGGTAACCGTGATCCTAAAGCATGGAACGTAGCAGCAGACTACGCAATTAACCAGATTCTAGTCCGTGAAAAAATTGGTCAAATCCAAGATACTTGGCTATTTGACAAAAAATATGATGGTAAAACGGCTGAAGAAATTTACACTATCATCCTAGAAGAAGCACAGCAGAACCAAGGCGAAGGCGATGGGGAAGGTGATGGCGACGGTGAAGGTGATGGACAAGGCCAAGGTGGAAGCGGCAAAGGTCAAGGCAAGTTCCGTGGTACATTTGGCGGCGGGGGTACTGTAGACCAGCATGATATCCCTGACGAGGGGAAAGCAAAAGATGCTGAAGGTAATCCAATCGACGGCGACAAACGCAAAGAATATATGGAAGACTTTAAAACCGCAATGATGAATGCTGCACGTGCTGGTAATGCACCTGCTGAGATTCAGCGTATGATTAAAGACTTCCAAGAGCCTAAAATCGACTGGAGAGCTAAACTAGCTCGTACACTACGGTCGTGGATGAAGAGTGATGCATCCTTTATGACACCTAGCCGCCGTTCTTGGAGTACTGGTTTCGGTACATCGGGTTCGTTCTATGGTTGTCCTATCTTCCCCGGCCTAAAGCCTGACGAAGATATTGATATTGCAATTGCACTAGATGCCTCTGGGTCTATTAGTACTGAAATGCTAAAAGACTTCATTGGTGAAGTACTAGGTATCACTAAGCAATTCAAACAATTCAAAATCCGTATCATGACATTTGATACAGCAGTATACACCGTAAAAGACTATAAAACTGGTGACGAGAAGAAGATTCTAGAATACCCAATTCATGGTGGTGGTGGTACTGATTTCCAAGCAGTTTGGGAACACATGAAGCAAGATGATTATAAGCCTAAACAGCTAATCATGTTTACTGATGGTGAACCTTGGAACTCTTGGGGTGACCCTGATTATTGCAAAACTCTTTTTGTGATTCACTCTAACCCTAAGAAAGAAGCACCATTTGGTGAAACTGTACACTACGAGTGGGAAGCCGAAAAAGCTAAAACTCGTTAAGAAGTAAATAAAAGGCACATTGATTGTGCCTTTTGCGTTTTTCTTGGGACAAAGCAAGAAAAATGTGATATAATAAGTTGTAAGACAAAATAATACATGGAGTGTATAAAATTATGAGTACTGAAAATCAACCAACCGGAATTTCCATTGATATCGTTGATATCATCAACGCTGCAAAAATCATGGAACAAGCAGTTAAAGCTAATGCTTTCTCCGTAGAAGACCTAGTAGAAGTAACCCCTGTTGTTGCTCGTTTCATCACAGTTGCTAACCAGCTAATCGAACAGCATAACGCTCAAGTTGAAGCTGCTGAAGCTGCTGACAAAGAAGTTGAAGCACAAGATACCGCCGCAGATAATAAAGGGGAATAATATGGCTGTTACTCGTCACTGCGGTGTTGTCCGTTCCACTGGCTCACGTGTTTTCATTGTTTGGAGACAACTACCTGATTCAGTAAATGATTGCTTGGTAATTTATCAAGATTCTCTACCAGAACAATATGCGAACTTTGTTGTTGACCTAGTAATGGGTCGCGGTCAAGCATCCCTAGAACTATGGGACGTTATGGACAAAGTTGGAGTACTAGATGGTCGTAAAATGCTAGACGTTCTACATAATCTAGGTTACCTACGTAAACTAAAAACTACTGATATTGATATGCACATCGGCAATGGTGCTAAAATTGCACTTGATGTACTAAATGATCAGTTAGTAGCACAATCCACTTATACTGATGGTAAAGTAAAAGATTTTAACCCTTGGGATAAATCAGAAACCCAATTCACCGAAACTGGTGGTATTGTTGGTAAACTACTTGCCGATGCAGCACAGTATGAACAACTAGCTAAAGAAACTTTCGAACGTGCTTATAGCCTAGAACCTTCACTTCGTCCTCAAGTACAAGTGATTGAAGCTGATCCTAATCAGCCACTAACCATCACCATTCCTGATGGTACTTCTCAGACTAAAGCAATCGAAATTCTAAAGAAAGCACTAAAAGAACGTAGTGAAAAATAAGATTACTCGCGAAGATATCATTAACTTGATTATCGAAGAGAGACAAAGACAGATAGAGTCACCAACGACTCTATCTGATACTCTAAAGACCAAAAATGATTGGACAGCACTTGCTGGATACTATCTTTTTGAATCTGCCTCTCGACCAGATAAACACGTTTCTTTTGAAGAATTCAGAGAATCCCTTATTAAAGTATCTGCTGTTCTACTAGCTGCACTAGAAACTAGTTTCTCGTTGGAAGATGATAAACTTAAAGATTTACTTAACAAATTGGATTCAAATGATGACGATAACCGAACTCACTAACTGTTTGTTAGAGTTCCAAAACGTTTGTTATAGCGGCGGTGCAGCGGGAGCTGACCGCCTTTTTGGTTTGTGGGCTTCTTGGAAAGGTCATGAAGAAATTCACTTCTCCTTCAAAGGACACAAGTACCACGTAGACGAAGCAACAGTTGTGGAACTACCTAACGAAATACTATCAGATGATGTAGTATTCTCAAAACTATGCATGGCAAATGTAAAACTAAGACGTAAAGTTCCACCAAAGAACTCATACGTTTATAACCTTTTAGCTCGTAACTCTTTCCAGATCGCAGTATCAGAAAGAATCTACGCATTAGCTAAAATTACTGCACCTGATGAAGTTGATGGTGGAACGGCTTGGGCTGTTCAAATGTACATCGACTCGTGCGAAAACCCAGAAATCTATATCTACAACCTACTAGATAACAAACCTTACATTTACGATTGCAGTACTAAAACTTTCGTAGAAGTTAAGGAAGTGCCTGAACCACATGGTAGATGGACAGGTATTGGTTCTAGGTCTGCAACCAAAATTGATATGGATAGTTTCTGTACTTATTTCAAATGAGGTAATTATGCAAGATGAAAATTGGGATGCTGGATATGAATCTGGTAAACACGATGGATTCAATGAAGGATATGCTGATGGTCATAAAGACGGTTCAGAAGCAGCAGAAAAAGAAGGTTACGAGCGTGGCCTAGAAGAAGGTTACGAGAAAGGCACAGTTGATGGTACTGATGCAGAAAACCAAAGAATGGAAGCTGAAATGTCCGATATTCGGTACAATTTCAAACAACAACTTGAAGATAGTCATTATACTATCAAATGTCTCAAGGAAGAGATTTATAAACTAAGGAAAGAAAATGCAACAATTACACGAACTATACAAGAAAGTACTTGAAGAAGGGAAATACAGTGCTGACCGTACTGGCACAGGAACCTATAAACTAATTGGTCAACAAATGCGTTTTGATCTCCAAAAAGGTTTTCCAGCAACAACTACCAAACGTTTAGCGTGGAAAGCAATGTCTTCAGAACTACTATGGTTCCTTGAAGGTTCACAAGATGAACGCCGCCTTTGTGAAATTCTTTACGGTACTCGTGATGAAGCTAAACGTACAATCTGGACTGACAACTATGAAAATCAAGGTCGTGCACTAGGATACAATAATGGTAAACTAGGGCCAGTATATGGCAAGCAATGGCGTGAATGGGAAGATGTAGTTATTCTACCTTCTATCTATGGTGAAGTGGTAAAACACACTGAACTAGGATACAATATGGTTGAGCAAACTGTTAGTGGTTTATATGTAATGAAACGTGTTATTGACCAAATTGCAGTACTAATCGATGGTCTACAGAATGATCCATACGGTCGCCGTCACATTCTATCCGCATGGAATGTTGGTGATTTGGATAAAATGGCACTACCACCATGTCACTCATTCTCTCAGTTCTTTGTAGTTGATGGAAAGCTATCTTGTACTCTATATCAACGCAGTGCGGATTTATTCTTGGGTGTACCATTTAACATTGCAAGTTATTCTCTACTAACTCATATGCTAGCACAAGTTTGTGGTCTAGAGGTTGGTGAGTTTATTTGGATTGGTGGTGATTGCCACATTTATGCAAACCATTTGGACGCAGTTAAAGAACAACTACAGCGTGAACCAAAAGAACTACCTACATTATGGATTGATAAAACCATCACCGACATTGACTGCTTTACTATGGATTCTTTCAAACTTGAAAATTATAATCCAGATGCAACTATCAAAGCACCAATGGCAATTTAAAAAGAAAGGAGCCGAAAGGCTCCTTTTTTTATTATCTATATGTTATAATAGCTCGACCAGCAAATCGAACATCTGGTGAAGATGGAATCGAAAGAACTGCGTTTGTTGGTGAAATTACAACACTGTCAACCTCAACGATATTAAAGTTTGAACCTATTTGTTCTTGTACTTCAACACTTTGAATATTTGTACCAGTAATTGTATAAGTGTAGAATGAACCACTCAATACCCATGAAGAAGTAGTAAAGGCTTGCTCAACGCCACCACCTGAAACGGTGGTCCATTGACCATTTGCTTTTTGCATAACGGTATTACGTTGAGAACTGTATGCAATCATACCATCCTCACCAACTGCGTTGTCAATAGGATTTAGTACTGGAAGTTTAACACCATAACGGTTTACTTTAGTACGAACAGTTGAACCATCGTTGATTGTTACATCAGAAAATGCAGACATATTCAATCTTAAGTTAGTAGCTTCTTGTACAATGGCAGTAGGGTTAGTACCTTCAAATGTAAAGACACCACTAGGCATCATATTAATATTCTTGAATCTATTCGATGTTCCATTGAACACGGTATTAGCTTGGAATGTACTAGTAGCATTTACGGTTAGTGTATCACTAGATGCATCACCTAAAATTGTATTTCCTAAAATAGAACCATTACCATTTACTGTAGCATTACCACTCACTAATAAATTAGTATCGATTGTAACTGAACCGTGGAATAATGATGACGCATCTTTAATCTCAACTTGATTCTTTCCATTTACACTAAATGTGATGGTGTTGTTTATTCCAGAAATACCAGAGTTTACTGTGTTACCTGCACCTTGGAATTGGAATGCAGGATTAGTAGCAACGTTTACGTTACCTGCCTGTAAAAGAATCATACCAATACTATTAATACGAACCTTTTCAACACCTGTACTAGAAAAACCTATACTACCAGCGGCTTGACGGAAAATACCAGTACTGGTATCAGTCCATTGACTCGGAATCATACCACTATTCAAATCAGGATCGCTGTTACCGTCATTAAACGCGATAGAAGGGGCTGTGGCAGTACCATACGTTACCCCTAGGCGACCTGCACCAGCAGTCCCATCGTTCGTCATGGAGTCGCCTGTGCGTCGTAGGCCGTATATAGCGAGGTTATCTATGACACCTTGTGCTGTACTGTTGCTAGTAACGAACTGACGTTTAACTGAAGCGATAATGGTATTGTCATATGACACAGAAGATGCCATAATACTGACACGGTTTTGACGTAAACGTTGAACACTAGTATTGGAGAAAATAATCCAATCCGAATCACACAAACCCAATTCAATTGAAGGGTTGTTTACGTTAGTAAAAGCTGCGGTTAGTTCTGCGTTACCATTAGCTAATGCAATTAGGCCAGCGTGACCAGTTGTTGGAATACTACCAACGATGATACGTGCAAATGCATAAGTTACTATTGTATTTGTACCAGTACTTGGATCTTTACCAACATAATATTTTATTTGTGTCCAGTTACCCATCGCATTAGTTGGTGTAAAGATAACAAAAGCACTTGATGTTGGGTTAGCTGCCAAGTGTTTGGTTGCTTGGTCCATAATACCACGAGAGATGTAATAATTACCACTCATTGTAGTTGATGGTGCTGGTAGTGCTGCATATGTAAATGGAGGATCGATATCATCTTGATATGCATCATAAGTACCTGCATAAACCATCCCACTTGTTACGTTATCTGGTAGTTGTGAAGTAAGTAATCGTCCATTTGAATCCAGTTGTGCAAAACGTCTATAAGCTACAGTACCATCATCGAAATCTATAACACCTTCGAACGCTTTCCATGCTAAGTTATATCGAAACATACCTTTACGGATAGGATCTTGTGTTACTTTTGTTGGAGCTTTTGGCATTTCTAAAAATGCATTACTACTAATAATAACGCCATTAGCACCTTTAATTGTTTGTATACTTGTCATTAAAAATTCCTCAGAATATGCTCATATATCATTATTTACCCTATAATAGCTCATTTGTTGTAGGTAATAAAAAAGACCGCTTAAGCGGTCTTTTTTGTTTTAGAGAGGTTGGTCGCCCCATACTGCTGCTGCACGAATTGCTTCGTAGTCAGCCGCTGCATCAATTGCACTCATAAGTTGGGCTTCGGTATCAAACAAGCCATCGCGGTATAATGCAATTTCAAGGTAGAGAGCTTTAAGATCTGCTACAGTTAATTCTACATCTTCACCACTTGGTAAACGCATTGAAACACTTTGAATAGTAGAATCAAGTAAAGATTCTAGTACTAGACCTTGTAGTTCCAAACGACCTTCTGAAGAAATGTCATAAACTTTGTCATCTTTAGTGTATTGACTTGTTGATAATTGTGAACGGTAAGAACGAACACGATTTTTCATTTCATCACGAATTATAGCTAGATCCATTAGTTTATAGAAATATGAATTGGTTACACGAGCGTCAACATCATCAAACTCAACTTCTTTACGATCAAATTCTTTGAATTCACCAGTATCGATGTATAAATCTTCCTGTTCCCAGAAGCCATGTTCTAGACGCCCTGCGGCGTCTAGGTAGGTTACGTTACCAATTGTAGTGCCAGTAATATGGCTACGTTGGTTGATAACGCTTGTTAGGGTTTTAAGAATTTCATATTCACCTGATTCGTTTTTAGTTACTGCTACATAAATCATTGATTTATTCTCCTTAGTTTACTATTATAGGTTACGTTGTGCAATGAACACATCTAGACGGTCACCAACACCGCTGTAAACAACTTGACAGATGGATACAGAGTTTTCAGTACCGTTAATTTCACTATCACCAACAACACCGAATGGTGCGTTCCAGTTAATAGTACGACCACCAGTAGCATCTTGTGTAACATAGATGAACCAAGAACCAGCTTCACCAACAGTGTATGGGAATGATGGGATAGTCAAGGATGCAGCAGTTAGAGTAATGTTATAAACGTTACTAGAACCATCTGGAGTCCAAGTTGCACCAACACTTTCCATTGCTTTAGCTTTAACAGCATAACGATTGGTAGTTACAGATTCAGTTACTAGGTCAGCAATATCAGTAGTCAATGTACCAGTAACAGTTAAGTTATTAGCAGTGATTGTGCCAGTACTTTCTAGGTCAGCAGCAGTTACTTTACCAGTAAAGGCAGAAGTTCCGGTTACAGCTAGAGTTCCACTTGCAGATACGTTAGTTGCGTTAACAGCAGCTAGAGTACTTAGACCAGTTACAGTTAGAGTATCAGAAGCTAGACCACCAGTTACAGCAGCACCACCAGCACTAACAGTCAACTTACCACCAATAGTTGCGATACCAGTAGTAGTTAGTGTATCAGATGTAGTTCCACCAGTTACAGCAGCACCACCAGCACTAACGGTTAGTTTACCACCGATAGTAGCGATACCAGTACTTTCTAGAGTTGCCCCTTTAACGAAAGTAGTCGCTGTTACAGACTTAACTGTAATATCAGAAGTAGACTGATCTAGTGTACCAATGATTAGACCCTGAACAGTAAAGTTTCCAGTACAAACAACGTTTCCGTTAACTTGTAGGTTGTTGTTAGGGGAACCATCTTCACCGATAATAGCAGATGCCATTGTTGCCTGACCAGTTACATCTAGTGTAGTACCAACTGTAATATCTTGTGAAGTTGCAATACTACGTGGAGCAATATCACGACCAGTTAAGTTAATCGCAGCGTTAATAGTACCATCAACGTCTAGATCACCACTAATATGAACAGCACCACCAACTTCAGCAATGTACTTACTTTCATCCCATACTAGTGAACCTACATGTAGGTTTGTAGTAGCAGTTTTCTTGAATGAAGCAGTTGCACTCGCCGCACCACTTTGAACAATGTTCCCAGCAGTCACGGTTAGGTCACCAGCAGTTACAGTTGCACCACCAGCAGTAACGGTTAGACCATTATCAGAGGTTACGGTATCGAACTTACCAGCACCAGAGCCAGTTACGGAAGTTGCTGTTACAGCAGCTAAAGTACTTGCACCAGTTACAGTTAGAGTTCCACCAACAGTTGCATCAGTAGTTACAGCTAGAGTAGTACCAACAGTAGCACCAGCAGCTAGTTCTAGACTATTTGCAGAAATGTCTGCACCAGATAAATCTAGACCACCTTGTGGTAATAGAGTGCCTTCAACAGTTAGGTCACCTTTCATTACTGAAGCATTTGTTACTTCTAGTGAGTTAAGAGTTGCTTTACCTGAACTTGCTAGGGTTGTTACACCAGTAGCACCAGCGGTTAGACCAGCTAGAGTTGTCGCACCTGTTACACCTAAAGTAGATGTTACTGTAGCAGAGTTTAGTGTAGCCGCACCAGTTGTAACACCAGCTAGGGTTGTCGCACCTGTTACGTTTAGTGTACCAGAAACTTTTGGTGAACCAGTAATGTTACCTGTGGTTAGAACTAGGTCAGCACCAACAGTTGTGTTACCAGAACTCGCTAGAGATAGAGCAGCTAGGTTAGTAGAGCTTAGGTCAAATTGACCATCAACAGTTAGGTCACCAACAACGTGAGCATTACCAAGTGAGTTAAGAGACTTAACAGTTACGTCAGTAGTACTTAGGTCGATAACACCAGCAGTTAGTGTTCCAGAAACGCTTAGATCACCAGTTACAGAAGTATTTTTAAGGATTTCAACTTGAGAATTACCAGAAGTAATACCACCATCAAACGCAGCAGAACCAGAAACATCTAGTGTAGTGGTAGCTACATCACTTGCGGTTACGCCAGCAAATGTACTTGCACCAGTAACATCTAGAGTAGTTGCAGTAACACCAGCTAGGGTACTTACACCAGTTACGTTTAGAGTTGTTGATTTCGCAGCACCCAAAGTAGAATCAGAAGATTGTAGTTTAGGGAATGTGTTAGTTTTATCAGCATCAGTACTTACAAAACTTAGAGCAGTAACATCAGCACCACTTAGGTCAACTGTACCAGCAACAGATAGGTTACCACCGATTGTTGCACCTTCAGTAGTCGTAATAGACTTAGAAGTAATATCAACATCGGATAGGTCTAAACCACCAGCTAGAACAAGTGTTCCTTGAACTGTTAGGTCACCAGCAGCAGTTGCATCGTTAGCTAGTGTAATACCAGCAGCATTTGCGATTGTTGCAGTTTCAACAGAAACAGCAGTTACTTTACCACTAGAAGTTACAGCACCAACAACAGATTTTCCAGTTACGGTTAGGTCTGTGATATCTGCATTAGTTGCAGTTAGAGATGTACTGTTTAGTACTGGTAGAGTACTTGGATTTGTCGCATCAGTAGAAGTTACAACTCCCGGAGTTGTTAGTGATTTAACACTTACATCAGCAGCAGTTAGATCTACTGTTCCAGTTACTACTAGGTTTCCACCTACGTTTGCATCACCAGTTGTAGTGATTGACTTAGCAGCTACATCAGTAGTACTTAAATCGATTGCAGCAGGAGTAAATGTACCTTGAACTTCTACGTCACCAGTGAAGGTTGTTTTAGTACCAGCAACAGTTGGGACAGTTAGAGTAGATGCAGTTACGCCAGCTAGTGTTGTTGCACCAGTTACATCTAAAGTAGTTGTAGTTAGTGCAGAAGCAGTAACGCCAGCTAAAGTAGTTGCACCAGTTACGGTTGCAGATGCTAGAGTTGTAGCACCAGTTTCAACTTCACCAAGAGTTGATTTGCCAGTTACATCTAGAGTTGTTGTTACAGCTACAGAGTTAGGAGCGATATCTAGCCCATCAACGTCAGCTTCAGCAGTTACGCCAGTAGTAGTACCAGTTACAACTAGATCTTTAACGGTTACTGTTTGACCAGTTACGTTAATGTCACCAGAGAAATCAGCCGCTGGAGCGGTTAGTTTACCAGTTAGTACAGAAGTACCACCAACTGTTAGATTTGTACCAACCGAAGTTGTAGTAACAGACGATAGTGTATCACCAGTAACAGCAGCAGTAGCAACTACAGAGTTAGGTGTTAGATCTTGACCGGAAACATCAACTGTTAGACCAGTTACAGTACCTGTAAAGTCAACATCACCTAGGATGGATTTACCAGTTACTTCTAGTTGTGGAGATGCAGTACCGATAGTACTGTTACCAGCAATTTTTAGGTAATCAATTGTAGCTTTACCTAGAGCATGTAGACCAGAAGTACCACCAACAACACCGATGGTTGCAGCATCAGAAACAACGTTCTTAGCAGCTACATCTGTTGTACTTACTTTATATGGTTCGATACTTGATTTAATGTCATTAGGACGTGCTGAATCAGAATAATCAAATTGAATAATACCGTGGTTTCCAGCAGTACCATCAGCAACAGTAAAGGTTGCGAATTTAGAAATACTAGATGAAGAACCAGTAATGTTACCACCAACAGTTACACCTTGTAGGTTAGAAGCACCAGTTACAGTTAGTGAATCAACAGTTAGATCAGAGAAAGTTAGACCTGTTACGGAGCCAGTGATTTCTAGATCACCAACTGTAGTTTTACCAGTGAATACTGATTTACCCTGTACTGCTAGTTGAGTTTGGTCGCCAATAGTACTGTTACCAGTAATGTTTAGGTAATCAATAGTTGCACGACCGATTGCGTGTAGACCAGAAGTACCACCAACAACACCAATATCTGCGGAGTCGGACTTAACACTTTTAGCAACAAAGTTGTTAGAACTGATTTGGTAAGGTTCAATACTTGATTTAATATCAGTAGGACGTAGTGGGTCATTATATGCGAAATCAACGATTGCATCTGAGCCAAGCATACGAACGTGGTTGATAGAAATAGTACTGTTAGTACCAGTTAAGTTACCAGTTAGAGTAGTAGATCCTTTGATATTAACGTTGTTTAGATCACTTAGTTGTGCTACTTTAATACTGTTAAAGTTACCAGCGTCCATTGTGTACGTACCAGATAGAGTACCGTTGATAACAACGTCACCGAAGGTAGAAGTACCAGTTACCGCTAGTGTACCGCCTAGAATAGAGTTACCATTTACTTTTAGAGTATCGGTTTCTAGGTCTTTCATTGTAGCTTTTGTGCCAGCACCCATGTTTAGGTTGCCGTTTAGAGTAGAAACACCAGCTACAGTTAGTGAATCGGCTGAAGTTGCTTTGAACGAAGCAGTTCCAGATTGTTGTGTTACGTTACCTTGTAATACAACAGGAGAAGCGAATGTGCTTGTTGCATTAACAGTTACAGTATCAGTACTTGCATCACCTAGTACAGTATTACCAGAAACATTCACGTTTGTAAGTGAAGAAGTTCCGGTAGATACGATATTAGCGAGATTTGCATCACCTGTTACTGTGATCTGTGTGAACGTTGCGTTAGCAAAGTCAACTGTACCTTCAACTTTAAGATTTCCTTTAACAACTGCGTTGCCTTTTACAAGAAGATCTTTGTCAATCGTACCGTTGCCAGAAACGCCTAGATCAGTTTTAATAGAGTACATGTAATCCCTCCGTTGGAATTGTTGAACTATTATTGTTACGTGTATTTATTGGATAATATGAGAAAATATCCAGAACCTTGTAGTTCTGGACATTAATATTATTTTCCGCTAATAACGACTTTACCGCTGAATGGGGCATAAGATTTGAATGAGACATTCCCAGAGCTATCGATAGTGCTGTCGGTAGTTACGAGTGTGAAAGGAGGAACGCCAGTTGCACCGTCTACCACGTTTTCATAAATCGCGATATATAGTGGACCCGGTTCTTGCCCATGTGTAGTAGCTGGTACTGAAAGTACAAACATATCTCCACTCTGCACCCATTGGGACTTGTTGATTGTATTACTATACGGTGTAGTCATAGTAGTTGCTCCTATAAGTTTAATTGTTAAGTACTCGGTTGGTCTTTCAGTTGTAACTAAAGTAATATTCCCGATATTATCGAGCAGTACTTCAGTTTGTACGCTGTTACCAGTTGAATCCTGTATTTGCACTAGAACGCCAGCACCACGATTATGAACACTCACAGGTAATACATATGTATAAGTACTGCCGGAGCCATTAAAATCGGTGGGTTGAACAGTATGTGCAGTTACATAATCGGAATCTTGAGGTGGTACTGGTTTAGTAAAAGGTTTCCAAATCCCATTATCTTTAATGAAGATTTGAACGATACTAGTATCGTCTACTTGGACATATAAATCCCCATCAGATCCAAGACCTACATCTGGTTCTGACGTGCCGCGTAGAATAGGGTTACCTGTTCCACCGCCACCGTGAGTATTAAAATATCCTAGTGTTACTAAGTGCGAAGGCTCAATAGGGTCTGCCGCACTAATCGGAATTAATCTGTTTCCTTGGTAGTTTTGTACTTTAATAGTACTTTGGGTATCATCATATGTGAATCGTCCACCATTCTTACCAAGAATAAACGATTTTTTCATAGTTCCGTCTAGGTTTGAAAAAATTGCCATTTATATCTCCTTAGATATGGTCTGAAATCGGTTCAATTGGGGATTGGAATGCAATCGTTACGATGACATGAATCTTACCAGTTGTGCTGTTATTTACGGATTCGTTGAAAATACAAGAAATGATTTTCATCTTTATCACTAGGTTCGTGATTTACTTCATCAACGATATAACGTTGTTGAGTTTGAATATCAAAATAATCATATGGAGCGATAACTGTACCGTCCAATTCAGATTGTGCAGTACCACCAAAGCGAACGAGCATTTCTGACACATCACCTTCATATGGTTGAAGAACATCTAATTGAATATTTGTAACAACATAACCAGCAGGACAAGTCCCAATTACTAGTAATGCGTTTGTATAGCTTGTATCAATGTCATTAACGATAACTTTAATGTCTTTACCATTTTGACCCGGATCACCTTTGATACTTTCACCCTGAATACCTTGTGGACCACGGAATTCAATACCGGGACTCCATTGTTTCTGGTGAGTTACTGAATCTTCTTCTACATAGTACAAAAAGCCTGTTTGGGTATTATAGAATGTATAATCTAATGGTAGATCTGTGATTGATGGGAAGTCTGTACCTTGTGAGTCGATGATAAAACGACCACGTAAACCTTGAGGCCCACGGAATGGGAATGGTCCACGCCAAGAAGTTGTATCCAAATCATAAATGTAGATATTACCATCTTCTGTGTTGTAGAAAGTATATTCATCTACTAGAATCTGAGGATCGGTTGGTAAAGTTGTTCCTGAACCGTCAATGGTGAAAGGACGACCAGAGTCACCTTTTGGACCACGACCAAATTCAGATTGGTTCCATGTTGCAGGAGTTACGCCCGGTGCTGATGTTTTAAAGTATAAAATAGCTTTGCCGTTCGCAAGACTTAAGTACGTCCAGCCGATCGGTTGATCTATTTCAAAGTTTTCATCAGGAACTTCAAAACCAATTAGGTTTGGATAGAAGTTTGTACCATTTGCACCATCATGTCCAACAACTTGTCCTAAGTCTTCGATAGTGTTATCTGCATAAGTTACAATTAAGTGACCAGCACTGTTAATGTGGAACTTTGCACCAGCACTATTACAAGAACTACTTGACCCATTATTGAATGAAATTGTCATATGTATTTCCTTATGAGTTATGTCATATTACAGATATTTATCAGGTAAAATAACATTTGACTTCCAATAAATAACTAAAAGTTCATTTAAGAGGACTACAGACAAATGGCTCTAAGATCAAAGAATTTTCTTTACAGAAGAAAGGATAAAACAGGCGTATGGATCGATTATCAAGATTCCGATAGCTGGTATCCATCCAATGATAACTATTATTGGAATGAAGTTACCCAAAACTTACCAGCAGGTGGTTATTGGGGAAGTACTACAGGATTGCATACAATCGCTTTCACTTTGCGTGAATTCGTCGGACGTATATACGTTGAAGCAACTCTAGCGAGCGATCCACAAGAAGAAGATTGGTTCCCAATCAAATTCACAGAAAGTTGTAAATATTATATGGAATTTACCGATACTCGAATTTATAATTCAAACACTGGTGCACTTATGACTAAGCACGGCGTTACTGGTACATTCGCAGAATCATTAACAGGAAACTTCACTTACCTTCGTGTTGGTATTGACCGTAACTACATCAGTCACGATCCTTCCGACTTCCAAAAACGTATGGCAGGAAAAATTGAAGAAATCCAAATAAACTATTAAGGAAAAGAAATGGAATCCAAAATTGAACAACCGAAATTGTTCGTTAAAGGACACGTACTAATTACGGACGTAACTGATCCAGAAAATACTAAAGTACTTCTAGATAAAGCAAACGCAATTCACCCTGAAAATATGAGCCGTGCAATCGCTGATGCATTAGCAAATAACGTCGATAGCTTAGGTATCAATATTGGTGCTATTTCAGAAATGCGTTTCGGTAACGGTGGTACAGTCGTATTAAGTACTGGTCGTGTAACTTACAAAACTCCACGTGTAACTTCGTTTGGTGGACTATATTCAGAAACATATGCTAAAAAAATTAACCCACGTGTAAACGCAGGTATCGATTCACAATACAATAACATCACTACTATGCACATTCCCGGACAAGTCTATACCGATATTATCTGTGTTTGTACTCTAGGATTGGGTGAACCATCCGACCAAAATACAAGCTCCAGTACTAATATGGATGGCAAGTATGTATTTGATGAATTAGGTTTATATACTGATGGTAACAATGGTTTACCACTAACTCATATCATTTTCCATCCTGTAGAAAAAAGTGCAAACCGTGTTTTACAAGTGAAATACACAGTCCGTGTTCAACTACAGTAAGGATAATAAATGATTAACTATTCAATTTATAGAAGTAATGGGAAGATCTTCGCGACGATCCCAAATAACTCAGTACTTGGTCCTAACCAACCAAACCAAAACCCAACACCAATTAACTTGGTTGGGAGAAATAAAGTAGGCTACGGTCAGGCATGGAACGAAAACGCCCTTTGGCAAGCAGAAAACTTTGCAGGTCAATTAGCACCAAAAGGTTCCGTTACTGGACAAATCTGGTACAGATATACTTCTGGTATTGGTGAACTACTTATTTCATTAGTTGATAATGCTCGCCAACCTGATGCAAGTAATCCTGCAACCGAGCTTGATTGGGCTGCTATCCCAATGATCACAGTGTTTAACACAGTTCCAGATGGTTCTAACTCAATCATGGGTAGAATGGTTCTAACTAATAATGGTGATTCCCTTCGTGTACTAATGAAGGACAAAGAATGGCGTGAAATTCAAACTTCTCGTCCACAAAATAAACAGTTCGAATCTTTACTTGATATTCAATATGATTCTGGTACTAAGTATGTGTCATTTACACAATCACAAAATACTAAACCAATTTCGTATTTCAACGTAGGTGCAGCAAGTGATGTTAATGAGTTCGGTTATACCGTATTCCAGAATGGTGATGGTGTATTCCAATTCGGGTCAAATTATTTTTATGAACTAAAAATTATTGCTCGCGAAGTTAACCTAATCGAAGGTGAAGTAGTGTCTATTCCACAGAACTACAAGACATGGCTAATTAAAGGATCGTGGTATGTAAATAACCAAGGAAACTTTGTTCCGGGTACAACAACCGCTTCGCAAATTCCAGATCCACGTCAGGTTGCTAACCTAACTCAGATTATTGATACAATCGATAGTACTCAATCAACTTGGAACGTTAACGTTAATATTAACGGTGTTGATGTTTCATTGCCGGGTGCAAATGGTACAACACAAGCTGATTGTGAAAACTATGTATTAGCATCATTAAACAGTCCTAAGCATTTAGGTATTCGTATTGATGGCAACATTACTGGTTTAAGTGCTGGACAGACTAAATTAACTCAATGGTCAGTATTCATCAAACTCACAGGTGTTCCACCTGTAGGTGTATAAAAAAAACAAAAAGGTAGCCACAGGGCTACCTTTTTTTATATCGGCAAACTATTCAAGAATGGTTTGCCATTTTTTTATGGAATCCCATAAAGAATTAAAGTCATGAACAATTGTAGGATTGTAGAGTGTACTCTTCGCCCCAGGATGTAGTGGTTTAGGCCAGTTGCCAATTTTAACCCAAGCATAGCCAGCACTTTCATCATTTAGATCAGGAATAAATTCGTCAGGCAATACAATGATGAATGAATAGTACTTGAATTTTCCATTCTTAGTACAGAAAACATCAAAAGGAATGATATCTTCAATATCAGGAACAGATGTTCCTAGTTCTTCTTCAATCTCACGGTGTAATGCTTGTATAGGGCTTTCATGATGTTCTATCTTCCCACCAACGAAGCCCCAATTGTTTGAGTACGTCACCGAGTCCGAACGTAGATTAAGCATCATCCGTCCAGTACTCTTGGCGAGAAATATCGCACCCACAGCTTCGTTTGTCATAAGTTCTCCTTACTCTTTAAAACCAATTCTCCAGTAACCAGCACGGTACTTATTCATAATGACCTGATGCCACCCGAACTCTCGATTATAACGATAGTAGCTTTGGTCATCGGTGTTATAAATGTACCCTTCGATTGTGGAAGGTTCTATTAGTTGTGCACCATCATTTGTAATGACAGCAGCATAGTTTGGAGGTATAATACTTTTCTTGTAATTAATATTCCTTTCAGATACGTTAACGTAAACCTGTTCTGGAATAGCTTTACTCAATTGATTATCCTCGATAAT